GGCCACCGCGGACTCCCTGGCGGTGGGGGACCTGACCTGGGAAGCTGGTGCCATCACGTGGTGTGCCGTGGCCATGCCGGTGAGCCACCGCCCCACGGCCCCTCCCCAGCGCGTGAGCCACGCCCCGGACCCGCCCGCCCAGCGCGTTCACTTCCTGAGTCATGCTAACCTCACCGGGCCGTTCAACAGCGGAGCAGGGTGATGGACATTCTGGCGGAGCAAGGTGACGGCACGGTCACGCTTTCCCTGGTGGTGGGGGACAGCGCGGACCTGACGCTGACGGTGGACGACGGGGCCACGCCGGCCGTGATCATGGACCTGTCCCAGGCCATGGACGGCACGCCCAACTGCCCGGCCATCATCCGCATGGCCATCAAGGACGCGCCGGCGGAGGAAGCCAACACCGCGGCGCTCACCTACCGCACCAGCTTTGACCCGGCGCAGATTGAGGTGCTTGCCCAGGCCAGCACCACGCTGGGCCAGATGGTCATCCATCTGGACAAGCCGGACACGGAGGCCGCGGACCCGTCCACCAGCTACAAGTGGGACGTGGAGGTGAGCCGCCAGGGCACCATCCGCACCAGCGTGGGCACCGCGGCCATTCCGGAAGGCGGCGGCGTGGTGGTGGGTTCCGGAACCGCGTGGACCAAGGCCCGGACGGGGGACATCCTGCAACTCACCAGCGGCGCCAACGCCGGCAAGGTGGCCCTGGTGGCGTTGGTCACGGATGACACGCACCTCACGGTGGAGAACCCCAAGCTGACCGCGGACCCGTCCGCCACGTTCGTGCTCCGCCGCGGCGTCCACCGCACCGTGGTGCGCGGTGCGTGCTCCCTGGTGCAAGGCGTGGTGACCGCATGAGCCAACCGTTCTCAACGTCCAGCCCGGTGACGCTCCCGTCCATTGAAACATGGTACGTGGGCCGCTGCTTCTTCTACCTGAAGGACCCGGCCGCGGCCCTGGCGTCGGGCTATGACCGCATCCGCATCTACAAGCGCCTGAAGCCGGCGGACCCGTGGGTGGAACTCACCAAGCCGGACACGCAGTTGCACATCGCTGCGGACAAGGTGAACTACACGTTCCTTGAGCAGAAGGCCGCGCGCGGTTCCGAGTACCGGCCGTCCCTCTCTTCCTCCCTGGGCGTGCTTCCGGATGTCCCCCAGGACGGCCTGATTCAGGACGCGGTGGACACGTCCTTTGAGACGCTTTGGACTTCCCAGGAAGTGCGGGACACGTTTGCCTGGGGCTTGTTGGGCCTGGGCACGGACGACTCCGGCAACCCGTTTCCGGAACGCTTCTACGCGCACTACCTGAAGTACGGCGTGACCAAGTTTGAAACAAAGACGCGCATCCGCGTCCTGCCCACGCCCATTGTGGGGGAGCGCCACGACTACTGTCCCACGGAATGGACGGACAGGTATTGGACGTTCATGCTGGACGAGTTCCCGTGCGTCAGCGTGGACAAGGTGACGTTCCAACTGCCCGGGTCCCAGCCGTTCGTCTTTCCGGAGTCCTGGGTGCAGGCGGACCTTGCCTTGGGCATTGTGGCCATTGTTCCGGACGGCTCCGCCCCCTGGGTGATTCCCACCACGTTCCGGACGCCCGTTGGGTTCCCCAAGGTGACGCCGGGCGCCATCAAGATTGACTACGTGGCCGGCTTCCCCCTGGGCAGGGTTCCGGAGAACATCAGGGACATCATTGGCAAGGAGGCCATCTCCGGCTTCCTGAACCTCGCCGGCGACCTTGTTGGTGGTGCCGCCATCGCGTCCCAGTCAATGTCCATGGACGGCCTGTCCCAGTCCGTGAACACCACGTCCAGCCCAACAATGGGCGGCTTTGGTGCGAGGCTCATCCAATACAACAATGAACTCAAGCGGGACTATCCGCTGGTGCAGGCCCTCTACAAGGGACCGCGCCTCTACGTCGGGTGACTCATGGTGGACAAGCGCCCGTTCGCATTGGATGCCGGGACCATCTTCCCGCCGACGGACAACCCCAAGGAAGCCGGCGCGCGCGTTGACTTCCGGACGGACATCTCTTTCCGGAACTTGGTGGAGTGGCATGGCGTCCGCTGGGCCTGGACGCGCATGACCATCTGCCCCTGCAAGGGCTTCAATGACCAGACGGGCCAGACGGACCCGCACTGTGCCATGTGCAACGGCCTGGGCTGGGCTCCCATCAAGACGCCCGGCTACTACATGCAGGCGGAGAAGGTGGGCGTGCTGAATGAGGAGCAACAGGAACTCATCCGGCGCAACAACTCCATGCTCATCCGCGGCGTGGCCACGTCCATGACCTCCCAGCCCAATATGTTCGGCGTCCTGGGGCCGTGGGCGCTGGGCAACGTCATGATCACCGTGCGGGCGGAGAACAAGCTGGGCTACTATGACCGCCTTTGCTACTTGGATGACGTCATGCCGTTCTCCGAAGTCATCACCCTGGGGGACAGCGCCACGGTGAAGACACGCTATCCGGTGGCGGCATTGAACGCGGTCATCAGCAGCACGACGGTCTACACGGAAAAGGACGTGTGGCTGGACAAGGGCGCGCTGTCCTGGGTGGACGGGCACCAGCCCGTTTCCGGAACCCGCATCTCCGTGAGTTATATGTGCCATCCGGTGTTCGTGGTGATCGACTACGCGCACCTGATTCGGACCATGCCCGTGCGCGCCAAGCTGCCCCGCGCCCAGCAGTTGACGCCCATGGGTGAGACGCTGAACCTGCCGCTGCAAGTGATTGCCCGCTTGGAGCACCTGCCCCTGGAAACGAGGGCGCCGTGATCAAAACCGTGGTCCTTGACGCCTTCCTGCCGGGTGAGTTCATGGACCGCGTGCAGCCGGAAGTCCTGGCCCAGGTGGCGTTCGATGTCATGGACGCGGCCCGGGACTTTTGGATCAAGCGTGCCGGGGAGCGTCTGCACATGACGTCCCGGGACTACATCAACGGAATCCAGCCGGTGGAGATGGCGCCGGGCATGGCATCAGTGGCCCTGCTGGGGACGCTCCCCAACATGGTGGAGAACGGCGCTGGCCCCTTTGACATGCATGACACGCTGCTGGGTCCCAACGTGCCGGTGGCCGGCCCAGGCCAGAAGGGGAAGCACAAGAACGCCAAGGGCGGATATTACCGGGCCATCCCCATGCGGCATCAGGGTCCGGACACCGCGGGGAAGGGCGGTGGCGCCCCCATGGGCAGCCAGTATTTCAAGAGCCTGCCGGCGTCCCTGGCAAAGACGCTCCAAGCGGACCTGGGCCGCGCGGTCTACAAGAAGGCGTCCCGCCTCAAGGCCAGCACCACCATGCCCGCGGGGACCTACGGCCCGGTGAAGCCCAACACGCCTGGGCGCCTGCCCGCGGGGACCGGCGGGGCCGGCCTGCTGAAGGCCCACCCCACCATGGTTGGCGGACGCATGACCGCGCCACACAGCACGGACATCTACGCCGGCATGATCAAGCAGTCCAAGACCTACGCCGCGGCCACGCAGAGCCAGTACACCACGTTCCGGATCATCAGTGACTCCGTTCCGGACAAATGGATTCACCCGGGCATGGATGCGGTCCACCTCGCGGATGAAGTACAACGCTACATTGAGACGGTGGCCCCCAAGGCCATCCTGGCCGCGTTTGAGGCATCCCTGTGATTGAGCGTGTCCTCTTTGACGTCATCACCGCCGGCATTGCCGCCCTGAAGGCCAACCCGGGCGCCATCGCGGCGTTCTTCGCGCGGGACAGCATCATCTCCGTGGAAGAGGCCGCGGCCCTGGAAGACCTGTTCCTGAACAAGGAGACGCCAACCGTCATCCACGGCTACGCGCGCGAGAACGCCAAGTTCCCGGTCTACGCCATCACCCTGGGGAGTGAGAGCGAGTCCCAGTCCTTCCTGGGCGACGAGGGCGGGTTCATTGACGACCCGGAGGACGAGGACCACGGCGCGGACGAGTTCGCGGCCATCTTCGCCTACCAGTTCAACCTCATGGTCTACGCGCAGCATCCGGACGTGGTGTTGGCCTACTACCAGTTGCTGAAAGAGATCATCGTCAACGGGTTCCCCACGTTCAAGGCCAACGGGCTCTTTGACCTGCGGTTCAGCGGCGCGGACATGGCGCCGGACCCTTCCTGGGTGCCCGCGGGCCTCTTTGTCCGCCGCGCCACACTTTCCTGCTCCCGGGAGTACACACAGCCGTGGCCGTCCAGTAAGCTGGGGCGCGCATGGCAGGTGTCAGGCATCCACATTGACGCCCAGGGCGACGTTGGCAAGGACGTCGGGGGCGTGAACACAGAAGTGTACCCAAAGGAGAAGTGACCCATGGCAAGGCCGCAGAAGGAAGACAGCACCACCCCCGTGGACGCGCCGGCCGCGCCGGCCGCTCCGGAAGCGCACGCACCCCTGGCCATGGAGCCGGGCACCTTTCAGTCCGTCCCCCTGGGCGTGTGGCTCCGCCAGAAGTTCGGCGCCAAGTTCGACCACGGCGCCGGCTTTGCCCACTGGGCCAAGAAGAACGGGCACGTGCGGAACTCTGTTCCGGAATGGGAAGCCCTGCTGGCTGCATTCAACAACCGCCCCCTGGGCTGAACCACACCCTTTTTCCGGAACGCAGAAAGGCAGGACAACAACATGGCCACTTCGATCTTCTTCAATGGGCGCGTCATCAGCATCCCCGGCAGCTACAGCGAGGTGGACGCGTCGGGCCTTGAGTCCGTGGGCCTGGGCGCTTCCGGAATCGTCGCGGTGCTGGGCACGGCGGAGGGCGGCCGGCCTGTCTCTGCCATCTCGGAAACCAAGGACATCCCGCGGTTCACCAACCCGGACAAGATGCGCCGGGCGTTCCGGAAGGGCCAACTCCGTGAAGTGACGGACATGGTGTTCAGCCCGGCCAAAGATCCGGACATCCTGGCGGGCGCGCAGCAGGTGGTGACCATGAAGGTCAACCCGGCCACGCAGAGCGCCACCACGCTGCTGTCCGGAGTGACCCCGGTCCTGACCCTCACGTCAAAGGACTACGGCGCCTTCACCTCGCAGATCAGCGTGGAAGTCCAGCCCGGCAGCAGCCAGGGCAAGATGCTCACCATCAAGATGGAGGGCGTCACGGAGACGGTGGACAACCTGGGCGGGAGCCCGTTGGCCACGTTGCAGTATGACGGCGGGTCCTACGGCTACAACACCGCGGTGATGGCGCTGAACGATGCGGGGGACATCAGCGTCACCTGCACGCGCGCGGGCGCGGGCCTCAACGGCGCTGGCCAGCCGGCCGGCGAGATCACCCTGGTGACGGCCAACGCGGTGGAGTTCGCCGGCGTGAACCTCACCGGCGTGGCGGCCACCCTGGCCGTGGCTTCCGGAACGGTCACCGCCACGGGCGTCACGGGGATGATTGCAGACTCCCTCCCGTCCAGCCCGTCACCCATGCGTGGCCGCTTCATCACCATCAGCGGCGCCACCAACCCGGGCAACAACGGCACATTCGCCATTGCCGCCGTCCCGGGCATCACCAGCGTGCAGTGGGTCAACCTGAACGCGGTGGCTGAGAGCACCGGCTTCACGTGGACGGTGAGTGACGCCGGCCTGAAGGTCACCCTGTACGGCAAGTCCGCGGGCCTGCCCGTGCGTGAGACGCTGACCCACGCGGGCGCCACCACGGTCACCAGCAGCACCGTTTGGGATGCCACGGGCCTGTTGGGCATTGTGATGTCCGCGGCCCCGGTGGCCGGCGCCATCACCTTCAAAAACGCCCCTGGCGGTGCCACGGTGGCGGCCCTGGCCATTGGGCAGGTGTCCCGCGGCGCCATCGTCTGCGAAAACGCCTACGTGAACTCCGCGTCCGTGTCCCTCAAGCTGTCCGGGGCCGGCACGCAGCAGGTGGCCCTGTTCGGCAAGGACGCGGCCGGCAACAACGTGCAGGAATTGATTGCCATGACGGGCGCGGTGGCCATCGCCAGCGTGGCCAGCACCTACGCGGAACTGCAAGCCATCTGCGTCAACCTGCTCCCCACGTCCCTCACGCTCACCTTGACCGCCCTGGCGGCCAAGTCCCTGGGCGCGGTGCAGACCACGGTCACCAAGGTCAAGGGCTACTTCGACGGGAAGACCAAGCTGACCAGCAGCAACACGGTGAAGGGTTTCCTGTTCAACACCCTCACGGGCCAGTCCAACTTTGCCGCCACGGACTTTGACATCATCAGCGGTTCCGGAGTGAGCATTGCGTCCCCGGCCACGGGCAACCTGACGGCGGACCTCTACGCCATTGCGGCCTGGGTGAACCAGAACAGCCAGTTGGTGTCCGCCCTGGTGCCGGCCAACGCGCCCGCGGTTCCGGACAACACCGCGGCGCCGGTGTTCCTGGCCGGCGGTGTGGAGGGCGTGGCGCTCTTCCAGCACTACCAAGCGGCCCTCACCCTGCTGAAGAAGATCCGGGTGAACAGCGTGGTGGACTTGTCCGGCGACCCGGCGGTGGCCGCCGCGGTGGATGCGCACTGCGCCTATATGGGCGGCGTGGGCCGGTCTGAACGGGACGGCTTTGTGGGCCTGCTCAACAACGCCAAGACCGACGTCACCACCAAGGATGACGCCAAGGCCCAGATTGTGGACATCAACAGCCGGCACATCCGCGCGTTTGCCCAGGCCATTGAGCGTTACGACTCCAACGGGGACCGCACGGAGTTCCTGCCCCCGTTCCTGGGAGCCATTGCAGCCGGCGCCCAGGCAGGCAGCCCGGTGGGGACGTCCCTCACGTTCAAGTACATGAACGTGCTGTCCTTCCGGCAGCACTCGTCATGGAACCCCACGGAGGACGCGGAAGAGATGATCACCGCGGGCCTGTGCTTCCTTGAGAACAAGGAGGGCGTGGGCCGGCGCATTGTCCGGAACGTCACCACGCATCTGTCCTCCAACAACATCGCCTACATTGAAGGGTCCGTGAACACCGCGGTGAACTTCGCCGTGTTCAATTTCAGGACCAACATGGAGTTCGCGGTGGGCAAGCGCGGCTTCTCCGGAACGCTGGCCGCGGCACGCGGTGTGGCGGTGGGGACGCTGGGTCTGCTGGTGGACAACGTGGTGATCACCGCCTACCGCAGCCTGTTCATGGAACTGAACGTGGATGTGCTGGAAGTCTCTTTGGAGATTGCGCCCATCATCCCCATCAATTTCGTGAAGACGACGGTGCATCTGGTGACCGTGGCGCAGGCGGCCTGAGCGTTTTGGCAGTGAACTGAGAGGCGCGGGCCTCACAAAGAGGAGTGTGTCATGGCGGAAAAGGGACGAGTCTTTACTGGGGCACGCGCGCGCCTGCTCATCAACGGTGTCAAAGTGGGCTACGCCAGGAACTGCTCCGGCCGGGAGGAGATCCAGTATGAGCCCATCAAGGTGCTGGACAACATTCAGGTGCAGGAACACGTTCCTGTCTCCTACGTGGTGTCCTTCTCCGCCGGCTTTGTCCGCCTTGTGGGTGAGACGGTGAAGAGCCTGGGCTACTTCCCCACGCTGGGCTCCAACCCGGCGGACCACCTGAAAAACATCCTGACGTCCGGCGCCCTCACCATCACCATTGAGGACAACCAGACAGGCAGCATCTTCATGACGTTGGAGCAGGCCAAGGCGTCCTCCAACAATTGGAGCATCGACGCCCAGGGCGTGGTTGGCTATGACATGGAGTTCGTGGCGATTCGGATGCGCGACGAATCGGAGGTCTAACATTGCATTCACGCCAGCGCCGTGGCAGAACCTGTTCCGGAGGTTCACCATGGCGAATGTCGGTAAGGCCCCGGATGCGCGGACGGCCCCGTTGTGCGCATGTGGGTGCACGGAGCAGGTGCGCTGGCAGCGTGGGATAGGCTGGGGCAGGTTCAGGAAAGGCCACCGCGCTAGATTGCAGCGCACCAAAGCGTCACAGGCTGGGCCTCCACCGCGTTGCGCTTGCGGGTGTGGTGCCCCCGTGACTTGGCAGCCCGGGGGCGGCTGGAACCGCTACCTGCACGGGCACCACGTCTCCGTCCCTGGCCAGAACCCAAACAAGGGGGTTCACCAACTTGGGGAGAAGAACCCCATGAAGCGGAAGGAGGTCCGCGAAAAGGTGGCGGCGGCCATGCTGGGTGTTTCCAAACCGGGCTCTGGGCGGTCAGGGTCAGCCAATTCCGGATGGAATGGTGGGCGCATCATTCGGGACGGGTATGTCTACCTCCGGCTGGAAGATGGTTACGTTCCGGAGCACCGGATGGTGATGGAGCGGCATCTGGGACGCCCCCTTATGACGTCGGAAGTAGTCCACCACATCAACGGGATTCAGACTGACAACCGCCTCGAAAACCTTCAGGTTCTGAGCCAATCGGAGCATGTGGCGCTCCACAACCGGGAGCGGCACCTTGCTGTTCCGGAACCCCCGGCATAGAAACCGCGTTGCCGGCCTACCTTCCGGAACGCGGAGTCACACGTGGCACCTCCCACCCCCAAGAGCCTCATCCCGTCCCACCTCACCGATGAAACCAGCGCCGCGGACCTGAAGGCCCAGGCGCAGGAAGCGGTGGCTGACGCCCCCAAGCCCGACGAAAAGCGGGCCATGCGGGACGCCAGCTACACGTTCCCGTTTGAGTACGTGGACGGCGCCGGCCGGCGCTACACCGGGACCTTCACGCACGTCATTCCGGACCTGGGCCAGCGGCAGGCCATTGGCGTGCTGCGCGCCAAGTTCTCCGGCGGCGTGCTGTATGAAGCCCTGGACCCGTTCACGCGGGAGATCAACATGATGGTGGCGGACATGACCGTCACCCTGGAAGACAAGGACCGTCCGGAATGGGCGGTGGACCTGCGCAAGCTGAAGGACGCGGACGTGGTGTACCGGCTCTGGGAGGTGGTGGCCGAACATGAGGCCACGTTTCTCGGACAACGCGCACCTGCAACGTGAAGCCCAGCGGGACATCCATTCCGGACTGGGCCGGCTGAAGCGTTGGTGGAGCAACAAGTGGAAGCGTCCGCTGAACCACCCCCTGCTGCTGGGCCAGACGGTGGCCCAGTTGCTGACGGAGTTCTATGCGGACCTGTACGAGGAGAAAGAGGAGATTGAGCGCCGCTTGGAGAACCCGGACGGCGACACCTCCAAGCTGCGGGAGCGCCTGCGCAGCATCACCGCGTTCCTGGGGGAAGAGGCTCCGGATGTGGCGGACGACCTGATTGACCGCTGGGAACGGGAACTCGCTGCCGGAAAGACCCCGGACCTTGGTATGCTCCCCGCCCAGGCCAAAAAGAGGTGACCGGTGACCACCAAGATCAGCAAGGTAGGCGTCCAATTTGAAGCCAAGGGCGCGGAGGCGGTGGACCGCCAACTCACCAAGACCACCGGCCGGCTCAAGACCATTGCGGAGCGCGGCCGGGACTTCGCGGCCATGGACAAGACGGTGGCCCGGCTGTCCAAGCAGTTCGCCACCATGGGCGCCCAGTTGGAGAAGATGAACCGGTCCATGGGCATGGCCGGTGGCGTCCAGCAGATGAAGGAGATGCAGAAGGCCACGGAAGCGGTCACCAAGGCCGTGGAGGCCATGACCCAGGCCAAAGAGAAGGCCCACAAGACGGAGAAGAAGCACAAGGAGGGACGCGAGGCCCTGTCATTCCACCGCGGCATCGCGCAAGGGTTGGAGATCGGGGAATACTTTCCGGAAGAGTCCAAGGCGGGCTTCTACCGGAATCTGGCCGGCCGCGGCGTGGGGCGCATGGCGCGCGGTGGTGTGTCCGCGGCGGCCACGCCCTTCACCGGCCAGGAAGGGTTCTCGGAGGCGCTGCGTTCCATCCCCGGCCTGGGCGGGTGGATGGCCCAGAAGTTTGGGGCCGCCATGCAGGCCGCCCAGATGGCCGTGGGCGTGGAGCAGCAGAAGGGCGGGTTCGCCTACCTCCACGGGATGGGCCACGGTGGCCGGAACGCGGTGGCCGCGGCCCAGGCAGCAGCCGGCGTGCGCATCCCAGGCATGAACCCCGCCGCCATCACCCTGGCGGGGAACCTCGCGGCCCGGGACGCCGGCATGCTGTTGCCCGCGGGCGGCAAGGTGCAGGAACCTGGGCCGGGCCGCGTGCGGGACCGCGCCCTGGCGCGCATGGATGCCCTCAAGCACGGCGGCCTCAAGGAACTGGCCCGGGTGGGCGCGGAGCAGCGCGCGGAGACGGCCGGCCTGGAAACGCCCGCGGAAGCCCGGGAGCGCGGTGAGAAGACGGAGCGCGCGGCCCAGGAAAAGGGCATCCGGAACGCCAAGGCAGCCCGGGAGGCGGCCCGCCGGCGGGCGGAGAACGCGGACTTCAACGCCCCCTTTGGGGACATGATCAGTGCCGGCATCCGGTTTGGCCTGGACCCGCGGCAGGCCATCCAGGCAGGCAGTGAACTGGTGAACACGGCCGGGCTGAACTTGGAGGACGTGTCCAAGGGCCGCCTGACCACCGCAATGGCCGCCCAGCGCAGGTTCGGCGTTGGGATGGGGGAATCGGGCACCATGATGCGCGGGGAGCGCAGCGGGGCGCTGGGGGGGTCCTACGAGTCCAACCTGCAAGGGGCGCTTGAGACGGCCCACAGCATGGGCCTCCGCGGCCAGGACGTGTCCAACTACGTGCGGGACATCGCGTCCAAGGTGCAGTCCTTTGAGCAGACGGGCATCCCGGTGGCCCGCAAGAGCCTGGGGCAACTCCAACTGGGCCTTGCCCAGGTGGTGGGCGGGATGCGCGGGCAGGTGCTGGGCCAGCAGTTGATGGGCACGGTGCAGAACATTGGCATGAACGGTCCCAAGGACGCGGCCCAGATGCTGGCCTTCCGGCAGATGGGTGGGTTCAGCGGCGGGAACATCAACGACTACTGGGCCGCGCAGAAGAAGATGGCCGCGGGCGGAGACACGGAGGGCCTGGGCCGGATGCTGTCCGCGGTGCAAGAGGGCCTGGACGAGCCGGGCGCCAAGTCCCTGGCCGTGAAGAACCTGCTGGGCCGGCTGGGCGTGAACATCAACCCGGGGGAGGCGGACGCGTTCACGGGCGGTGACACCAGCATGTTGGAAACGTGGCGTGGCCAGATGGCCGCCGGCGGGAAGGCGGCCGGGCGCGTGGGCGGGGAACTGGCCGGTGCCCAGGCCACCGGGACGGAGCAGGAAGTGGCCGCGTCAGAGGCCGCCAAGTACGCGTCCGGGGAGAAGGTCATCACCGCCTTCCTTGAGTTTGAGAAGGTGTCCAACCAAGGCATCAAGGACGTGGCCGTGTTCGGCAAGGAACTGGGCCAGATGGCCGGCTGGGCCGCAAAGACGTCGGAAGAGTTCACGGGCATCCTTGAGAAGTGGAAGAAGATCACGGATGACACCCTGCACAAGATGGGGCTGGCCCAATGACGGCCGTCAAGCCCATCCCCGGCTTCCAGGGTTCCCGCACGTCCGGAGCCAAGGTCACCCTCTACAGCCACGCGGATGACCCGGTGCTGGGCGAGGCCCAGAAGTCCCGCATTGAGGTGGTGGGCCACGGGAACATTCCGGAAGAGGCCCCGTCCGTGGTGTCCATCCAGACCTCAAAGAGCCTGGGCGCCGCGTCCGGAACGTGGTCCGCGGAGGTGAAAGCGCCGGCCCATTCCGGACAGGCGGACCTGCTGGAACGGGTGGTGGATGACGACTGGGTTGATCTGTCCCTCACGGTGAACGCGCGCAAGACGCACATCATGCGCGGGCAGGTGGACACCATGCGCCGGCGCACGGCGGTGGGCGGGAACGGCGCCACCACGCGCGTCTATTCGTTCAACGGCCGGGACCACGGCGCCATCTTTGAGAAGAGCAACATCTGGTTCAACCAGTTCACGTCCGTGAACGCCATTGCCGGCCAGTTGGGCATCCGGCTGGGCCAGCGGATTCCGGTGGGACCGCCCAACGCCATTGTGGAGCAACTGCTCTACGGGATGCTGGACGTCCTGCATGACGCCGGCAACGCGAACTGGCGCCTGCCCCGGAGCATGGGCGTGCTGGGCGGCGCGGCCCTGGTGGACGCCATGCCCTTCCTTGACGGGGACTTTGACAATGACCCGCCGCGGGAAGCCAACCTCGTCACCATGGACACGCCCAATGGGCGGCCCCTGTGGTCCTTTGCCCAGGAATGGGCGGACCCCATGTTTTGTGAACTGTTCTGCGACCTGACGCCGGCCGCGGGCGGTCCCATCTACATGGACCCCAACAAGGAGTACGGCGAGGACGACACCATGATGGCGGTGTTCTTCCGGAACAAGCCGTTCCCCACCACCGCCAACCCGGGCGGCCCGCTGCTGTCCAGCCTGTGGGGGAACATCCCCATGGTGGAGATTCCGGAACAGTACATCAGCAACATGGACGTGGGCCGCGGCGGCACGGAACGCTTCACCATGTTCACCGTCTCACCCCAGGTGGTGCAGGCGGTTTCTGACGTTGACTACACCGCGCCGCTGTGGAGCCCGGAGGACGTGGGCCGGCACGGCGTGCGCCAGTTCGCCGTGGAAAGCCGCTACGTCACCAAGCAGGCAAACCTGCTGACCATGACCAAGGCCCAGCGGGAACAGGTGGTGTCCTGGCACGCCATTGCCCCCTACCTGCTGAACGGGAACATCACGCTGGGCGCGCTCTTCCCAGGCATCCGCGTGGGCATGCGCCTGCGCATCGTGAACGAACGCAGCACGTTGCAGGAAAGCTACTACGTGGAGGGCGTGAGCCACCGGTGGAACGCGCGCACGGGCGGCAGCACTTCCCTGGTGGTGACCCGCGGGTGGCGTGGGACGGACGAGGCATACATGAACGCGGTCTACAAGCTGAGTGACCGGTATGAGGTGGCAAAGTGACCAACCGCATCCAGGCCCGCGGCTTCCAGGGCGGCGCCGTGAAGTCTTCCGGAGTCCCCGCCGGCGGCATTGAGGCCCAGCACGGACTGCGCGCGCACGGCATGCTGCTGTCCGGCGTGGTGATTGCCTCCTACGTGCAACTGGACGGCAACCCGGCCCTTCCGGAAGGCCACGTGCAGCGGCCCACCGCGGTCTACTGCGACGTGCTCATCTACAGCACGCGCGCGGCCCTGCGCGGGCAAGTCATCTATGCCGCCATGGTCGCGGACAGCGTGGGCCTGCACGGCGGCCACGTGTGGATTCCTCGCGCGGCCACGCTGAACATCGCGGGGGAAAAGACCGGCCTCCCGGTGGTGGACCCACGGGACCTCGACGGGGACCACGTGCTGGTGCAGTTCCTTGACGACAACCTGAACAGCCCGGTGATCACCAGCCGCATCCCGCACCCCCAGGCCGGGCTTGGCAACGAGGAGTTCCCCCAGGCCGGCCACCGCGTCCTGCTGAAGGTTTCAGACGGCACCGTGGACTTCCGGAAGCATCAGGGGACGTTCCAGGGTGTGGACGCCAACGGGAACTTTCTGGTGGACTCCACGCGCGCGCACGGCGGCAAGTACACGCTGGGCGGCGGGGAAGACGCGGGGAAGAACGCCATCTTTGGGAACCAGACGTTCACGTTGCCCAACGTGGCCAAGTTCACCGTCCTGGGCGTGGAGGACCAAGGCAAGCACGCGCCCAACAATGAGAAGTTCCGGCTGGTGCTTGAGGCCAACAAGCTGACCGTCCAGATGATGGATGACCCGCTCAAGTCCGTGGTGCTGGACACGGACGCCAAAACGCTCACCGTGAAGCTGGGCGCGGAGAACAAGTCCCTGGTGCTGGACGAGAACGCCGGCAGCCTCACCGTCAAGCTGGGGGATGACAACAAGTCCCTGGTGCTGAACGGGACGTCCCTCACCGTGAAGCTGGGGGACGCCACGCATGAACTGGTGCTGGACCACAGCGCCTTGGAAGCCAAAGTGGGCGGGGACGGCCTCAAGCTGGAACAGTTTGGGCCGTCCGCGGTCCTGGCTATTGGCGGCGGTGGGGACTTCGCGGTGTCCTTCAACCAGTTGGACGCGTGGTGGACCGTGGTGGGGCCGCTGATTGCTAGCCACGTCCACCCCACCACCGCCCCTGGCGCCCCCACGCTCACATCTCCGGCCATTGCCACTGTGGGCAGTGCCCCTCCCCAAGCCCTTTGGAAGCTGGCCGGCCTCAAGGTCCGCGCCGGCAACGCATGAGGAACCCATGACCACCAAGCAGGCCGCCCTGGCGGCAGCCATCCACGGCACCATGCCCTTGGAGCCATCTCCGGCCCCGGTCCCCGCCCTGGTGGACCTCCCCCTGCGCCTGTACTGCGATTCCATGGCGGAGGCCCTGCTGGGCACGGCACCTCCGGCCGCCACGCCCCCAGGTGCCCCTGGCGTGCTCACCGCGGCCTACCCATCCCCGGTTGCCCCCACGCCCGGGCCACACGTGGCCGCGGCGTCCAACGGCACCCTGCCGGCCACCACGGACGCCGTGCTGTGCCAGATCCACGTGGACGCTTCCGGAAACGCCCACGTGTTCAACGGGACCGTCTGGAAGAAGCTCAAGTTCGACCCATGACGGCCGGCCCCTTCCCCAGGTAAGCTGGCCGGCACCATGGCGTTCACCATCACTGACGCAACCATCCGGAACGTGAACGACGCAGACGCCACCGCCGCGGCGTCTGACTTCATCCCCATGTCCCGGCTGCTGCGCGCGGTGGCGGAGGAAGCCCGGGAGAGCGCCACCAAGGACGCAAAGTTCTTCAAGAGCCTGCTCTACTACTTTGAGTTGGAGGTGCCCAAGAAGCTGTCCCCCGGCCCCAACAAGTACCTCTACCCCCTGGTGCTGCCTCCGGAGTCCTACGGGATGACGGAGCCCTTTGCGGTGGAGCAGGCGTTCACCCTGGGCGGTGGGCTCTTTGTGGAGGAACAGGGTGTGGTGGCCAGGACCATCACGCTTTCCGGAACCACCGGGTGGGCGCCCCGGAAGCAGAAGGGGCCGGTGTCCAACTTCAATTTCATCTCCGCACCCCAGCACCGCACGTGGCGCCGTGACGTCACCAAAACGGTGAAGGCCCTCACCGCGCTTTCCGGACAGCGGCACTTTCAGTTCCTGCAAGACACCGTGTTCCGGACCTACGGGGACCTGAAGCAGGACCCGGCCACGTCGGAAGACACCAAGCTGTACTTCCACAACGTGCAGGACGACGAGCATTGGCGCGTGTTCCCCATGTCGTTCAGCATGAGCCGGAGCGTGGCACAGCCGCTGCTCTACAAGTACGACATCCAACTGCTGGCCGTGGCTCCGGAGTCCGTTCCGGAAGAGAAGCTGTCCGAGGACGGCCCCGTCATGGCGGCCCTCCGGAACCCGTTCCGGGTGATCAAAAGCGCGGTGGACAACATCCGCGCCGCGGTGCTGGACCTGTCCGCGGTGACGGGGGAACTCCGGGCCGTCAACGGCAAGTTCACCAGCCTGCTGGATGGGGCCGTGGGCATTGCAGACGCCGCGGAGAAGTTCCTCGACGGCACCGCCACGCTGATTGCCCAGCCGCTGTCCCTGGTGGAGAACACCATGAAGGCCGGCAATGACGCGCTGCTGGAATGGAACACCGGCGTGGCCTCCGGCTCCGCCATTGGCCCGCCGGCCAACCTGCTCAACAGCATCCGGAAGATCATTGACTCCCTGGCCCTGATTGGAAGCTACCCGGGCTCTTTCCGGAACAGCATCCAGGCGGAGGTGGACAAGTTCCTGGCCCAGGCGTCCCTGGCCTACCGCAACAAGGCGTCCCTCAAGGCGGCGGTGAACAACATCCCGTCCACGCTCCGCGGCTTCTCATCCCAGGCCCGCGGGACCACGCCCAACCCGGGCGACTACGCGCGGTCCCTGGCGTCCCTGGGCCTGGGGCAGGACACCCCGCGCTACGCCAGCGCCGTGGAATACGTGCTTGAGATGGGGGACAGCCTGGAAAACCTCGCCGCGCGCTACCTGGGGGACGCGCGGAACTGGAAGTACATTGCCCTGTTCAACGGCCTGAAGGCCCCCTTCATCAGCCAGGACGGCCTGCCGGGCACGCTCCGCTGGGGGGACAAGATCCTCATCCCGTCCACCGCGGCGCCGGCGGTGGTGGCCACCAACCCCGCGGTCCTGGGCACGCGCGCCAATGAGCCGGGCGCCGTCCAGGCCCTGGGCCGGGACCTGCTGTTGACCGCGGTGGACCGGGATCAATTTGACCTTGTGATCGACGCAGACGGCGGCGGCATTGACATCAAGCTGACGGACGGGGTGGCCAACCTGAAGCAGGCCATCCGGACGCGCATCATCACGGAGAAGGGCACGGACATCCTGTACCGGAACCTGGGATGCTCCCGCGTGGTGGGCCTGGGCTTGACGGAGGTGGACCTTGAGACGGCCAAGATCCGGCTGGTGGAGGCGGTGGGCGCGGACCCCCGCATCGCCGCGGTCACCAACGTGACGTTCAATCTGGTACAGCCTGACGGGGTGGAGGCGGACCTCACCGCGGAAGTCCGCGGGTTCTCGCGCCCGGAGCAGGTGGTTGTGGTCACCCCCGTTGTCTAGGAGCCGTCATGCCCAGTCCCAACCTGAAGTCCTATGAGCCCATCCACCAGCAGATGATCAACGTCATGGTGTCCCGCACGTCCCTCACGGACGTCACGGATTCCAGCGTGTTCAAGCACCTGCTGGCCGCGCCAGCGCGGGAGATGGACGAGATTTACTTCCAGATGGGGCTCTTTCCGGACCTGTTCTCCATCGACACGGCATCCGGCGACGACCTTGACCGGCGTGCCGCGGACATCCAGCCCGGCCTGCTGGTGCGGACGTCCGCCACCAAGTCCACCGGCGTGGTGGTGTTCACGCGTTCCGGAACCGTGGGGGACGTGTCCATCCCCGCCGGCACCGTGCTCAAGACGCCCAGTGGCGTGAAGTTCATCACCATCATTGACGGGGCCATCACCAACGGCAATTCATCTTCCGGAAGCGTGTCCGTCCTGGCCCAGGACGCCGGCACCGCCGGCAACGTGGCTGCCCTCACCATCACCCTGTTCAATTCCAAGCCCGCCGGCGTGGACGGCGTGTCCAACCCCTCCACGCTCATTGGCGGCCTGGACACGGAGACGGATGACGCCTTCCGCGCACGGCTCAAAGCCTACGTGGCCTCCCTGGCGCGCTGCACGCCCCAGGCGTTGGAGTTCATTGCCACCGGCGTGACGGCCACAAACGGCCAGCGCGTGGCGTTCGCGCACGTGGTGGAGGACGCCGTGGACCGCGGGGAGGTGTACCTCTACCTTGACGACGGTTCCGGAACCATTGAGACGTCCACGCACGTGAGCACTCCGGAGAACCTGACGCAGGGCCTGGGCGGCCCGTTTGGTGACGGGGACAGCGCGCTGGGCGGGGAGCAGTTCCTCCGCACCAACTTCAAGCCGCTGAAGGTGGACCTTGCCAACGTGTCCGCCAGCATCTCCCTGGTGAGCGAGGGCACCGGCGCGCGCGGGACGCTCACCTACGGCGTGGACTTCCTGCTGAATGACCCCGCCGGCGAGTTCAAGATGACGCCGGCCCTGGTGGCCGGGGAAGTCATCAAGGCCACCTACACGTATTACGGCGGCCTGATTGGTGAGGTGCAGCGGATTGTGGACGGCGACCCGGAGGACCGCACCAACTACCCAGGCTGGCGCGCGGCCGGCGTGCGGGTCCACTGCCTCCCTCCCCAGATCCTGCAACAGGTGGTGAACGCCAACGTGCTGGTGGCGGAAGGGTTCGTGAAGGGCGTGCCGGTGAGCGGCGGCTACACCACCGGGTCTGTCCTGGCCGCGGTGGCGGAGGCCATCAGCGCCTACGTGAACAACCTGGGCATCTCAGGGGACGTGCTCCGCAGCGAACTCATCACGCGCATCATGGAGGTGCCTGGGGTCACCAACACCACGCTCAACACGCCGGCCACGGACATCATCATGCTGGACAACCAACTGGCCCGCATCACCATCGCAAACATCCTGCTGTCCTGACCTCTCATGGCGCGCATCCGCATCACCCTCACCACCGACGCAGCGCACCCCAGGGTTGTCTACCTGGGGAACAAGATCGCTTGGTACGCATACGTGCGGCCCACCGACGTGCTGTGCATCCAGCGGGAGGTGAACGGCGTGCGGGACCCGGAGGTGCAGGTCTGCTCACCGGTGAAGAGCCTGGACGTCATTCAGGACCCGGTGGACCCCACCAAGGGGTGGATCTACTTCATCCATGACGGCATCCTTGAGCGGATTCAGGTGACGCCCCTGGCGGCGAACCTCACCGCGGTGGCCTACCTCCGGATTGACGGGTGGTATCAAGGCACGCCCATCTCCGGCGGGACCGGTCTGCTCCGCCAGTGGACCACGACGGAATATCCGCCCCTCAAGCGCCTGCGCCAGGAAGCCACACCCATCTCCGGCGGGACCGGTCTGCTCCGCCAGTGGAGTGCTTCCGAAGGTCCGGACCCACCGTCCATCACGATTGAGCGCACCAACAGCGGCATCAACGTGCTCATCACCTCCCCCAACCGCAACGCGTTCCGGAACCGGAACATCACGCAGATGCACGTGTGGCGAAAGCAGACCTCCAACCAACTGGTGGGCGGGGACTGGGCGCTGCACGCCACCGTGGACGTGCCAACGCTCCCTCACACATGGGAGCCACCGCTGCCGGCCTTGGTGGCCGCGGTCCCTGGGACGACCACGCCGGTGTCCTACTGGGCGGTGTCTTGCGTGCGCACGGGATACCTCCCCGCGGAAAGCGTCTACAGCAACATTGCGACGGACGACGGGACGTTGCCCGTAATCTACGTGGACTCCCCCAAAGCAGTGGGAGGCACCCACGTGTATCAGACGTGGACCACCTTTGAGTGGACGCCTATGAAGCGCGTACGGGATGACCAGATTGGCGCCGGCGTCATTGGCCCAGGTGGCACCGGCCTAATGCGCAAGTGGATTGTGAACGGAACAAGCATCATCAACCCTTGAAGGAGCCGGCCATGGACGACAACAACAGCAACAGCGTTCCGCACCTTAAGGGGTGGGTGGAATACACGCTCCGCGACGACGCCACGGGGGAAGTCATCCGTGAGGGGCGCGCGGATAACGTCTTTACCAACTGGGGATACCGGAGCTTTTTCTGGGCAGGGAACTTTGGCGCGTGGGTGGTGATCTCCGACGACGAACACCCCGTTGGGATGCGCGATTGGCTCAACCACCTCAAGGTGGACGGGAAGTCCCCCACGCCTGTGCAAGGGCCAACGCCATCCTACGACCTGACCAACCTGATCATCTCGCGGACGTGCTCTTTCACCTCCCCGTCGTCACCCCCGCGGACTGTCCGCCGGATTGCGCTGTCCATCGGGGGGAGCATCAACGGGAACGCCATCAACAGCATTGCGGCCTACATGGAGATCACGCCCCCAATCGTTCAGAACTCCGGAAGCACTTTGGAATTGGTGTACCGCCAACAATTCGTCATCCCCACGGCGAAGAGCATGCAGCGGTGGGTTCAAAACCCGCTGAAGAACCAGCGGCGGTTCGCCCAGGTGTACATGCACAACCCCGGCCCAGCCAATTCATGGTCCGCGGGATTCACCATGTGGCAGAACCACGGGAAAGCCTTCTTTGTTGACGAGGGCGCGCGCTACGGGCTGGCCCAAGCCGGCAATGGCCTCGGATACGTCGGTGGGCTGGACAGTTGGGCCGCTTACACACGCTCCGGTGGGTTGACTGCCACCTCAGTGGCTCCGCACTTCGCGTCCCGCTATGGGGCCGGGAACATCACCATCTCCGACACAAACAACAATTCGCACACAGGAGCGTTTGCCACCGCATTTGCATGCGCCGACGACTACCCATGGGCATCAGATGACTCATGGTCCAACAGCCGCTTCTACCCTTTGGTGGGGTTCCAGCCCCTGGGTACATTTGAGGGCGACGTGTCCACCGTCTTCCAGCACCCGGCCGGCGAAACGTACCTCTTCAACGTGACAGGCTCCGTGGCGACGGGGCAGGGGACTGTGCTGGTGAAGGGTCCGTTCCGCCCGGACGATCAGTACATGCCGGTCAACCGCAGCTATGCCATCCAGTTCTACGCCTCCGGCGGAACCACCGGCCCCAAGGCCAGTTACCGGGTAACCAGTGGCGGACTCGCACGCCAGGATGGTTACCAGTCCTTGCTGGACGGGACGGTGGGCCTCAATCTTTGGTACCTCTACCCAACCTACTCGTCGGACATTGACCCGGATGTGGTCTATACGAAGAACAGTTGCTGCTACGACGGACGCGGCCACTACTGGGCCACAGGACGCAGCAACGGGACCACCAACCGGCTGTTCATGTGGAAGGGCTTCACGTTTGAGCAGGTGCTGGACCGCGTGGAGTCAGACGACACCCGCTTTTGGGGAATCACGCCCGGGGACCAGTTGGTGGCTCAATGGTACGGCGACAGTTCCAACGCCTACGGCCCTCCCCAGGCATCCCCATGTCTGTGCTCCAATGAGGCCGGCTTGGTGTTCTACCCCACGCGCATGGCCGCGGCAGGGCAGCAAGCGGTGTACGTCATCGACAATCAGAAACCGGGACGCTACTATCAGCGCCCTTCCGGAATCGTCGCCACGGGCAGCCACAACCTGCAAGTGGCCGCGGCGGACGAGATTCACAGCATGTTCCCATTCGTTTCCGGAACGGTGGGCAGCGACGGTGTGACCGGCGGTGACGTGGGCCGGCGCATCCGCATCGTGAACAGTGCCAATGGCAACAACAGCGTCCGCACCATCACCGCGGTGGTGGATGCGCGGAACGTGACCCTGGATGGCGCGGCGTTCACCACGGAAGTGGGATTGACGTGGCACTGGGTGGTGGTGACCCCTCGCACCAGCACCAACGGACTCACTGACCGCCTGCGGGTGCTCAAGTACGACCTGACGCGCAACATCCTGTGGGCGTGGACTGACGCCGGCATCCAGGCCAGCACCAACAACGGACTCACCTGGGGCGCTGTGATTGGCTCCGGAACGGGCCTCGCCACGACCAGCGCGCAACGGTGCATTATTCCGGACGGGCGCAATGGCAACAGCAACTGCTGCATTGGCAACAGCGGCGAACTGTACTGGCTGGACGACGGGGGCGGCTCCACCGCGGCACAAGGGCTTAACAAGTACGTGCCCGGCGCCGGTCCCAACTACACCGGCGGGACGCACACGCGCATCTTTTGCAACACGTTCCATTCGTGGAACGCCAGCTATCCACCGTTCTGCCTTGCGTATGATCCGGTGGCTCCGGACATGGCCACCACGGAAGGGTCCCTGTGGATCGGGCGCGTGTTCTCCACGTCCGTGTGGAATCGCCTGAAGTGTGACTTGTTCACTCAAGCCAACATGACCAATTTCACCGACCCCAACATCAACAACAGCACCATCGCCAGCCGCCTCAACCAAGGAGTGCAGCACATCACCGTTGGTCCGGGCGGGGCCGTGGCGTTCAACAACAACGGCAACAACAACGGCTACCCGAACATCAACTACGACTACGGGACACACTTCCCAGCGTGGACGGGCGGAGACAACCTCGGACTCTATTACTATGACCATTACATGCTGTGGCCCGGCGGTGATCCTTCCAACATGGGGCACGGGTGTATGGACGTCCGTCCAGATGGAACGCTTGTTCAATTCTCCGACCCAGGACATTCCGCATCAGCAGCCCATGGTGGCCATGTATACTGGTGGGAGCCCACCTCCCAGAAGTGGATTCCCTGGAAGGGAACCGAGGCCCAGTTCAACACGCGCTATGGGGTCACCAACAGTGGGCGCAAGGATGTCCACGCCACCTATGACCTGTTCAAAGACAACATCCGGTTCGCGTTCATCCAGAACGGGAGCGTTGCGCAAACATCTGAATACGTCACCGGCGAGCGGTTCTCTTTCATTTCAAGCCTGGGGCTCCACCGCACCAACATTCAGGACCTGAGTTGGGCGCAGGACATCACGGTGGGGAAGGTTACCAACTACCTTGAGGACCAGCCCATTAAAACGGTGCCGGTAAATGGCGGTGGTGGCAACGTCCGCGTCTTCCAAGATCACGCCAATGGCGCATTCAGCAGCAAGTTTGACCCCCAGCGCCCCTTGGGGAGTGGGACCAACTTTGTTCCGGAGGTGGTGGGCAGCACGGGCCGCAGGTTTGGGTGGTGTCCACAGGGTTGGGTGTCTTTCCTGAACGGCCAGAACTCCGGCGTGGTCCCCGACACGTACACGAACACAAACCTCCCGGGGTGGACCGCCGGCATCGACCTGGGTGCGTCTTTGGTGGTGGGGAAGCTGCAAGTGCAGCTTTTCACTGAGCCAAGCAAGATGGCCCACTACACGTCAACGGACAACAATTCGGTTGGGCGTGTCCTCGTCTACTATTCGGACGACAACGCGGTGTGGACTGAGTTCGCAACCACGCGGCTCATTGCGCAAGCCACGGGTGAAGGAGGGACCTGCACAGTGGGTGCAGGCATTGTGGGTGAGCCTGTGATCACTGGGCTGGCCAATATCCTTCCAAACATGGTGGGCCGCTACATGACCTTCAGTGGCTCCGCCAATCCCGCCAATGACGGAACCTTCCTCGTCACGGCGTACCTGAGCGGCACCAGCGCCCGCGTGGCAAATCCGGCCTGGGTTGCCGGCGCATCGAATTGGACGTGGGGTTTGGACCCTGGGTACAAGTACGTGTGCCTTGAGTCATCAACGGCAAGCGCGGCCCAGAACCCATCCGACAGTCCCTATTGCCGGCTGACCATCGACCTTGCGGCCACCGGACTTGCGGATGCTGCGCGCCAACACCGCTATTGGAAGGTGGTGAACTTCTACCGCAACGCTGAGTACGGGTCCGTGTTCTCGGACCAGTTCTATTTCGGCCATTTCGTGGCCTATGGGAACGATGGGCTTGCGTTGGGCCTGGACGTCAATACGCGTCTTCCGGAAGCCGGCAGCGTGGACCTGCTTTCCTCCCCGGTGCGCCAAGCGTCCTTCATTCAGGACCGCGTGGGCATCTCCGGAAAGGGCGGAATCAACTCCGCTCCGGATGGGTATGCTGACGGCTTCACGGACCTTGTGACCATCGTTTCCGGAACCTTCAATACCGGGAGCATCAACACCACCACGGACTATCTGGCCTATAAGCACCCCGTCACCGGGACCTTCCTCCGGAATGACGTGGGGTCCGTGGGGAATGGGGAACCTGGGGCGCTGGGGGAGCAGACCATGGTGCGCATTGTCGCGGTCACCACCACCACCATTCAGGTGGCCAAGCGCAACGTACCCAGCAACCTGTCCGCGGCTGACTGGGAAGTCCGCCGGCCGGCGAACCTGCGTACGGACTACGCGTACAATGCCGGGGACATGACGGACTGCTTTGCCGGAATGGGCTACATGCAGTTCCACGACGCTGACGCCGGCCGTGAGTACCGCGTCATCCAACGGGGCATCAACCGCGCGCCATGACCGTCTCCACCCCCGCCCTGGCTGCCTATGACGACGTGCAGGAAGTCTCCCTGTCCACGTTTGCGCAGCGCATCCTCGTCACCGCCATCCGGGCCAACGGCCTGTCCATCCACTGGGAGAACGACCCCAAAGGCATCTGGACGGCCATCCCCAAGGTGGCTCCGGAATACGTCCAGCCCCTGCGTCACCTATCCACTGCGGTCCTGGGCGGGGAACTCTGCATGGCCTGGAACAATCCCAATTCCGGAAAGATCCTCTTCTCCCGGTATGACCTGCTGCGAGGCGTGGTGAGCCGCACGCCGGTTGCCATTGTCTCCGGAACCACGCCGGCGCTGTCCCCGTACCAGAACGGAGCCAGCCTCATGATGGCCTACGCGTCCAACGGCCAGCACCTGTTCCTGACCACGGACGACAAGGGGGCGTCCTGGCTGGTGCCTCCCCTGGTGCCGCTGGTGGGTGATGCCGGCAGCGCCAACATCACGGAGATTGACGTGGCCGTGATCAATCCGGCCGGGTCTGACATCCTGTGGACTGAGACGGACCTTCCCCTGGCCGGAGAGTGAGATGACGGACATCTTTGTTGGGCAGTATTCGGTCAACGCCATCCGCCTGGACCGCGCGAGCCTGGACAAGGTGGAGGATGACGGCGGCTACCAGATTGACCTGTGGGGCCTGTTCAAGGACGCCACCGCCAAGCTGGAACTGGTGAGCGTGGCCACCACGCAGCCCTACCTGTGCTACGGCGCGCGTTCCGGAATGGGCTACACGCCCAAGCCCAAAAGCCCGTTCCTCGTTTCCCTGGCCACGCCGCCCCTGCCCCCGGGCGTCTACAACTTCCGCATCACCCAGGGCGGGTCCATCTTCACCAGCACCGCGGCAAGCACCCCGTTCAACCTCACCGTGGTCCGCCGCAACTGGCACGCACGGACCCTGGCAATGCGCCGCGTCTTCCCGCCGTGGTACAAGCTGGGTCCCAGGTATCTGGACACGGTGGGACTGCTCACATGACCAAAGGCGTGCTGGAAGCGTGGAGCGAGGCGGTTGGGGAGCAACTGGATGCCCTGGCCGGCTTCCGGTTCACGCGCACCACCGCCCAGGTGGCAGAGGGGGACACCGCATGGCCCCTGGAAACCACCTACGGATGGCCCAACGCCGGCCGGTTCTTTGTGGATGGGGACGTCTACCGCTACACCGCAAAGACGGACACGGGTGTGTCCGGCGTGCGCTGGGATGACCCGGCGTTTGCCCTTCCGGTCACGGGCCGGCTGACCGCGCCGGCAACCAGCGTCCAGGCCACCTACTTCAAAAGCGCCGTCATCCGGATGGCCCTCACGGGGACCTGGGCCGGCTCCATGGAGCTTGAGGTGTCCAAGGACGGCGTGACCTGGGCGACCTACAACACGGGCATCACCGCCAACACCACGGTGGACGTGGCCCTGGCGGACTACCCCAAGCTGCGCCTCCGGAGCACGTCCCTGACCTCCGGAGCGGCCAACGTGGTGATGCTCCCCCTCCCCCAGGGGGACGGCACGCCGCAGCCCGTGGCGGGCTTCCTGGCCGCCGGCGGGCAGGTCATCAACACGGTGCTCATCCCGCGGGCCGTCCTGGCGGTAACCATCACGGGAACCTGGGTGGGGACCCTCACGGTGGAGCAGTCCGCGGACGGCGCCGCCTGGACCGCCCTGGGCGCGTACACGGCCAACGCCGCGGTGGAGGTGGCCGTGAGCCAACCCCAGGTCCGCGTGCGGGCCTCCCCGTGGACCTCCGGGCGCGCGGACCTGTCCCTGGTGGTGGTGGCCCGCTCCGGCGCGCGCAGGACCGTCCCGGTGGCTTCCCACGTGGTGGACTACAGCCGGACGTTCAGCGCCCTGGACTCCATGCGGGATCAAGTGTTCGTGGACACCGCGGTGGGGGACTACCTGAGCGCCCTGGGCCGGTCCCTGGGCGTCCGCCGTCCGCCCAACCTGTCCAATGATGACGACTTCCGGAAGGTCATCAAGGCCATGGCCTACCTGCCCAAGGGGACCATGCAGGGCCTGGAACTGGCCATGACCGCGTTCTTTGGGGCCGGGAACTTCAAGGTGTGGGAAGACTTCCCCACCTTCCGGAACACGGTGTTCATCCAACTGCTGAACGGCATCAACCTTGCGGAATCCGCCAACGGGCAGACCTACCTGACCCGGAGCGCCCCGCGGTCCCTGGACACCGCGGCCAAAACCCTCACCCTGGCCACACCTGGGGTTTCCCCCACAACGGAAGGTCCCGTCCTGGCGGTGATGGGCGCGCGGCTGCTGGATGAAGGCCGCTATGACCTGCTGACCACCACGCGGCCCAGCGGCATCTCTGACTACCTGTACCCGGGCGGCCCGCTCACCGCGGTGTGGCTCTATTCCGGAACCACGGAGGCATCCGTCTCCGCCATGGCGCTGGCCACGGGCATGACGCTCACCACCACCGCCGGCCAGACGGCGCTCTACGCGCGCACGGCCCGCATCCGCCCGGAGAGCAACGCGTCTATCACGGTGACCGGCCGCGTGTCCGCGGCATCCGGAACCGCCGCGGGTTCCGGAAAGCAGTGGACGTTCGGCCTGCGTGATGGGGCACGGGACTTGGCGGTGGGCGCCATTGCCAGCGGGGCCAACATCCAGTTCGGGCTCATCTCCACCAGCACGGGCCAGTTCCTGGCCGGCGCCGCGGTGGTGGTGGCCCTGGGCACGGAAGTCCACCTCACCCTCCGGAAGACCGGCGCCCAGGTGGACCTGCTGTGGAACGGCGTGGTGGTGCAATCGGCCACGGCGGTGGACTTCCCCGCCAGCGCGGTGAATGAGTTCCGGATGGGACACACGGACGGGACCTACGCGGTGACGTCCACCACCAAGGTGCTGGCGTTCTCCGCCGTCACCCTGACGGACTATTGGAACATCTCCGGAAACATCGGAACCACGGTGGGCACCAACCAACTGAACACGTCCAGCGGCGGCAACATCCAAACGGGTGACGTGGGCAAGGCCGTGCGCACGGTGTCCACCGCCTTCCCCAAAAACACGGGCCTGTGGCTGGTGGACACGGTGCTGTCCACCGACAACATGACGCTCAAAGGCGTCATCCGGAAGCACGCGGGCGTGGCGTCCCTGGGCGTGGCGGGCGCGGCCCCTCACCGCATCACCGTGGCCGGCATTCCGGACGCGTTCACCTACCCACAGGACGTGGGCAAGCAGATTGAGATCATGGGCAGCGCCGGCGGCCTGGGCAACAACGGCGTCTTTGTCATCAGCCAACTCATGCTTCCGGACGCCCCGGGCACGGCCATCTCCGGAAGCCTCACGCAGCAGACCAACGTGTGTGAGGTGGCCACCGCGCCGGCGGGCGGGTTCGACGTGGAGACGGGCCTCAACTGGCGCCTCATCCCCAACTGGGGCACGCCGGACACCACGCTGTACTGGGAACTGGCGGACGCCGGTTCGTTCGCCGGCATGGTGCTCACGCTGCGCGCCAACCCGCCGCTGACCATCCCAGGTGGCTACGTGGTGGCCATGCTGGTGACCTACTCCACCGTGAAGAGCGGGCAGGTGCTGTTGGCCGCGGACGTGGCCAATGACCCGGCCGGCGCGTGGTTCCCCATCTACCTGCCGGGCCACCCCATGGGCGCCTATGCCCAGTACCTTGCTGAATTGACGGTGGCCGGCGTGATTCCGGAAGTGCTACTCGGTTGAAAAGAGGAGAACCCCATGACCCTTGACCAACTCCGCATGCAGGACTCGCAGCGCCTTGACCGCGGTGACGTGGAGCACCTGACCAACGTCCCGTTGGAGGCCGTGAAGTCCCTGTCCGCGGCACTGCTGGTGGGAGCCGGCCGCGCGCACGTCATCTCCGGCTTCAAGCTGGAAGTGAGCGGGCTGTCCACGGCCAGGGTCCTCAAGGTGGTGAAGGGCACGGCCATCCTGTCCATGCGGGACGCGTTGAACCAACCGTCCTACGGCGTGGTGACCGCGGAGGGTGACGCCCAGCGGCTGCTGGACATGAGCGGCTTTGGTTCCGGAACCTGGGGCGTGTGGCTGCGCTTTGAGCAGCAGGACGGCGCCTTTGCCAACCGGGTGTTCTGGGACCCGCTGGCCGTCAAGGAGTTCGCGCAGAACGTCCCCACGCGCAAGATGGCCAACTGGGGCCTCACCACGGTGAGCGTTGCTTCTTCCGGGCTGGCACCCTCCACGTCCCCGGGCGCGGAATGGGTCTACCTGGGCTACGCCGTCATCAGCGGCGGGTCCCTGGCGGTGACGCCGGCGCGGGACCTGTTCTTTGAAGGGACGGAGGCCACGGGCACCCCCTATGACCAGCCGTGGGGCACGGGCCTGGACCGGGACACGGACAGGTCCGCCAACGGGCTCAAAGACCTGAGCACGTTCGCCAGCGCGGTGCTCAAGAAGCTGGGTGAGATTCAGAGTGCCAGCGCGCGCTGGTGGACTGCGCCGCCGGAGCCCCTGGACCAGAAGGTGTCCAAGCACGGTGACTCCGTGAGCGGCAGCTACACGTTTGCCGGCGGCAACATCTACTTCACCACCACGTCCCCGGTGTACTTCCAAAGCGCGGCGTTCAGCACGGGATGGGACCTTGCCACCGCGGCCTCCCCGTTTGGCAGCGCCTACGTGGACACGCTCTACACCAAGAACGGAATCCAGCGGAACACCACCACCGGGTCCGCCACGCAGGACATTGGCACCCTGGCGGACTCGTTTGCCACGCTCTACGGGCAGGCCCTGGACCTGCGCGGGACCTCCGCAACCATGGTCATGGTGGGCCACGCCACCAAGCCGCTGATGCGGTTCTTTGACACCGACGTGCCGGCCAACCGCGCCAACATCTACGCGGACACCGCGTCCGGCGCCCCCTACCTGGGCCTGTCCACGGAGGGTACCGTCAAGCGCGTGGCCATCATGCCGGACAACAACGCGTTTGGCGGCGCCACGGTGGCGTTTGACGCGGACGGAGGGGACGGAAACCCCTACGTGTTCCCGCTCCAAAACGCCTCCGGGGGCAACGGCGTGCGCCTTGGCGCCGCGGCCCTGCGTTGGCACACGGTCTACGGACTCAACGCCAACTTTGACTTCCTGCTCCCCAAGACCGCGGGCACGTCCGCCATTGGCCAGTCCGGGTCCCATTGGGGTGACGTGTTCAGCGATGCCGCGCACATTGCAGGCCGGGTCACGGCCCAGCAAGCCTATCCGGACGCGGACGCCGGCGCCGGCCGCAAGCTGGGTGACAGCAGCAACCGTTGGGCATCCTGCGACGTGATGACGGGCGTGTTTTACACCAGCCTGGAAGTGACCGGAGCCGGAGCCGGCTTCACACTGGGCGCGGGAACCATGCACGCGGGCGCCAACGGGCAAGTCAACGTGCCCACCATCTTTTCCGACGCCAATGGCATCAAGGTGGGGAAGATCAGCGGCCTGGGCGCGGGCAATCCCGTCAACATCCGGACCAACGGCCCCAACTTCACGGACCCCATCATCTACTGGGACCAAGACCTCTACAACGGGACCATCTGGAAGTTCCGCTATAACAGCGGTTCCGGAAGCCCGCCGGATCAGCACGGCGTCAACCCGCCCAGTGTGGATGACGCGATCATCCTGCGCACCAACGGCTACGCGCTCAAGTGCCAAGTGTACAACGGGTCTGGGTACACCAACGTGTGGTTGCTGGCCTACTTTGGCGCGAACCTTCCGGGCTGATTCCGGAAGCCGCAATTTTGCCGTTGACGAAAACCACGCACACGTGCGAACAATTCCCCATCACCGGGTGAGCCGGTCATGGAGGAGTGATGCTTCACGTCAACGCGTCGTTGGCGGAATTGCTGCGTCTGCGCAGCACGTTCCAAGCCTATGTCCGTCTGGATGTTGCCCTGATGGATATGTGCCACGGGGACCCTGCCGCGGCCCTGTTGCTGTCCTACGCCCTGGACCTCTACGTGGTGCATGCCGGCACCGCGGTGGACGGCTGGTGGCCCATGCCCTGGGCCGGCGTCACCGCGGTCACGCGCCTCCCGCCCAAGCGGGCTGCCACGGCCATGGGCCGGCTGAAGGCCCTGGGATTCATCCAGGCAGAGGTGCGTCGGGTTCCGGATGGCCGCACCGGGCAGTTCGTCCGGCTCAGTGAGCCCATCCTGCTGGGAGCGTGGATGCGCCGGGTCCATGGGGGCCAAAAGTGAAAAACCTCAATGATATTAGGGAAACCCCGATTCGGGGTTTCCGGAAAACAGCAGCGTTCACGGGCACATGCGCGGTTCCGGAAGCGCGGGCTCCGCGGGTGGAGTTGCCAGAAACCCCAATGAAATTAGGGAAACCCCGATTCGGGGTTTCCCAACTTGAAGACGACTTGAAGACGACTTCAACGCGTGTTGAAACCGACTTCAATACGTTCAATCGGTATATCCGGAAGAACCGGATCTTCCGGAGAGAGACAAGATCAAAACCAATGGCCCTGAACGGTTGTTCAGTGCTAGCACGGGAGGGGGAAAAGGGTGCAAGTCACCTTTTGAAAACCTGCCGTGAAAGGGCCATCACTGGCTGCGCCAGTAGAGGGCCTGCGGGCTGCTGCGCAGCCCTCCGGCCCTCCCAGGATGCTTGGCTGACACGCTGGGAAGGATTCAGGCCATGACCCATAGCTACCCACCCCCCGGAAGCGAACGTCAAGCCTGGGCCGGCCCAGGGGCCTTGGTTGAAAGGGGCAACACCTGGGCGCGGCTGTCCAACCTCCCGCCCCAGACGGTGGCCGCGGTGGATGCCGCCACGTCCTACGCCACCGCCCAGGTGGACACCGGCGGGTGGCGTCCCCCGGAAGCGGTCATGGGCGAGGAGGTGTGGGACGGCTGGGTCCATCTGGCCCGGTTCCCCGCCCCGGGCGTGGCCCTGGTGCCGGCCGGCCTGCTGGAACTGGCCCAGGCTGCCCTGGCGTCCACCGGCGTGCAGGCCCAGGTCGTGGACCACCGGGTCCGGACGGAGCCCGGCGTGCCGGACCCCGCCACCATTCCGCTGCGCCCCTACCAGCGCGCCGCGGTGGCGGCCCTGATGGATGCCGGCCAGGGCGTGCTGGACATGCCCCCACGTTCCGGAAAGACGCGCACGGCCATTGAGGCGGTGCGGCAGGTGGCGTTGCCGGCCCTGTGGATTGTCCCCACGCTCAACATTGGCAAACAAACGCAGGCCGCCGCGGAAGAGTTCATGGGCCGCAACTGGGCCGTGTTCGTTTCCGGAAACGCCGCGGCGGAAGAGGCCGCCGGCGCCCCGGTGGTGATTGTCACGCCCAACACGGCCGCGGCCCTGTCGGACGCCTTCTACGCCACGCGCAAGGTGCTGGTGATGGATGAATGCCACCACCAAGCCGCGTCCACGTGGCGGACCATCTCCAACCGCACGCCGCACATCTGGTGGCGGTGGGGCATGTCCGGAACCTTCTTCCGGAGCGGGGAGGATGACCTTGCCATGCGCGCGGTCCTGTCCCGCGTGGTCTACCGGGTGACCGCCCAGGAACTGGTGGACATGGGGAACCTTGTGACCGGGGACGTGGTGTTCCTCCCGGTCCTGTGCGCCCTGGTGCCGTCCAGCCCGGGCAAGTCCTTCCAGGCCGGCGTGGGGGCCAAGGGAATCTTCCGGAATGACTTCCGGTCCCAGCTTGCCGCCTGGGCCGCGGCCAGCCTGTGCGCCGCCGGCAAGCGCACGGTGGTGCTGGTGGGGACCAAGGAGCAGGGCAGGACCATCACGGAGGCGCTGGAAGCGGCCCTGCCCAGGGACACAACCAGCCCCTGGAAGGCGGCGGAGTTCATCTCCACAGACCGCCCATCCAAGGTGTGCCAGGACGTCCTGGCGGCGTTCACCGCCGGCAACGGCGTGCGCGTGCTGATTGGCACGTCCATGATCGGGGAGGGCACGGACCTCCCGACATCGGACGCGCTGGTGTACGCGATGGGCGGCAAGGCGGAGGTGAGCCACACGCAGGCCGCCTACCGCGTGATCACCGCGGTCCCAGGCAAGCGCCGCGCAATCATCGTGGACTTCGCAGACCGTCACAACCCGACGCTGCTCCGCCATTCCGAGGAACGCCTGCGCACCTACGTGGGACAGCCGGTGTTCCGGACGCACGTGTTGCAACAGGTGGAAGAGTTCCAGGGTTGGCTGCAACACGGTGAGACGTTTTTGCCCCAGCCCACTACCTAGAGTATTGAAGGGGAGCCATAAGGCCCCCTCCGAGGCCCAGGGTGCGTGACTCCATCACTCCACCACCCTGGGCAATCTTTCCCACCTTCCGGAGGAACCCATGAGCAAAGACGGCAAGTTCAGGCTTGGCATCGACATGCACGACGAACAGTTGCGGGTGGCCATGGGCGACCCCAACCGGCTGGCCCTTTGGGCGGAGCAGACGGGGCGCGGGTTCATTGTGCTCAACACGCGCCACCTCATCCGCGCGCTGGAATGGCCCGCCGGCATCCAACTGGTGCAGCAGGTGGTGAGCGCCTACCGCGACTTCCGCCGGACCCTTCCGGATGCGTACCGGGAACAGGTGACCGCCACGGACCACGCCACCGGCCGGCAGGTCACGGTGGAGACGGACGTCATGCTGGACGAGACGCCCAGCCTGGACGAGATTGCCGCGCTCCGGAAGCAGTTGGATGACATGGAGGCGGACGTTCGCGCGGACCTGGGCCGGCGCAAGGCGGTGCGGTCATGAGCGGCCCGTGGCTCCCTCCGTTGCCGTTGTCTTACGTGCCGCCCGCCACCCCGGACGGCCCCAGCAAGAGCGCGCCCGGGCAGAAGAAACGGAAGAACTACGGGCCGGAGAGTGAGATGTGGGACGCGCTGAAGGGAACGCGCGTCCACATCCGCCTGCTGGACGGTGACCTTTGCTGGGGCGTCCTGGCCTGGGTGGACGTGTTCACCATTGCCGTGGACCTTGACTCGTTCCTGGCGGGGAAGCGCCTCGACTACGCGGCAAGCCGTGTCAACCCACCGCGCCGGAGGATGATCTACAAGCACGCCATCTCCGACGTGGGCGAGTCCCGCTCCCAGGTTCCGGAAGAGGACCCGGAAGGCCGGCACACCATTCCCCTGGACTCGGACGTGCGCCGGCCATGAGCGCGCTGGCCTTCACCCTGGTGGAGGATTGGAACGTCTACCTGATGCAGACGTTCCACGTTCACCAGATGCGCGCCCAGGGGCGCTACATCGGGACCCGCCGGCCCAATGCGGCCAACGTGGCCATGATGGATGCCATGGTGGAATGGTGCCGCGGCCGGGCCATTGAGCCGCGCCAGTGGCTGTTCTTCCTGTTCAAGCGCACCAACTGGCGGTTCCCCCCGAAGTGGCAAGAGGGCTACCTGATGAGCGAGGCGGCGGCAAAGAAGTTCCGGAAGCCGGCCAAGTACAGCCTTGCGTTCTTCCGCCGGCGGATGGGCGCCGCGGCGGTGGTGGATGACGCCGCCTATGACCCCAACCGGGACATCACGCCGGCAACGGAAGCCCTCAAGGCCCGCTACGCGGAAAGCGGGCAGCAGATGCGGTGCCTGGATGAAACGCTGGTGCGCACCGCCGGCTTCCATCCGCAGTCCCGCGTGTGCGCCGCGTGCAAGCTGTCCCAGGAATGCGCCCTGGCCCTGGAAGCCGCGGCACCGTTTGCCATCCTGGCCCTCCGTTCCGGAATAATCACCAGCAGCGAAGCTGAAAGACAGGCCGTCCTCCATGACTGATGCGCCACCGCCCATCCGGCGCCGCGGAATCCAGAACCCCCAGCAGCCGGGCCTCACGTCCCAGGACACGGAGCACCTTCCCCTGGACGCGGACTTCCAGGGCGTGCTCATCAAGATGCTGTTGGAGGACCACGACCTTGCCGCGGGCCTGGGTGGGCACCTCCACCCCACGTTCTTTGCAAGCCCGGTCCACCGGTGGGCCTGGGACTATTGCCTCCGGTACAAGCAGGACATTGGCGGCTACCCAACGCTGAACTTCCTTGTGTCCTCCGCCGGCCAGATGCCCGGCAGCGGCCCGCTGTTCTCCGCCACCCTGGCCCAGATTCGGGACCGGCCCATCACGGACGAGGTGGCCGTGCGCACGCAGGCCGTGGACTTCATCCGCCGCAGCGTGTTCAAGCGCGCGGTGCTGGACAGCAAAGACCTGTTCAACGCCGGCAAGTACGGCGCCGCCTATGACCTCATGAAGGAACGCATGGGCGTGCTGGATGCCGTGAGCATTGAGCCGGTGAGCCGCGCGTGGTTCTCGGAAGAGTTCGTGTCCCGCCACATCGAACGCCAGGACCCCACCTATCAGGCCAGCGCCATTGCCACCGGCATCCCGCCGCTGGATGGCCGGCCACCCCAGGGCGTGCTGGACGGCGGGTTGCACCTGGGTGAACTGGGCCTGTGGATTGCCTATCCCAAGGCCGGCAAGACCACCATGTTGATCAACCTGGGCGCGGTGGCCGTGCGCACGCAGCGCAAGAGGACGCTCCACATTGTGCTTGAGGGCAGTCTTTCCTACGTGGAGGCCCGCTATGACAGCGTGTTCACCGGTGAACTCTACGTCAACGTGAAGCGGGGCGAGGTGGACGCCCAGAAGTACGCGCGCGCGTTTGCGGAGATGCAGGAACTCCGGCGCATGCTTGTCATCCGCGACTTCACAAAGACGGGTGACGCCAACATCACGCACGTGGACGGGGAACTGCGGGACCTTGCCCGCGGCTTTGGGTTCCAGCCGGAATTGATCGTGCTGGACTACGTGGACCTGCTCCAAGCCAAGTACCGCTATGAGCGCGAGGTGGAGGCGGCCAAGGCGGCCATGCAAGACTTGAAGAACCTTGCCAACCGCGGCTACGCGGTGTGGAGCGCGTCCCAGGTCCAACGCCCGACGGACGATGAGTACCAGCACCGCCAGCACACCCTGGTGAGCAAGAACATTGCGGACTGTTACGCCAAGGTGCGCATTGCTGACTTTGTGGGGAGCATCAACCAGACGGTGGCGGAGCGGGAACAGGGCGTGATGCGCCTCTTTGCGGAACTGTACCGGGACGGCCCCAGCGGCGTGAACATCCAGATCAACACGGACTTCACCACCATGACGTTCAGCGGCGGTTCCGCGGTCGTCACGCCGGCACCTGGGCCTGAGCGTTCAACGGACGCGTCAGTGCAGGCAACCAAGCCCATGCTCTACAAGACCGGAGGCTACCAACAGAAGCGCGGAGTGACGTGATGGATGAACTGACCCTGGCCCTTCAACGGTTTGACCTGCTGGCCTACGTGGAGGCCAAGGGCGCGGTGAAGGACGGCCGTGACGAGATGGTGTTGTTTTGCCCGCAGTGCGAGACGGAGAAGCTGACCGTGAACCCGCACAACCGCATGTGGCGGTGCTTCCGGTGTGAGTACCTGACGGAGACGGGCGCGCTGCACGGCGCCAAGCCCCGGGGCAACGTGTTCCAACTGGTGGAGTGGCTGGAAGGCACGTCCAAGCGTGACACCGCGCGGTTCATCCTTGAGCGCGCTTCCGGACAGACCGCGGACGCCATGGCCGGCCCCCTGGTGACGGACTTTGCACCGGTGGTGACGCACGCGCTCAAACGCCCCACGGGCCTTCCGGAATCTTGTGTTGCAATCACCGCAATCTTGCCGTACATGAAACGGCGCGGCATCACATTGGAGGACGCGGCGATGTTTGGCTTGGGGCATGTGCCGGCGGAGGCGGGCGGGTGGTTGGCCAACCGGATCATCTTTCCGGTGTGGGACCGCGGCCAGTGTCTCTATTGGCAGGCCCGCGCGTGCTGGGACGTGCATGAGCACGTGGCCCGCTGGCCCGGTGACAAGTTCCGGAAGAGCCTGAACCCGTCCAGTGAGCGCAACGGCCAGTTCTTCCTGGGTTCGTCTGACGTGGTGGGCAACTTGGAGAGCGCAGTGGCGTGCAGCCCGCGCCCGGTGATCGTGGAAGGCCCCACGTCCGGAATCCGCACAGGCCCGGACGCCATGTGGACGTTCGGCAAGAACCTCTACCCGGCCCAGGTGGTGCGGATGGTGGAGCACGGCGTGCGCGCGGTGGACTTCATGTGGGACGGCCCGTCCGCTCCGGACGCCGCCGGCGTGCGCAAGGAGCCCCTGGGCGCGTGGCCGGACATGCTGCGCCACGCCCCCACGCTGGTGAGTGCCGGCATTGACGTGCGCGTGGTGTTCATCCCCCAGGGGGACCCGGGCGACTATTCCAGGGCAGAAGTGGCGGAGATGCGGCGGGTTTGGTCCCGCCCGTTCGCGGAGGTGTCAACGTGGTCGCTGTGAAGAAGAAGCGCGCCGGGAAGTTCCAGCATCCGGAACGGCGCAAGATGACTGTCCTGCTGGCTCCGGAACTGTATCGGGGCCTGGAAGACGTCTGCCAAAGCATGGGCGCGTCAAAGAACACCGTGGCGCTCATGGGCATTGCCTGGATGACGTATCTTCTCCATGGGATGCGTGAAGGGGACACGCGGATGGCCAAGCACGTGTTGTTGAAGCACCTTGAAACATGCCTTCCTGGGTGAGCCGGGAAGTGCTTTGGCCCGGCCGGACGGCCCGGGCGCGGAGTGATGGATGGACCAGACCAAGGCGGTGCGCGCCCTCGCGCGCAAGTTCCGGCGTTCCAGCGATGACGACTGGGATGGCCTGACACAGGAAGACTGGGAGCAGGAACTCCGGATTGCGTGGTGGCTGGCGGAGAAGTCCGGAAAGCCACCGGTGCTGGGCGCCTACTTCCGCGCCAGGGAATTGCAGCGCACCCGCTGGGCCGCGTTCCGGATGCGTGAAAGGGTCCTGGCGGTGCAGCACCTCCAAAAGGAGGCGGACCCGCTGACGGACCCCGCCCAACACACGTCGGCTTGTATCCGGAATGCCCACAGCCTACTGTCTCCGGAACTGTGGGACGTGATGAACTGCATGGGCGCTGGGATGTCCACACCTGAAGTGGCGGCGGAGTTCGGTTGGACCCGCGCCACAGCAGGCCGGCGCATCCAAGCGGCCCGGGAGCAGGCCCACCACATCCTGAAGTAGGAGCGGACCATGCCGGTGCAGATCAAGCGCGACGAACGGACGGACGAATCCCTGGTGACGGACCAACCCTGTTACGGGGAGATGTTCGCCGCGGATGACCCGGAGTGCCGGCACAACTGCGCCGCGCGGGACCTGTGCATGGACCGGACCCTGCGCGCCACCATTCCGGAACGCATGGGCCTCAAGCAGGTCCCCAACGTGCCGGCCAGCTACACCGCCCAGCGCATTGCCCTGGTGCTGGATTCGACGGAGCAGACCGCCCAGGCCCTGGTGGACCTGCGCCGCGGGAAGACCCCGGATCTTGCGCTGGGCATCACCACCCCAGAAGACGACGACACCGCGGCGGACATTGATGCCGTGGTTGACATGGTGTCCACCATGCAGGCACAACCGCCTGCCATTCCGGAACATCCGGAACCCGCACCCAAGGAGACGGCGATGAAGAAGCCGGAGAAGAAGAAGGCCGCCGCGAAGGTGGCAAAGAAGCCGGCGGCAAAGAAGGCCGCCCCCAAGAAGACCCCCGCCCCCAAGAAGGCCAAAGTGAAGACGGCCAAGGCCATCAAGGGTGAGGCGGACGAAGCGTCCCTGGGCGCCTGGACGCGTGAGCGCGCGCGTTCCGCCTGGGTGCGCGGACTGCCCCCTGGCGCCGCGTTTGAGCGTGAGTTCCACGGCAAGGTCTACACCCTCAAGGTGGACCTGACAGACCGCCGCTACCTGCTGAACGGCAAGCCCTTCCCCACCGTCTACGCGGCCACCGCCGCGGTGGTGGGCAAGGCCGAGTCCGCCACGGCAGACGGCGGGACCCGCACCATGCCGGCGTGGTCCTCCCAGCGGTTCTGGGCTCCCAAGAGCAAGGCCAAGGGCAAGGCCGCCGGCAAGAAGGCCGCGCCCGTCAAGAAGGCCAAGGGCAAGGCCGTCAAGGTCAAGCCGGTGAAGGCGCCCCAGGTTCCGGAAGCCCCCAAGGCGCCGGCCCTGCCCCCGCCCATCACCAAGCCTTCCGCGGTTCCGGAACTGGCCCTGGCCGGCTGAGATACGCAACGTCGGTCAGACCGGACTTGGACCGACGTTATGTATCAGTTCCTGCAACAACCCCGTGACCTGACGGGCCGCGCTGCATGGTGAGTGCAGGCGGCAGCAGGGGAGGTGGTTCCCATTGTTCGCGCAACTGCGTGCGTTTGAATACCAGCGTGACGACCCGCGCCACCGCGTCATCCGCACGGTGCCGGAGTTCCAGAACGCCATCCACTGGCTTGCCCAGCAGCCCACCCTGGCGGTGGACACGGAAACCTCCGGCCTCGCTTGGTACAGAGACGCCAGCGTGTGCGGCGTTGCCATGGGCGCAATGCGCGAGGGTGCGCCGCAATGCTTCTACTTCCCGGTGAGGCACCAGACCGGGGAGGTGCAACTTCCCCCGGACATTGTGTTTGCCGCGGTGCGGGACATCCTGGCCAACCCGGCCCTGGAAACCATCTGGCACAACAAGAAGTTCGACCAACACATGCTCCGTCGGGAGCGCGTCCACATCCTGGGCCGTGCCCGGGACACCATGGTGGAGGCGCAACTGGCGGACGAGAACGCGCCCCTGGCCCTCAAGGCCCGCGCCCTGGCGGACCTGGGCGACAAGCGCGCCCACGCGTTTGAGGACACCCTGGACCGCGCGGTGGGCCGGCTGGCCAAAGAGGCCAAGTGCAAGAAGACAGAGTTCAGGGACCGCTACGGATACGCGCGCGTGGATGTGATGCTGGCCGGCATCTACGCGTGCTGGGACATCGACTTCACCCTGGGCCTCGCCAACACGTATGACCGCCGCGGCATCCGGCAGTTCTTCCGGAACACGTATGAGACGGAGATCGCGTTGATCGACGTCCTGTGCGAGATGGAAGAGAACGGGATGCCCGTCAACCGGGACTACCTTGAGTGGCTGGCCGGCGAGACGGATGCAGCCAAGGACGCGCTGCTCCCCCAGATCCACGCCGCGGCCGGTGGCTACGTGTTCCGTCCGGAAGAGGACGCGGAGGTGGTTCACGTCCTGACCAAGCGCCTGGGCGTGCAACTCACAAAGGAGACAAAGGCCAGCAAGAAGGCGCGGTGGAACAGCGACGAGGAACACGTGCCAGTGTTCACCGTGGACGCGGAGGTGCTGGGCGCGCTGGCCGCGGAACACCCCGTGTGCAAGCTGATCCTCGACTACCGGGAGGCCGCGAAGATTCGCGGCACGTACACCACGTCCATCATTGAGCGCATTGGTCATGACGGGAACGTGCATGGCGACTTCAAGCAACTGGGCACCAACACCGGCCGCATGAGCAGTGAGAAGCCCAACCTTCAGAACGTCAGCAGCGACAGCAATGACCGCGCAATCGCGCACAGCGGCCTGCCCCTGAAGAAAGGCGGCCAGGACCCGTGGAGCATCAAGCGCGCGTTCACCAACCGCGGCCCAGGGAAGCGCCGCATCTACAACGACTATTCGCAGATCGAATTGCGCGTGCTGGCCTACTACTCGCGGGACCCGGTGATGATGGAGACGTACCTTGACCCCAAGGGCGACATCCACACGCGCACGTCCATGGAGGTGTTTGGGTCCGCGGATGAAGAGATGCGCCGGGACGCCAAGGTGATCAATTTTGGCCTCTCCTACTGCATGAGCGCCATTGGCTACGCGCGCAACACGGGCAAGTCCGAGGCCCAGGGCGAAGAGGACATGGAGAGGTTTTTCCGTCGGTACGGCCGCATTGAGCCGTTCCGTGAAGAGTTCTGGCGCCTGTGCCGGCAGAACGGCGCGGCTTCCGGCACCGCCCCACACTTCCAGAATATGTTCGGCAGGCCACGCCGCATTCCGGACCTGAACTCGCGCAACAAGTGGGAACGCATGCGCGCGGAGCGGCAAGCAATCGGGTCCCTCATCCAGGGGACCGCCGCGGAACTCACCAAGGAATCCCTGGTGCGCATCTGGCGGTGGGAACAGAAGGCGCGCACGGGCCTCATGCTGTGCAGCACGATTCACGACGAGATTAGCTTTGACGTTGACGAGGTGCTGACGGAGCCAGTCCTGGCGGCCGTGGTGCCAATGCTTGAGACGTTTCCGCAGTTCAACCCGGTTCCCATCCTTGTTGACTCTTCCTACAGCGACACGGATTGGAGCGAGAAAAAGAAGTTCAAGAAGGGATTGGTGAAGCATGTTTGGGAACCAGCAAACAGTGACGCTTGACGCCTACGTGCAGCGGCTTTCACAGATGACGGAGCCGGTGACCATGTGGACCCTGGACGCCAACGGCGAGGTGATTCCACACTTTCAGGTGGATGGCGCGATCATCCAGAACCTGATGGTGGATGAAGCCACGCTCCGCTCCCAGGTGGACCGCATTGCGAGTGAACAGATGCACTGGGGGCGCATCACCGCGCGCCAGCAGCGGTGCCACGCGGTGCGGGAACGCCAACTCCGCCAGTGGAAGGCGCGCGTGGAATTGGAGTTCCGGAAGGCCCAGGACGACCTGGGCAAGAAAACCACGGAGGCCATGGTGGAAGCCCACTACAGGACCGCCCCGGAATACGCGGTGGTTCAGGTGAACGTGGAGGCTTGCGCGGAGGCGGCCATGGTGGCGGACGTGATCTACTCCGCGTTCCGCAGCAAGCGGGAGATGCTGCGCACGGACATTGTGCGCGTCCCCGACGGCAGCCTGCAACGTCTTTCACCCTAGGTGAGACGTTTCCGGCCCAGGACACTACCTACAAAGAAGAGAGGGAATCACCCATGAACAACCCCTACCAGCAGCAGCCCCCGCAGCAGTTCCCCCAGCAACCCCAACAGCAACAGCAGTGGGCGCAGCCGCAGATGGCCGGCCCGCCCATGCAGCAGCAGATGCCGCAGCAGCAGTGGATGGGCCAGCCCGGAATGCCCATGCCCCAGCAGCAGTGGATGGGCCAGCCCGGAATGCCCATGCCCCAGCAGGCTCCCCAGGGCATGCCCATGCCCTCCCAGGCTCCGGCGGCACCACCGCCCCCGCTGCCCACCGTGCAGTCCCTCCCCCAGTACCAAGGCACGGACGCCGCCATGGTGGCCGCCGCCTACGCCGCGGCGGAGGAAGAGCGCGCCCGCCAGACGGAAGCGCGCAACCGCCAGGGCCTGTCCTACTGGGATGGCCCCAAGTGCCCCACCGGCCAGAAGTGGGGACAGGCCCCCAAGGGCGCCAAGGCCACCGCCTACGTGTGGCTGTGCCCCACGGCGGTGCCGGGCACGCTCCCCTTCCGGAAGGTGGACACGCACTTTTGGAAGTCCGCGGCATACCCCAAGGGCGTGAGCATCCTGTGCCTGGGCGCCGCGTGCCCGCTCTGCACGGCCCGCAACCTGTTGTTCTCCACGGGCAACGCCGCGGATGCAGAGAAGGCCAACGCCATGCGGCGCGCGCGCACGCAGGCGTATTGGAGCATCATCTCCCTGGACGACCCCTATGAGATGCTTGACACCAAGACGGGCCAGATGGCGCCCCTGGTGTGGCGCATGCCCGGCGGGACCCACCAAGACCTGATGGACTGCTTCAAGATGGTGGAGGAGATGACCCGCAAGACCAACGCGGCCGTCCCCGTGGGTTCCGGAATGGACCTGTGCGTCAACCCCCAGCACGGCCGCGCGTTCGCCGTGACCAAGGAGAAAGTGGGGGCCGCCGAGATGAATATTGAGTGGAAGATCCAGCAGTGTGACAGCAGCGCGCTCCCCCAGCAGTTCTGGCCGGCGCTCTACAACCTCAAGCCCCTGGACAACTTGGACCGCGCTCCCACGCAGGACATTGTGCGGCAGGCCATGACGGACCTGGGCTTGCCGTGGTTCCCCACGGTCACGCAACTGTGGCAGGCCCTCCCGGCAGCCGCGGCCCCCGCCGCCGGCGCACCCCAGCAGCCCCAGGCCGGCGGGTTCATGCAGCAGCCCGTCCAGGCCATCCCTGGCGGCGCCATGCAGGCCATGCAGCAGCAGGTCCCGGTCATGCAGCAGGCCCCCCAGCCCATGATGCAGCAGCAGCCCCAGCAGCAGTGGGCAGGCCAGATGCCGGCCCAGGGCATGACGCAGATGGGCGGACCCCAGATGCCACAGGCCCAGGTGTTCCAGGCCGGCCCCACGGTGCAGCAGATGAACGCGGTCTACGGCCCGCCCGGCCAGCAGCAGCAGCCCCAGCAGCAGAACGTCCCGCAACTCATCCAGCAACTCCACGGGCGGTGACACATGGCAACCAAACGCAAGGTGACCCGCGGCGGCCTTTCCGGAAAGAAGGCGCCGGCCCGCGTGAAGCTGAAGGCGGACATCCACGCAGACCTTGCCCAGGCCATCCAGGGCAAGGACAACTTTGCCCACGTCCTGCGGCTGAATGATGACCGCGTGGTGGGCACGGTGCGGCGCTACGTGTCCACGCGCTCCCTGGCCATCAACAAGGCCGTGGGAGGCCGCGGGTTCCCTTGCGGGCGGTTGATTGAGATTTACGGGCAGACGGGATGCGGCAAGACCACGCTGGTGCAGCACGTGATGGCGGAGGTGCAGGCGACGGACGGCGTGGTCACGCTCTTTGAGCCGGAAGTGAAGTTGGACAAGCGGTACGCGGCCAACCTGGGCGTGGACAACGGCAAGGTCCACGTCATTGAGCCGGAAGAGAAGAAGGCCAAGGACGGGTCCGTGGTGTTCTCCGGTGAGCGCACCATTGAGGCCGGCGTGGAGGCCACGCGCCGCACGCTGGACTTTTGGATGGAGAAGGGCGGCAAGGGCCTGCTGGCCATGTTCTGGGACAGCATTGCATCCGCGGCCACGGAGGAAGAGATGGCCAACCCGCACACGGCCCAGCCCGGCGTTGCGGCCAGGGAACTCCGCCGCGCCATGCGAAAGTTGATGGGCAAGGTGGCCCGGAGTGACGCGCTGTGGGTGGTGGTGAACCAGCAGTATGAGAAGATCGGCGGGTTCTCACGCACGCCCGGCGTGAAGCGTTCCACCTACGGTGGCGGCGGAATCCCGTACCACGCAAGCCTGCGCCTGGAACTCATTGTCACCGGCCAACTCAAGGACACCAAGGGCAACGTGGTGGGCGTGGAGTGCCTGTGCAAGGTCATGAAGAACCATCTGTCCGGCGAGGAAGGGTCCACCGCGCCGGCCAAGGATGAAGCGTTCGCCATTCAGTGGGGCCGCGGCATCTGCAACGCCTGGACGCTGTTGGAGAAGCTGAAAGCCAACCGGTACATCCAATTCGGCGGGGGCTGGTACACGTACCAAGTGAGCGGTGGCCAGCCCGTGCAGTGGCAGGGCGGATGGCAGGGCCTGGAAGCCCTGCTGACGGAGAACCCCGCGCTCTACGCCGAGATGGCCAACGTCTACAACAACTGCCCCGGAGGGGTGTGATGGCGGCAAACAAGAAGCGCCTCTTTGCGCGCGCGTCGGACGGTGTGGCCCACGTGCTCACGGAAACCTATGCCAACGACACCTTTGACGCCGCGTGCGGCGCCGCGGGCCTCATGCTGGTGTCGATATGGCCGGAGCAGCGGGGCGCCACCGTTGACCGGCAATGCCTCATGTGCCCCTGGGAACGCGACGGCCACACCAAGCGCCGCGTTCCGGAACAACTCACGTTGCCGGGAATCCCGCCGGCGAGGACCCTCTGATGCCCCTGTTCACGTTCGTGTGCCCCGACTGCGGCACGGAGAAGGAAGTCCTGATGAAGGCGTCAGAGCGCGAGACGGAGGTGGTGTGGTGTCCGGACAAGGACTGCGGCCAGGAAGACCCGGAGACGGCCCCGTCCCGCATGAAGTGGAAGGGCATTGAGGGCGCCACGGTGGTGCGCGCCAACGGCGCCTACAAGTTCCAGTTGATTGACGGCAGCGGCGGCCGGCACACGTCCCCCAAGGCGGAAAGCCGCGCCAACCGCCCACGGAGGGCCTGATGCTCTACTTCAGCGACCTGCACATGCGCCCGGAATCCGAGGACACGTGCTTTGCGGTGTTGGAAGCCATGCTGGCCGCGGAGGCCCAGACGGGCCACGCGGTGGGCTTCCTGGGTGACTTCTGGCACGTGCGCTACAGCGTGCCCGTCTACCTGTTGAACCGCGTGCGGGAGACGTTGAAGCGGTTCCGGAACCTCTACATCCTCCCCGGCAACCACGATCAATACGACGTGGCCGGCCGGCACGCGTTGGAGGTGTTCCAAGACCTGCCCAACGTGCGCGTGTTCAGTGAGCCCACGTGGGACGTCCACACGGGATGCTGGCTGCCCTACCGGAAGCATCCGGAGGAACTGGCGCGCTGGGTGGCCAACAACCCGCGGCCGGAAGGGTGCCCGGACGTGGCCCACCTCCACCACGGCATTGTGGGCGCGTCCATGAACAACCACGCGGTGGCCGGCGAGGCGGACGGACTGCATCCGGAAGCCCTCCCGTTTGCGCGCGTCTACTGCGGGCATTGGCACCGGCACCAGACCATTGCCCAGTGCGTCTACGTGGGCTCCCAGTGGCAGACGCGCTCTGACGAGTCCGGACAGGTCAAGGGCATGGTGATGTCTGACACCGCCGGCTCCGCGGCCACGTCCACGCGGTTCCAGTTCATCCCGGTGAACCTGGGGCCGGCGTTCCACCGCGTGGAGGCGTTCACGGCGCAAGAGATTGCCGGCATACACGCGGGTGACACGGTGCGCGTGCCTTCCGGAACCAGCGCCAAGATGGTCAAGGCGCTCACGGACCTGGGCGCGGAGGTGTTCATGGAGCCGGCCGCCCCGGCCCAGGTGGGGCCGCGCCTGGGCGTGGCTCCGGGCGCCCCGCTGCGCACGCAGGCGGAGAAGTACGTGGGCACGCAGACCCTTCCGGAAGGGTTCACCGCCGCGGACCTGATGGCCGTGTTTGACGAGGTGGCCAATGGCTGAACCCGTGGTCTTTGGCGATGATCGGCTTCCTCCCCGTTTCTGGGACAAGGCGGTGGTGGAACCCACGGGGTGCTGGCGCTGGGATGCGTCGTGCAACTCCAAGGGCTACGGCCTCTACAGCGTTGGCCAGGGTGTGCTGTGGCTGGCCCACCGTGCGGCGTTCACCGCGCTCCGGGGAGTCATTCCGGAAGGGTTGCAGATTGACCACCTGTGCCGGAACAAGCGGTGCGTCAATCCAGACCACCTTGAGGCCGTCACCGCGCAAGTCAACGTGCAGCGCGCCTCTGCGGCTCCGGAGTCCATTGCGCGCGTTGCTGCCAGGGTTGAAGCACGGACGCACTGCGCGCAGGGCCATCCCCTGTCCGGGGACAACGTGCGTTTGGTGAAGGACCGCAAGGGCAATGTGTCCCGGCAATGCCGTATCTGCCTGCGCGCCCACAACGTGAAGAAGAGGAAACTGGTGCAGGCTGATCCTGAGAAGCGGGCCGCCCGTAACGCGTACAGCCGCCAGTATTACAAGGAGCACTCCGCATGAAACCCCTTGCGCTCTACATCCAGAACTACGGTTCCTTCTACGGGCGGCACCACATCAACCTCGCAGACCGCGGGAACGTGTCCGTCCTGGGCGAGAACTGCGACGACCCGCGGGCCAAGTCCAACGGTTCCGGAAAGTCCACGTGGAGTGACGCCTGGGACTGGTGTTGGTTCGGGGAGCACCCGCGCGGGGACTCCGCGGACAGCGTGGTGAACGACGAGGCCAAGGCCGGCTGCTGTGTGACCACGGACCTGTTGGATGACGCCGGCCGGCTCATCCGCGTCACGCGCGTGCGGGAATGCGCCGGCGTGGGGAACGGCCCGCGGCTGTGGGTGGACGGCAAGGAGATCACCGCCCTGGACGGCAAGGAGACGCAGCGCCTGATTGAGCAGCACCTGGGCCTGGACCGCACGGTGTTCCACGCCGCGGTGATGTTCGGCCAGGAAGACACGTTTAAGTTTGCCGACGCGACGGACGGCCAACGCAAGGACGTGCTGACCCGCATCCTTCCGGAACTGGCGGAGGTGGACGGCTACCTCAAGCGCGTGGATGACCTGCTGGTGGCCGCCCGCGGAGATGAACAGCGCGCCGCGGTGAAGGCCGGCGCCGCGGATGCCGCCCTGCAATCCATCCAAGGCCAGGACTTTGATGGGGCCATCCGGTCCTGGGAAGCGCAGCGCGCGGAGCGCCTGGGCTACCTGGGCGCGCTGTCCAATGAACTGGGTGACCGCGTGTCCGCTGCCCAGGCCCAGGTGGACCTTGCCCGGAACCTGCCGGCAGTGCCCCCGCCGGTCCCGGTCCCAACCGTCACGCCGGCGCCCCTTCCGGAGTACCAAGCAGCCCAGGACGCCGCGGCCCTGGCCTCCCGGGAATCGGAGGCCGCCAGCGCCCGCCGGAACGCGGCCAACAACGCCTTGGTGGAGAAGCAGGTGCTGGCCCGGGAGATTCAGGCCACCCTCCGCCGGCTGGAAGCGGCCACGGTGGGCCAGTGCTCCCAATGCGGCCAGCCCATCACCAAGGAGCATCTGGCCAAGGAGGTGGCCCTGGCCAAGGCCCGGTGGGATGCCGTGTGCGTGGAGGGGACCGCGGCCAAGGCCCGTTTCGAGGAAGCCAACCAGCAGGCCCAGGCCGCGGCGGACGCATGGACCGCGGCCGTGAACCATCACACCGCCCTCCACCGGCAGTGGCTGGACGTGCAGCAGCAGGCCCAGCAGGCCCACGCGGTGGCCCAGGCCACCCGGAACCAGCAGGTTCAGGCCGCCCAGCGCGCCCAGGACGCCTTCCGCCAAGCCGGCAAGGCGCTCCAACAGGCCCAGGGTGACCTGCAACGCACGCAGCAAGAGGCGGCCACCCTGGCGCAGGCCACCAACCCGTTCCAGCAGCAGCGCGCCGCCTGGGCCGCCCAGGTGATGTCCGCCCAGGTGGTGCAGGCCACGGAACGCGCCGCGGTGGACTTCTTCCGGAAGCGCGTCCAGGCCCTTGAGTTCTGGAAGGTGGGCTTTGGGGCAAAGGGCCTGAAGTCTTTCCTGCTGGACGGCAAGGTGGCGGAGATGGCCGCGGAGGCCAACCGGTGGGTGTCTTTGCTCACCGGCGGGACCACCTGGGTGGAGTTCAGCACGCAGCGGCAGGTGGGCAAGGGGAAGGCCGCCAAGCTGGTGGAGGACTTCTCCGTGCGCGTGTTCCGGAGCAACCCGGATGGGACCGTCACGCAGCGCAACTACCGGTCATGGAGCGGCGGGGAGAAGTACCGCGTTGCGTTGGGCGTGGACTTTGGACTGGCCCGCCTGATCGCCAAGCGCGCCCGGTGCTCCTATGACGTGTTGGTGCTGGATGAACTGTTCCAGCGCAGCCTGGACGCGACGGGCAAGGACGCGGTGGCGGAACTGCTGCAAGCCCTGGCCCTGGAAAAGAGTTCCATCTTTGTGATTGACCATTCAGAGAACTTGAGTTACGCCAACCTCTTTGAAACCCGGATGGTGGTGCGGAAGATCGGCCGCCGGTCACGGGTGGTGGATGGGCTGAACTACGGCGTGGAACTCGGACCCGACAATTCGCTCACGGCGCATCCGGCGTTCCCATGAGGTTTGTAATGTTTCCGGATGGCGTTGAGTGGCGCACAGTCAGAGGGTTCCCAACCTACCGGGTGACGGCGGATGGTGAGGTGTGGAGCTACCACAAACACTCCGCTGGTGATGGCTGGAAACGATTGACAGCGTGTCCGGATTCCGGAGGTTACATGGTGGTGGGACTGACGCGCGGTGGGCGGTACGGCGAGGCTTCCGGAAAGAAGACCACCTGCAAGGTGCACCGGTTGGTGTTGCAGGCGTTCCGTGGTCCGTGCCCACGCGGTTACGAGGCGCGGCACTTTCCGGACTTTTCAAAGGACAACAACCGTTTGGACAACCTTGCTTGGGCGCCCCCGGAAGTGAACCAAGCGGAGCGAAAGCTGGCCAGGGGCGAACATTCAGGCCGGGCCAAGCTCACGGAGGCGGACGTGCGGGAGATGCGCCGGCTCCGGAATGCCGGCATGCTTTTGCGGGAACTGGCGGAGAAGTTTGGCGTCAACACGCGGACCACATGGTGCGCGGTCACCGGCAAGACATGGAGTCATCTGTGAACAGCGGCATGAACAGGCAGCAACGCAGGGCGACGGCAGCACAGCATCCTACCTATTGGAGATTGACCCCGCTTTTCCAGGGTGAGGACGGCAAGCTGGTGGAGGGCGGCCAGAACTACGTCATCCACACCGCGCCCAACAACATGGTGGTGGTGCAGGTCCCCACGGATGCATGCACCGTGGAGATGGCCCAGCGCACGGAGCGGGAACTGATGGACAAGCTGCAACGGGACGTCATTGTGACGTCGGACAACGTGAAGTTCATGAAGGTGGAGCCGGTGGACCGCGCGGAGATCGCGGAACTGCTCAAGGCGGACAACGGGGAGGGTGCCATGAAGGAAGCCATGCGCGAGTCCCCCACCCCACCCCAGGGGACGCCGGCGGTGCCCAAGTGACCCGCCGCAGCCGCACCGCTCTTCCGGAACCGTCCGTGATGGTCATGGGCGTGGACACCGCCATTGCCAACGTGGGCTGGTGCGTGGCGCGCATGACGTCCACGGCCCTGGCGCCCGTGGCCATGGGCGTCATCCGGACGCAGCCCAACGCAAAGAAGCTGGGCATCCGCGTGGGTGATGACGACTGGGCACGTTCCAAGACGATTGCCCACGCCCTGCGGGAGGTGGTGAAGCAGCACCGCCCGCACATCCTGGCGGTGGAGGCGTGGAGCCCCCCACGCAACGCCGCGGCCGTGGGCAAGATTGGCCGCGTGTTCGGCGTGCTGGTGGACATGAGCCTCACGGATGACCTTCCGGTGCTGCACGCCACGCCGCAAGAGATCAAGAAGGCGGTGACGGGCAAGGCCAGCGCGGAGAAGGGCGAGGTGATTGCCGCGTTGGAAGAGATGTTCCCCGGCACCCTGGCCCTGGTGCATCATCTGCCCGCCGGCGTGCATGAACACGCGTTTGACGCCCTGGGCGCGCTGGTGACGTGCTGGGAGAACGAACCCATGAAGGTGCTGCGGCAGGTGACCGCCATCCGGGCGGGGAGGTGAGCCGTGTTGATCCTTGTGACCAAACAGACGGTGCTGATGGACGTGAGCCGGCTGATGATTGAGCGGCTTGCCCGCGCGTTGCGCGTGGAGCCATCCCTGGTGAAGGTGAACTGGGTGCAGGAAAACGGCAGCATCTCTCCGCGCATTGACGTGGAATTGCCGCCCATCATCCCGCCGGCGGACGTGGACGTGACTGACCCGGTGGCCATGGCGGCGTGGGAGGCCGGCAACGCGGACCTCCCGGGCATCTATGACTTCCTGAAGGCCCGCGGCATCGACAATCCGGAGGCCATCATCAAGCACCAAGTGGCCGTGTCCATGGCGGACTTGAAGGCCCGGATGGGAGCGTTCCGGAAGGTGGCGGCATGAGCCCGGCAAAGAAGAAGGTGGCCCGCAAGGCCATCACGGTTCCGGAAGTGAAGCTGACCACCGCACAGCGGCGGGAACTGCGCAGCAAGCTGTTGCTGCTCTACATCTCCGCCGTCACCAAGCCCATGTTGCCGGACCTGTTGCGGCGTGCGGAGTTCCAGGGACTGCCCATCAAAACGGTGGAGGACTGGAAGTACGAGGACCGGTGGGAGGAACAACGCAAGGCGTTCCAGGCCAGCCTGTTTGCCCAGGTGAAGACCCGCATTGGGGACCGCCTTGCGCAGACCACGTTGCAGATGCTGGAAGAACTGGCCCCCATCAAGGACCGCCTGATTGCCCGCTTGGCCACGGAGACGTTTGACGACCTGTCCGCGGACAAGCTGTTGAAGGCGTTTTGCACCGTGCTGGAACTCCAAGCGCGGCTCACGGAACAGGCCGTTGGGCTCATCACCCCGACGCAAGGAACACAAGAGGCACCCCATGATGCAAGCATTCCAAGCCCTGTTGTCGCTTCCGGAATCACCGACCTCACCGTTGACGAAGCGCGCGAGGCGGCGTTCGCCATCATGCGCCGCCGGCGTGAGGCCGCGTTCAACGCCGCCAAGCCTGCGGGGGGAACGGGACCCAATGGTGCGCCTCACGGCCCTGGATGACTTCCTGTGGGCGTCCATGGGTGAGGCCATGAACCGGGCCGCCGCCAAGGGCGCCACGCCGCGGGAACTCATGGTGGCGCTCCACGCGGTGTTCCTGCGCGCGGCTCACTCCCAGCCGGAGGCCACCCTGGACAGCACGCTGCAAACGGGAATCGAGTACCACCGCGCCGTCTACCTCGCTCCGGAAAGGGTCTAACCCATGCTGCTGCGTGAGGCGTTGTTGCGGGCGGCCCCGTTCGCCGCGGAAGAGGGACCCCTGGCCCACGTGGTGGTGGTGCCGGCGGTGTTCCTGGCCCATCACCCGGTGGAGTTCGTGGGCGCCCACGCGCTCCCCTTTGAGCCGGCCCGCGTCCAGGCCACCAACGGGACCACCGGTGTGATCATCCCGCTGGACCCGGGCACGGACGTCCCCTACGTGGCCATGCACGCCGGCGCGCTCAAGAAGGTGCTCCAACTGCTGCCCAAGGGCGCGGACTTCACGCTGGCGCCCCTGGGCCACAACGTGGCGGTGTCCTGGGACGGGACCGGCTGTTCCGTGGCCGCCCTTCCGGACCCTGGCGCCGCGTTGCCGCCCCTCAAGCTGCCCGGGCAGATGCGCGCGGTGCTCCCCCAGACGCTCCGGAGCATGCACCGCGTGCTGCATTGCGCCATTGAGGACCCGGACAGGCCGCTGCTGGGCAACGTCCACCTCACGCCCTGGTGGGCGGAGGCCACGGACCAAAACCGCGTGGCCAGGACCACGCATGCTGGACTGGTGCCGCACGGGATGCTGGTGCCCCCGGACCTGTTCCGGACATGGAAAGACCCGGGCGTCCTGGGCGTGTCCATGGCCACCGTGGGTGACACGCTGTGGGTGCAGATTGGAGAGGAACTGCGGCACGCCAAGGTGGGCCTGGACGCGGACTTCTTCAACCTTGACCCGTTGCTGGTGGAGGCCCCGTGCTTCCGCGCCCAGGTGCTGGGGCCGGCCATGGTGGATGCCATCAAGCGCGCGGCAAAGACGTCCCCCATCAACGTGCTTGAACTGGTGTTTGGCCCGGGCGCGTGCAGCGTGGCCGGCCTCACCGCGGACGGTGACCCCAGCGCCCGGGAGGTGATTCCCACCGTGGGGAACGCCGGGGACGTCACGGTGCGCATGACTCTCCGCGCCAGCTATGTGCGGGACGCGGTGACCGCGGCGGTGGACAAGGGCAAGGAGTCCATTGTCCTGAAGTACCTGCACGCCAGCGCGCCCCTGCGCGTGGAGCGCGGCCCGTTCTCTGAAATGGTTTGGCCCCTGTTCATTCCGGAAGTAGGAGGCACCAATGCAAAGGACGCTTGAGGTGGCGCTGACCCAGTTGGACGTGGTGGAGGCCACCGGCAACAATGATGGCGTGCCGGCCGTGCGCTACAACCGCGGGGAGTGTGTCCCCTGGTGCGCCGCGTTCGCGCTCTACTGTAACGCCAACAGTATGGACGCCAAGGTGGTGCGCACCGACAAGGAATGGTGGGCGCTGCGCGCGGTGCAGGCGTTCGAGGACGAGATGCGCAACCGTGGCTGGTGGTTCAGCCGGATGGCCAGCCTGAAGCCCCAGGCCAATGACCTCATCTTCTTTGGGGACCGCGGCGCATCGGACGCGTCATTCACCGGCCGGCACATGGGCGTGATTGAGCGCGTGGAGACGCACGTGTCCAGCCTCAACCTGCCATCCACGGCCTGGATGGTGATCCACACCGTGGAGGGCAACCTGGGCAACCGCGTGCAGCGCGTGGTCCACGACCTGTCCAACCCAAAGACCTCCGCACGCATCACGGGCTACGCGCACTTCCCAGCCTCCCCGTGATCTTGTGCTTTCTGTCCTTGACGCAATCTTGCCGTATCTGGTAACCCTGACCAACCCGCGTGCGCGTGATGCGCATGCACCTTGAGGAGTGTCCTATGGCCGCAAAGAAGAGCAAGAAGACTGAAGCCCCCGCCACGTCCCCCGCCGCCGGCTCACCGCCCGCGGCCACCGCGTTCACCGTTGGCCAGCAGAAGGTGTTGAGCCTGCTCACCGGCGTCCTGTCCAACCGCGCGGCCACCCTGGGTGAACTGCAAACGGCCCTGGCGGCCGTGGGGGAGGATGCCGGCGCCGTGCTCCAAGGGCTGCAAGCCCGCGGGCTGGTGGTGCCCGCCGCCGGCGGCGTGATGGCCGCCCGGGATGCCGCGGGGAACTTCTGCGTGATGTCCGGCAACCCGCCGGCGGCTTCCGGAACCCCGGAACAGGCCCCGCCCCCGCCGCCCCCTGCCCAGGTCCCGCCCCCCGCGGCCGTGGCCCACGTTCCGGAATCCCATCCCTGGGAGGAATCCGCGGAAGAGGAAGAGGAGGGCGGGGACGACCTGTCAGAGGCCCTGTTGGAGAAGATGGAAGAGCAGACGGAACTGTTGAAGCGCATCTGCACGCTGTTGGAGCGCACGCCGGCAGCGGCCCAGGCCCCCGCGGCCCCGGGCCTTCAGTCCTGGCCGCCGGCCGTGGCCGCCCCGCCCCTCCCGCCGCCCCCGCCCACGCAGGGGATGGCTCCGCCCCCACCGCCGGCCCAGGTGGCCCAGCAGGCCATGCCGCCCCCGGTGTTCAACGTCCAGGCCCAGTTCCCCCAGGCCGGCCAGTTCCAGGCCCCCATGATGGCCCAGGTTCCCCCGGGCTACATGATGACCCCCCAGGGCATTGTGCCCATGCAGATGCAGCAGCAGCCGCAGCAGATGCAGACCATGGCCAACGGTGGCGGGCAGGTGGCCGCCTGGGTTCCCCCTGGTGCCCCGCGCTGAAAGGACTCCGCCATGACCACCACCTCCAAGTTCGTCAAGCATGACGCCGGCAAGAACCTGCTGGGATGCCTGCCACCGCGGGCGTTGATGTCCATTGGCCGCGTGCTCACCCTGGGCGCGGCCAAGTACAGCCGCGATAACTGGCACAAGGTCCGCGAACGGTCCCGCTATTACGACGCCCTGTTGCGGCATCTGTTCGCGTGGTGGGCCGGCGAGGACAAGGACCCGGAGTCCGGGGAAAGCCACCTTGCCCACGCCGGCTGCTGCCTGATGTTCCTGCTGGAATTGGAGGAGGTGGGCTTGGCGGAGGATGACCGCCCGCACTTCCGGAACGACAAGCGGGTGAAGCCATGAGTTATTGGTCTGGCGACGAGGACGAGGAAGCGACGGTGGACATCTTCAAGGGCGTCACCGTCCAGCGTGAGACGGAGAAGGCTGTCCTTGTCACGCTTCCGGAGTTCGGCGGTGACAAGGACGTGCAGGTGTGGGTCCTCAAGTCCGTCATCACCGACGACTCGGAGGTGCATGACGTGGAGTGCTACAACGCCAACGGCCCAGGCAAGCTGGTGGTGAAGGGCTGGTGGACGGAGAAGGCCCTGGACAGCCACAAGAAGGCCAAGGCCATCCGCGCCAAGGGGAGGCCGGCATGACGCGCCCGTGGAGGCCCTGGGGAATCCGCACGCACCCGTTCATCCGGTGGCTGTGGTTCGTGTTCATGGGCGTGCTGGGACTGGCCACGGGCGTGTTGCTTGACGCCCTGTTCCGGAGGTGGCCGTGAGTTCAACAAACAGGGGCGCCACGCGCCAGGAACTGGACTACTACCGCACGGACCCGGCGGAGATCGCCGTGTTCCTGCGGGAATGGTTCAACGACGTGCCCAGCGCGCGTGAGTTGCTGACCACGGGCACCGTGCTGGACCCATGCGCCGGCGGGAACGTCAAGCCCGTGCAGTGGGAATACAAGAAGGGCGAGGTGGCCACCATCCAGCCGTCCACGATGTCCTATCCGGAGGCCATTGCGGCGGTGACGGGCAACGTGGTGGTGACCAATGACGTGCGCCCGGACTCGCCGGCCATGATGCACCATGACTTCCTGACGGGGGACCTGGGCCTGTCAAAGCAGCCGGAGGTGATCATCACCAACCCACCGTTCAGCATTGCCCAGCAGGTGATTGAGAAGTCCCTGACCATGGTCCCCGTGGGCGGGCTGGTGGTGATGCTGCTGCGCTTGAACTTCTTTGGGAGTGACAAGCGGTTCCCGTTCTTCCAGGGGAAGATGCCCCAACGCGCCTACGTGCATCACCGGCGCATGGGCTTCACGCCCGACGGGAAGACGGACTCCATTGAGTACATGCACGCGGTGTGGCACCGCGCGCGCGTTCCCAGCCCCGCCACCACCCTGCGCGTCATTTGAGGCAACCATGAAAGAGACAAAGACGGATGACCTCGCGGCCCCTGGTGGCCGGCTCACCACCGACGAGGAAGCGCGCGGATGGCTGCTGGAATTGATCACCACCACGCGTGAGGCCCGGGCCGCATGCGACGGTGCAAGCAGCGCCGCGGACATGCGCCGGCTGCACAGCCGCTTTCTGGTGAAGCACGGCGCGGCCCTGGGCGCGCTGATGACCTGCTACCGGTGCGGCCTGCTGAGTGACGTTGGCTACCATGAGATGCGCAAGGAAGTGCTGGACACCCTGACGCCCACCGTCATCACGGTGGTGCCTTTCACCGGAGGAAAACATGGTTGAACCGAAGAACGAGATCCCCCTGGACGCAATGCAGTTCAAGGACCCGCCGGAACTGACCGCCGGCAAGGTCCCTCCCATGGTGGGCGAGGGTATCAACGCGGTGATGCGCGTCCTGCCCAAGGTGCGCTCCCCCCTCCCCCAGGGGCTGTCCGATTCGGACATGATTGGCGTCCTTGAACGCCGCTCCCAGGTGGTGCAGGAACTGGCGTTTGCCCGCGGCATGGTTGAGGGCATGCTGTTGGCCGCGGCCGGCTACGGGTCCATCACCAAGGACCAGTTCCGTGAGCAGATGACCGTGCTACACACGGTGCTGGCCCAGCGCCCCCCGGAGTGATGCATGCGCACCCACGCCACAAAGAACCAGACGTTGGTGGATGAGTTTGGGGAGCGCCTGCTGTCCGCGCTTCTCCGTCGTCACATGACCCGGGCGGACCTGTGCGTGAAGTCCGGGCTCAAGTACGACTCCGTGACCAAGCTGGCCCGCGGGACCCGCGCTCCCAACCTGCGCACCGTCGCATCCATCGCCACCGCCCTGGGCGTGACGGTGGCCCAGTTGCTTGAGGAGATGTCCACGTGACGTGTGAACACTGTGGGGAGGTGCCAGCGGAGGGTTCCGGAATCCCGCACCAGAACGTGTGCCCGCGCTTCACGTGCGCGCTGTGCGGTGCCAAGTTCGCGGTGTTTCCGGAACCCACCAAGAAGCTGTTTGGCACCTCCCCCCGGTGCGTGGCGTGCAAGAACGCGCCGGCCCCCAAAGGGGCGGCGTGGCGTGATAGTGTTTGACGTCCGTTGGCTTTGGTGGGGTCTGAATGCAGCGCGTGCGGATGACGGAAGAGGAACTGCTGGCCGGCCTGGGCATCCTGGGCGTGACCCTGGAACAGTTCCAGCACCCCCTCCGGGCGAACAGCCAGGACGAGGGCGCGCGCCGGCTGGCGGACCTGAAGGCCAACGTGAAGCGCGCCTTCCGGAAGGCCGCCCTGGACCTGCATCCAGACCGCACGGGCGGTGACGAGGAAAAGGCCGGCCGCTTCAAGCTGGCATCCTCGGTGGCGGAGGTGGTGGAGGCGTTGACGCTCCACGTCCAGCGGCCCAGGCCCCCACCACCGGTCCCGCGCGGCGGCGTGGTGATCATCAACATGCAGCCCGGCGTCCACGTGCGCTGGACCACCGGCTCCGCTTCTACAGGCTCCGCCACCACCACCACGACCAATGGTTGGCCGTGGGACGCGGGCGGCTTTTGAGAGGGTGTCACCATGGACAAGATCATGAACAAGTTCTCCGTTTCCGACATGGCGTGGGTTCCCAAGGCTCTGAAGGCCATCGACCTGGGCGAGGGTGTTTGCGTGTCCGTCACCGGCCCGGACGCCAAGCTGATCATGCAGCACGTGCAGGACATCACCGCACGCCTGCCCATCATGAGCCTGTTCAACGCCGTGCAGCGTTTTGTCCCTGCCGTCGGCGCGGTCCACATTGACCCGCTGGTGGTGGTGCCCGTCCTGGCGTCCCTGGGCGCGCTGGGCGCCGCGGCCGGCTCCGTGGCGTTCGTCGCCGGCGTGGGCGTGGCGCACGGCATGAAGCTGGCGTTCACCTATGACATGGGCAGCCTGCTGGACCCCATGGATGACGCCCTGAGCATCACGCTGACCAAGTGAGCGGCCCGCACCTTCCCACCGTCGCACGCTGGCACCTCCCGGGCTCTTCCCGCCGGGAGGCGCTGTGCGGCGTCACGCTGCTGCCCTCCGCCAGCGTGCTGATGCCGGAACTGGTGGCTCACATCCACCACCCGGACTTTGACCTGCCCCTGTGCCCCCTGTGCCAGGAAGCCCAGGCCCCCACCCCACCCGGAACCTGATCACTTCCGGAACCCAAACCGGTGCAGATCCGCCTACTTGCGGAAAGTGTGCTTTTTGTCTTGTCTTCCGGAACCCACGGGCGCAACGTCCCATCCCGCAAGACCAACCACGGAGCCACCCCATGCTGAACTTCGCCGCCCTCTCTGCCGACCCCCACGCCCTGGCCGCCCTGGATGACCTGCTGGCCAGCAACACGGGCTTCCCCACGTTCCAGGCCCTACTGGACGCCAAGGGCTCCTACCGCCCCACCGTGGACGTCTCCACGCCGGAGATGGCCTTCCTGGCGGATGCGTATGACGCGGCCATGACCGCCCGCGGTGACGCCCGCCGCGCCTACCGCACGGGCAACCGCGTTGCGGCCCTGGTGGAGCGCACCGCGTTTGTGCCGGCCGCGGCCCTGGTGCCCGGGGAGGAGATTGAGGTGGAGGCGAACCAAGGTATGCGCCCCGCCGTGGTCCTGGCCGTCCTGGGCCAGCGCGCCCTGGCGGAATACACCATGCCGGCTGGCACCACCGCGCTGATGGTCCTCGACCTGGGCAAGAGCGCGCGGATGTTCACGCAGGCCGCCACCTCCCCCTCCTACCGGACCTGCCCGCGCAAGTGGCTGGTGGCCATGGTGGCCGCCGGCACGCAGTGGGAGGGCAACGGGCAGCAAGGCGGCGCCCTGTCCTTTGCCAAGGCCCTGGAACTGGCCGGCGTGTCCTCAACGCCCGCCCAGAAGGAGTTGTTCTAATGCGCGGTGACCTGTTGGAGACGGTGCTGGACGATTCCGCGGCCCTGGGTGATTCCGGAAAGCTGCGCCGCCTGGAAGCCCGGTGGCGCCAGCGCGCGGCCATGATGGCCCAGGACGGGTCCCTGGTGACCTGCCACGCCTGGGAAGAGGCCGCGGACGCCGCCCTGGCCCGGGCCGTGGCGGTGGAGTCCCGCCTGGGCGGCCGGGTGGACTCCGCCCTGTCCTGGGAGCGTTGGTCTGAGGCCGCGGTGCTGCGCTTCCGCGGAGGTGAGCCATGAACCCCTCCCACGCTGCCCAGGATGCCCCCAGCGGGCTTCCGGAAGTCCTGGCCTTGCACTGCCCCACCTGCGCCCGTGCGCAGCGCCCTGCGCCCCTCATGCGCGCTGCAACGCTGCTGTGCCGGCGGACCTGCCCCGGCTGCCGGACCCGGTGGGTGCTGAAGGTGACCGTGATGCGGGTGACCGCCCTGGGCGCCATGCACCACCTTGAGTGGACCGTTGCCGCTTGAAGATCACCGTGGGATAAGGCCGGCCCGGAGGTGGTGCTCTGGTACGGGCCGGCCTGACCGAGACTGAGGCGGAACTTCTCCGGCTACTCCACCACGCCCGCGGGTGTGATGGGGTCCGGTGCTCTACCTGCGCCCGGATTGACCTGCGGCTGCAAGATGGCCTGCCCCACGCCACGGATGACCCCACCGCCCGCTTCTACGTGGTGGCCGCCGGCCTGGACCAACTGGTGCGCCATCTGGAAGGCGTCTACGGCATGATGGAGGGCGCCCTGCTGCCCCCAGGAACCCGCCGGGCCATGCACGTGGCCGTTGAGGGGACCCACCGCATCCTGAGCCTGCTGCGCCTGCCCGCGGGCAAGGAGGAGAACCCCCTTGACTCAAGCCCCCCAACGCCGCCCCCGGACCCCGTTGCAGACCGCCCAGCGCGAGGCGGCATCCCTCCGCCAGGAACTGGAAGACCTCCGGCTACGTTTCGCCATCCTGTCACGGGACAAGTCATTGTCCGACGAGCGATTGTCCTCCACTTCAAAGGCCCTTGATCGCCTGGACGCGGAACTGGCCGCGGTGCGGGCTCAAAGCGCGGCCCTGATGCTTTGGGCCACCGGTGGAATCAAAGGCGCCAAGCAGGTCAACCGGGAGTCCGCTTGAAGTGACGCCGGAGGCCCAGCGGTGGCATGATTCGCGTGGAAAGGGGAAGACCCATGCGGATGTTCCTGTTGGTGCTGTTCCTGGCGGTGGTGGGTGGCAACGCAAGCGCGCAAAGTGATGCGTCCGTTCCGGATGCCCAGGTGGTGATGGACGCCGCGGTGGTGAACGTGGTGCCGGACCTGACGGCCCAGGTGGCCATCCCGTTGCCTCCCCCTGGTGCGATTCCGGAAGCCTCCCCACAAGAGGTGCTGTCCCTGGTGCGCCTGTTCACCAACGCGGTGAAGCACAAGGACTACGCCCTGGCCGCGGCGTTTGCCCTCATGGTCCTGGCCTGGGGACTCCGGAAGATGTTCCCGCGCCTGCCCCCACAGTTCATCCCGCTGGTGACCCTGCTGCTGTCCAGCGTGCCCACCATTGTGGTGGTGCTGAAGAGCCCCACGGTGACCTGGGATGAGGCGCTGACCACGCTCTTTGTGGTGTGGTTCATGAGCGCCGGCCAGTGGGAGAACGCGGTGAAGGCGGCCCGGGACGGCGTGCCGGTGGTGCTGGCGTGGCTGTCCAAGCTGGCCCCGAAGAAGGAAGCGCCGGCCCCGGTGGACGTCACCGCGGTGGTGCCCGCACCTGCGCCCCTGCCCGTTCCGGAAGACAAAACGCCCAAGGCGTGAGACGTTTTGGCCCCTGCCCACTACCTATGGGAAAGGAGGCACAAAACCATGCTGCTGAATGACTGCGAGATCGCGGCCCTGGCCGTTGAGCAAAAGATGATCACCCCGTTCTGCCCGGAGAACGTGTCCGAGAAGTACGGGAACAAGGTGGTGTCCTACGGCCTGTCATCCGCCGGCTATGACATCCGGCTGGCGGATGAGTTCGCCGTGTTCAGCCCAGTCCGGGTGACGGGCGCGGTGGACGTGAAGGCGTTCAACACGGACGCCCTGGTGCGCTTCAACGCGGATGTTTGTGACATCCCCGCGCACAGCTACGTGCTGTGCCGCAGCCTGGAAACATTCCGGATGCCGGAGGACGTGGCCGCCACGTGCGTGGGCAAGTCCACCTACGCACGCGTGGGATTGATCGTGAACGTCACGCCGCTTGAGCCTGGGTGGGAAGGCAACCTGACGTTGGAGATCAGCAACAGCAGCCCGTGCCCCGTGCGCGTCTACGCCGGCGAGGGCATTGCCCAGTTGCTGTTCCACCGCCTGAGCGGCCGTCCGTCGGTCACGTACCGTGACAAGGGCGGCAAGTACATGGGCCAGCATGGCGTCACGCCCCCAAAGATGAAAGCCTGAGCCCATGGCGGACCCGCTCCGGAATCCTGGCCGCGGGGACGTGGTGGAATTGACGGATGGGAGCATGCGCGTGGTCCTGCGTGCGGATGAGGTGGCCATCACGTTCTGGGACCTTCCGGCCCAGCGCGTGTGGACCACATCCATGAAGGGCTGGCGCCAGCGGGCCAAGGGCGGCCGGGTCATCCTGGGCGCGGAGAGAGACAGCTACCAGCACCTGTTGGAGTGAAGCCATGGAAGACCCGCGGTGGCTGCAATGGGTGTGGCGCGTGCTCCGGCGCGTGGACATCCACGTGGACTTCATCACCACGGAAGAAGCGGCCCAGGAACTGCTGGGGCGCGAGGTTCGGTTCATCTGGCGGCCGGTGATCCACACCGGCGAGGAGGAGTGACCATGTATGTGGCTGTTGAGGGAATCATTGGAGCAGGCAAGAGCACCCTGGCCCAGCATCTGGCCAAACGCATGGACTGGCGCATGCTGGCGGAACCCATCGACGGGAACCCGCTGCTGGGCAAGTTCTACGAGGACAGCGCGCGGTGGGCGTTCACCATGCAGATCCGGATGCTGCATGACCGCTACCGACTCCAACAGGTGGCCGCGCATGACCACCAACCGTGCGTGCTGGACCGGTCCCTCCCAGGTGACCGCGTGTTCGCCAAGCTGCAAGTGGACTACGGCAACATGCACCCCTTGGAGTGGGAAACCTACGAACGCTGCTACTACGCCATGAGCGCCATCCGCCCGCCCATGGTGATGGTCTACCTGCGCGTGAACCCCGACGTGGCCATGCAGCGGATGGTGACCCGCGCGCGGGACGTGGAGCGGCACTTGCCGGTGGAGTACCTGCGGGACCTCGCGCGTGGGTATGACGACCTGATTGCCCAGATTGAATCCGGAAAGCACGCCTGGGGCCGCGGCATCTCTGTGCTCACGGTGAACTGGGACAAGCAGATCACCGGACGTGACTACGTGGACACGCTGGACGCCCTGGTGCCGCAACTCACCGCGGCCATGGAGGGGCGTGTCTGATGCCGGCGGCCCCGCACCTGCGTTCCAGCACGGCCAGGCAACTGCGCACGTCATGGCAGTTGCTGGCCCTGATAGCGGAGCGCCCGCGGACGGAGACGGAACTGGCCAAGCACCTGGGGGTGCCCCGCACCCTGGTGTGGCGCCACGTCCAGGCCATGCGCCAAGCCGGCATGCCCTTGGAAGCCGTGCCGGACCCCGCCTGGGGAGGAAAGCGCCGGCTGTGGCGCCTGTCCGGAATCATTCCCTGGCGGGTTCCGGAACGCGGCCTGGACCCGGAGATCAAGCCTGATCCGGCCGAGTGCTTTTTGTCTTGCCTTCCGGAATGAAGCCGGACTAGGGTTCCGGGTTGCCGGAAGGACCGGCCACAAAAACGGAGCCACCATGACCACCGCCACGTTCGTCCCCTCCTGCTTCTTCCTGCGCTCTGACGTCGTTGTCATCGGTTCCAACCCGGAAAGCGCGGACATGGACAACCCGCGCGGGAGCCTGTTTGGCTACGCGGTCTACGTGGTGGCGGAAGCGTCCAACGGGGAGCGCATGGCGCATGACCACACGTTCACGGCCAGCCGAGAGAAGGATGCCCTGGCCCGCGGGGAGGCCCTGCTGGCCCGCATCCAGGCCGCGGTCTTTGGTCACGGCCGAGACATTGACCCCGCGTGCTGGACGCCGTGTGAAGCGGCCTACGGCTCCAACGCCTACGTGGCGGAGGTGGCCATGATGAGCCGGGAAGAGCGCGCCCAATGACCTGAGCGGCCGGCATAGCAGGACGGGAGAAGGGCGCCGACTGGGGCGCCCGGACCCGTTGAGGAGGTGCCCTGTGAAGCGCGCCAGTTACCGTGAAGGAATCGAGTGCATTGCCCTGAACGATGAGCCCACCAGCCTGGAAGTGGAGGACATGGAGGCCATGGCGTCCGTGATGCTCCAAGCGGTCCTGTTCGGCGTCACGCAAGAGCGCGTGGCCAAGGACGTGGTGCGCTTCCGGAAGAAGCTGGCCAAGGCGGAGGCGCGCTTGAGCAAGCTGCACAAGATCCCCACGCCGGTGGTGAGCGGCCCCTGGGTGCTGGTGCATGCCGTGGGCAAGGCGCCCGTGTTCGTGGGGGAGCAAGTGGCCAGCCGGGCCGGCTTTCCGGACACGGTGCTGGGCGGCACCCCACCGCAGCACCCCGCCAGCACCGGCCGCGTGGCCGTGAAGCACGCCGGCGAGTTCTTCCCCAGCGTGTTTGGGATGACCTGGGTGCGCAGGGGTGAGGGCACCTCCCATGGGTGACGCCTGCAAGCACATTGGCCAGTGGCGCATGTACAAGGACACGGAGGGCTCCACGGTGACCCGCCGCGTCCTGTGCCTGGACTGCGGCGCCTGTCTGTACCGGGAGGACTGGCCGCTGGCGGACGTGGAGGAACACGTGGCCCAGGTGAAGCGGGCCGCCAAGGCCGCCATTGCCGCCGCCCGCGGCCCCCTCCGCACCTGCATCCACTGCAAGCGCGCCTTGGATGCGGCCGGGGAATGCAGGGATTGCCCAGCACGCCGCCGGCGGTGAGACGTTTCAGGCCCAGAACACTACCTACAGAAGAGAAGGGAGAAACAGATGAACCCAACGGAGGCTTTCATGATGCCAGGAACCTGTGACGGATGCGGCGAGTCCCTGTGCCCCACCCACCACGTTTGCCATGCGTGTTCGGAAGGGGAGGCCAGTTTCACCCCGGACAAGCCCATCACGGAGCAGGTGGAGGAGTTCTCCAAGCTGGTGGTGGCCGCCCAACGGGTCCACGCGTCCCTGACCAGCACGCCGGAGGTGAATTGGCAGGCGTTCATCCCTGGTGGCCCCGCGCTGCACAAGGCGTGGCGCGCGGACATCACCAAGCTGGCCGGCACCCTGAACCGCGCCATCCGTGACGGCGCCCCGGGTGAGACGGGCACGCGCGTCCTGACCGTGGCCCTGTCCCTCACGGAACTGAACCTGTCCGCCAAGCAGGTCACGCTGAACGGCAAGCCGGTGGTGGGCGTGCGCATCCGCGGACCCATCCGCGCGGTGGAGTACGTCATCCTGGCCGTGGTGGCCGCACAACAGACGGCACCGCGCTCCAAGTACCTCCAACGCGTCCTGGGCGCCCTGATGCGGCTCTACGTGAATGGCGCAGGCCAGGACATCTACCCACCCATGAAGCCGCACCTGATGCACGCCCAAGCGTTTCCGGAAGGCACCGCGGAACTGCACATGCGCGCTGGTGACCCGGAAGGGGAGGGGTGAGCCCATGGTGATGCCGCGTGAGACGGTGAAGGGCGGAGCGCCGGCAACGTGCCCGGAGTGCAACCGCACCGTGGTTCCGGAAGTGCTCCACAGCCCGGCCGGCTACTACGTGGGGACCATGTGCGGGTGCGGCCCGTACAGCCGGGAGTCCACCTATTTCGCCACGGAGCCGGCCGCGGCCCAGGCCCAGGCCCTGGCCAGCGGGAGGTATGGACGATGATCACCCGGGAGCGGCTACGCCAGATGACCGCGGACTTGGACAGCGTTGGGTTCTTCCGGAACGAGACAACGGAGGAACTACGCGCGCTGGTGTCGAGCGTCGAGTTCGCCAAGGACGTGGCGGAGCAGGACTGCAACTATGGGGACGGATGCCACGGCACGCACTCCCCGCGGAGCACGCCGGCACGCCACGGCCGTTGCACCGCATGCGCCGCGCGGCTGGCCCTGGGCCTGCCGGCGTCCGCGGAAGGTGTCTACCCATGACCATGGCCCAGGAAAGCTACGTTGAGCGCCCGTTCGTCATCCAGCACGTGGACCACCCCGGTGACTACGTGTTGTTCTGGAAGGGCAACCGCGCCGGCTACACGGTGAACTTGGATGAGGCCGGCCGCTACACGGAAGAGGAAGCGCGCAACATTGTGATGGGCCGTCCGGAAGTGGACGTGGCGCTGATGTTCAAGGACGTGGAGGCGGAAGTCCGGCGCGTGGTGCTGCGGGACCGGGCCTACTTCCTGACCAAGGTCTACGTGCCCAAGAACATCCACCCGCACACCGTGGTGGTGTCCCGCCGCGGTGGGCCGGATGACCTGTTCACCAACATCACCGTCGGAGGCAAGCCATGAGTGGATGGATGTTGCCATGTGGCCAGTGCATGGCCTGCAAGACTTCCGGAAGCGCCGCGTGCGAACGGCCGCTGAACTATGAGCCCAACGCCATCAAGTGGCGCCCAGGTGACCGCGTGCTGCATGACGCGGACGCCAAGAACGCAGGCATGTTGATGCGCGTCCTGGCCAGGAACCGCAACGGCATGGTGCGCACGGAATACCTCGACCCCGTGTTGCAGAAGCGGTGGGGCAAGGGCCGGCGCTCCACGCTGATCAACCCGTTGGAGGCGCTGCATGATCCGGAACGGTTCGGCGTGTTCGAGGACCGCGCCCACGCTGCATGGCACCGGGAGAAGGCCGCCCAGTTGCGCGTGGCCATGGAGGAATCCACCGCGCTGCTGGACCGCGGACAGGTGACCCAGGCCGTCAAGGTGTTGGAGCGTTCCGGAGTCATGCATTGCCCCCAGTGTGAGTGCTGACCAACCAAAGGAGAGGAAGCCTATGCATGCTCATTCAGAGGTTGTGCGCTTGAGTGAAGAACTGTCCAAGTATTTTTCAGAGATGCCTCTGCTGCCCCATCGCACGGGCTACACGCTGCACTCATACGGCGTGGCAGCCAATGGTGTTCCCTGGTGGCTGCTGCTCCACAACCGGGGAAAGTTTTTGCTGCGCCTTGACGGGGATGCCGCGGTGGAATGCTTTGATGACTTTGCAGCGGAAGGTGGGGCTGCGATTGAGCATATTGAGGACGTGCGCCTGGAAGCCGCGGAGACGGTCATTCGTCGGTTATACGCGCTGCGGTTTGCCATTGAAGAGTTGATGCCAGAAGCACGCCGGCGAGTGCTCCACAAGGGGAAGGTGTTTGCATCCCATGCGGATGTTGCCCTGGCCGCGGGCACTGGGAAGCGGCTCTATTGGGTGACGGACCCTTGGCACGACGAGGATTGGTTCGTGGTGGCGCACTCCCGTGCGGAAGCTGAAGCGTTTTACGTGGACTACGAGGGCATGACGTATGGAGACGCGCACGCAGAGTTCCTGAAGCGCATTCCGGAAGAGGCGTCCGTGCCGCAGGTACCATCCCATCCGGAGGTGGGGACCTTGAGGGAGTGCGGGCTCCGGAACGGTTCCAAGTCCACCTCTCAGCGGACCTGGGTGGACCCGGTAACGCAGCGTGCTTTTGAAGAGGGTGGGTTGCAGTCCGGCATTGACGGGGCGCTGGCCATGCGGGCACGGGACAGCAGTGGGGAGCACATCCAATGAAGCGCGCGGTGATGCAGACCTGGGAACTGTATTGGAGTCCGGAAGGGAAGCGCATTGCCACCGTGCAGGCCAAGGACGCGCGCGCGGCAATCCGGAAGGCGCCCATGCCCTGGCGCCGCTACCTGGGGGAGATTTACGCCACCCCCGTGGGAGGTGCGTGATGGTGCAAGTCCTGACGGGTGACATCCTCTTTGACTTGCTCCAACACGTGCCGGTGCCGGCCACGGGCGGATGGGCCGGACCTGGGCACCTGCAAGCGGCCCTGGACGCGTTCCGGAACAAGGGCGCCCCTCCGGAACTTGAGGCCGCGGCCCTGTCCCGTGAGGTGGGAAGCTACGCGCTGGAATATGCGCTCATGAGGCCGGCAGATCGCATTGACCAAGGGACCTTGTTGAAGGCGGTGCGCGTTGTGCGCGGGAAGGAGTGGCGGGCATGAGTGACCTCAAGGCGCTGTTGCGGGAGTGCTCCAAGCTGGGCGTCCCGTTCGAGACAACCAACGGAGGGCACATCAAGTTCCTGTGCCCAGGTGGCGTGGTGTTTGCGGCCAGCACGCCGTCCGATTGCCGCGCGGTGAAGAACATCCGGACCATGCTCAGACGCAAGGGGGTGGCGCTGTGATGACCCGTGAAGAGGCAGACAGGCTTGTGTGGCGCGTGCTTGACACGTCCGTATGGACGGAGAGCATGCCCGTCACGCAGGCGGAACGCATGGTGCAGCACGGCGCGGCGTATGACGCGCTCATTGCCGCGCTGACCGCGCCGCCGGCCGGCTTCCCCCTGCCTTTGCCGGAGGGACAGCTTTTGGCATGGGAAGAAGGCCACCCACCACGGACCCACTACTGCCTGAGCCCCCACTGCATCCCGTGCCGCCAGCCCTGGCTGCTTCCAGCGGCCAAAGGAGGGGGCAAGTGACCGTGACCCATGATGAGGCCCGGAGGCTGGTGGACCGGTTCCACCGCGCGCTCCACGCCCAGATGCTGCTGAACATCACGCGCACGTTGAGCCTGCGCCAGGACCATCCGGGTGAGCCGGCGTGGGAAGCCGCGGTGTCAGAAGCGCATGATGCGGAGGACATGCTGCTGCGCGCCCTGGTGAAGGAGCACACGCCGGCATCCCCCACGCCGCGGCATGAGCCGGGCTCCAAGGGGACCTGTCTGGTGCCCCTGGGCAACGGCATGGTGTGCGGTGAAGCCGTCTATGACAGCCGCGGCGGGACCGTGTGCCGTTCCGGACACGGCGGTGGGCCGTTCCTGCCGCCCTGGGGAGTTGCCGGATGATCATTCCCGCCAACATTCCGGAACTGTGCGCGTCCATCGGATTGCAGGCCCACGTGCTGACCCTCAAGGGTGCCACGGCCACGGACGGAGAGAAGGCGTTGCTCCACTACTACGAGTGGCGCGTGAGCCAACTGGCGGCCCAGTACGGGCGTGAGCGTGTGTTGCAGTGGATGAAGGGGAGCGTGGCCAATGACGGATGACAAGCGGTGCCGCTACTGCGAAGCGCGCCCGGCCATCAAGGTGCCCAAGCGTGCCAGCACCTTCCCCCAGGCCCCGCCCGCCGGCGTGCTGTGCATGCGCTGCTACCAAGTCATCCGGAAGGGATGGCACCAACGCTACAAGTGGACCGCGGAGCCGTGGAAGTGGCGCGCGTTCCGGAAAGGGATTCCCCAATGACGGATGAGACGAAAGAGCAGCACCACGTTGCTTCCCTGTTGGCCCGGGTGAGTTCGGAGAACGCGCAACTGCGCACGGCCAACGCCGCCCTGCTGAAGGGCCTGGACAAGGAAACCAAGGAACGCGCCGGCGTGGAGGCGGAGTTGGATGGAGTCCGCGCGCACATGGAGAAGGAAGCGGAGGCCCACCGCGTGGAGCGCAACCAGTTCCACAAGGACTGGGAGGCCCTGCGCGCGGAGAACAGCCAACTGCGCGCGGAACTGGCGTTCCTGGGCGTGGCGGGGACCGCCGCCTGGACGCCCCTGGCCGTCAAGTGCCGAGTGCTCCGCACCCATGGTGCGCAGGACCCCACGCAGGACCCGGTGGAGCGCATGCTCACCACGCTGACGCAGGATGACGAACTGGATGCCCGCGGCCTGCCCCGCTACCCATGGGACCACACAAGCAGCGGCTACAAGGACGCGCGCGCCACGGTGACCAACCACATCCGCGGCCTGGAAGCGCAACTGGCGGAGGCCAAGGACCGCTACAGCACCTTTGTGGTGGGCGCTGCCCAGCGTGAAGCGGACCTGCACGCGCTCTACGAGGCCGCGGCTGCCCCGGACTTGGTGGAACTGGCCACCGTGCGTGAGGTGGTGTCCGCCCTGGTGGAGGACCGCAAGCGGAACACCGCGGAACTGACGGACCAACGCGCCCAGACGCAATCATGGTTCCGGAAGGCCCGCACCCTGGAAGAGGAGGTGGCCGCGCTGAATGAGGCGCATGCGGCGGAACGGATGCAGACGTCCCTGGAACGGGACACGCTGTCCACCGCGGTAGCCACCATGGACCGCGCCCTCAAAGCGACGGAGCAGGCCCTGGCGTTTGCCCTGTCCGGCAACCCGTGCCCGGACCCGTACTGTGCGCAGAAGGGATGCGAGAACAGCCTGCCCGGATGCTGCACACGCCACGCACGTGAGATGGCAAAGCCCAAGGTCAAGTAAGCATCAAACACCCACAGCATTCCGGAAGACAACCGTGGATTCCGGATAGGAGGACAAGACGCATGCATCCCAATGAAGCAAGGTTCTGGGCGTTCCATCACGACAACCCGGACGTGTTTGAAACCCTCAAGGCCCTGGCCCGGAAGGCCAAGCACGCCGGCGCGGGCCAGTACGGCATTGCCGCGCTGTTTGAGGTGTTGCGGTGGAGCCGGCTCATGGACGGCAAGCGGGACGGGGAAGAGTTCAAGCTGAACAACAACTACAAGGCGTTCTACGCGCGCCTGCTGATGGCGGAGTGCCCGGACCTCGCCGGCTTCTTTGAGACGCGGGAACAGGTGGCCGCATGAACCCGGAACCGTGGACGTGGAAGCGCGTGCTGGCCCAGGCCATCCCAATGGCGCTGGTGATGATTTACGCGGTGGTGAACATCCTGCTGGGGGCCAAGTGATGCAGACCTGTGAGACGTGCAAGCACTGGGTGGAGCCGGGCGTGGGTGATGGACCCCCTGGCATGCGGGACGTTGTGCGCCCGGTGGATGGCGCCACCATGGAGCCCATGGCCATGCCCTGGGAGGTGCGGTGGTGCCAGTCCCCGCGGCTGCTGTTCCATGAGCGGCCCCCGGAACGTGCCGCCGCCACGCTGTTGGATGGCAGCGGCTACATGGCCGGCCTGTTCACCGGCCCAGACTTTGGATGCACGCTGCATGAGGCCGTGCTGGATGAGGCCGTGCTGGATGAGGCCCGGCTGGTGGACCTGCGCGCGGAGTGCGTGCGGCTGGTGGAGGCCGGCAAGGTGCTCACGGAAGAGTTCAACGCGTTGCGTGGACCCATCAACGTGGCGCCGCTGCAAGAGCGCCTGCGCAAGGTGGCCGCCATGCTGGGCATTCCGGAAGAGCCGACGGCACCGGTGAGGGCGGCCCACGTGGACGTGCTGGTGGTGGACACACTGACCCCGGATGAGATGGCCCTGCTGGGGAAGCTGAACGCGGTGGAGCGCCTGAACGCCGCGGAGGCCCAGCGCCTGCGCATGTTCCGCCGCGGTGAGTCCCCATGCCTGTGCGCGTGCAATGGGCCGTCCTTTGCTGGCACGTGCGGCTGTGTCTGCCATGCGGCGGAGGTGGGTCATGGTTGACATCCCACTCCGGGTGTTCACGCTGTCCTTTGAGGAACAGGTGCTGCTGGGCAAGGACCGGAACCGCGCGAAGCTGACGGAAGAGGAATACCGGGTTCTTCGCGCATCACGGAACCGGGCATGGCAGGTGCTTGAGAAGGAGCGCGCGGCCAAGCGCAAGTGGGGCGTGTGCCGGGAGTGCCACGCCAGGGTGCGCCTGCTTGATTCCGGAAAGGCCCGCATCCATGAGGTGCGGGTCTTCACGGAGTTTGCAACCACCGTGCGCCGGAGCATGGCCCGGGCCATGACGTGCGCCGGTAGCTACCGCTCCACGCTTCCGGACACCGCGGCCATCCCCAGCATAAGCGTGACGCGCTTGTTTGAGGAGTTGAGTCTCATGCGCTCCACGCGGCGTGGCTTGGTGAACACGGGTGAATGGTTCCCAGCCCGGAAAGACCTTGAGGCCGCCCTGCGCGCCGCGGGGTATGAGGTGGAGACGTGAGGACATCCTGCGCGGTCCCTGTGTGGCGTTGGGAGGGCAACGGCCGGGCCTGGACGGACCCCAACACGCGTGTGTTGGTCCGGACGTACACCGCGGCCCCAACCCTGTTGCTGACGGTTGACGTTTGGTGGCTCCGCATGCGCGGATTCACCGTTGTGTGGAGGTGGGCATGTTGAGCGCGCACGCAAAGCTGCTGGACCGGATGGAGAAGCTGCAAGCCGCCTACGCGGTCCTGAAGAAACCTCCGGAAGGGCTGTGGCTGACCTGGGATGACGCCCAGGCCATCCTGGCGTTCATGGCCGGCGTTCCCACCACCACCATCTGCGACCAGTGCCAGCGCGTCCAGATGCTGATGCCCGCCCCTGGTGCCCGCACCGGGATTGTCCCTGTCCAGGCCGGCGGAGGTGGCATTGCCCTGGCCGTGGTGGAGCAGGACCCGCACGCCCACCTCCGCGGCTGCGGCGTGGCGGCCAACGGCTACCACGCACCGGCGGACGGTGGAGGCCATTGCGCGCTGTGCGGGACCATTGGCCCCTGGCACGCGACTGGGGGCAACACGTGAGCCCCCTGGACACCCTGGTGGACGCCCTGGTGGCATCCGTGCGCGCCCAGGCAGTGGCGGACTGGGCAACCGCCTACGGGAATGCGGAGCCGGACCCCAAGGCGCCCGGCGTGGTGGTAACCGCCCGGAAGGCCCTGGTGGACTACGTGCGGGGTTTGGAGGCCCAGGTGGATACCTGGGACCGGCTGGCCCTGGAAGCGGACGTGGAGGCCGCCCAGGCCCCTTCCGTGGACCCCGCGGACGTGCAGCGGGTGGTGGCGCGGGCGGAGCGGCTGGCCCAGAACGCCCAGGTGAGCGGCATGGTGGACCACGCGGTGGCCATGGCATCCGCTATGGCCGGCCACGCGGGCGTGCGGTCCCAGGAATGCTGGGAGTGCGGCATCCTGCCCGGGATCTTGGACACGGTGGAGGTATGGGTGCGGGCGTTCCTGGCACCGGACACCACCACCGCCCAGGTGCAGTTCCACCTGGGTTGCTACAAGGGCTGCCAGGAATGCCACGTGGTGGAGGGGCACCTTCTCTGGTGCTCACAACGGAGGGAAGCATGAGCCCAGGACAGATGGCCGCGGAGTGTGCCCGCGTGCTGCAAGGCGGCATGGAGCGCGTGACGTTCGTGGTGGACCGCAAGCCCACGCGTTCCGGAAGGGTGCGCCTCACGCCCAAGTCCGGACCCTGGGGTGAGGTGGCGTGCGTCAACGCGGATGGCGCCACGGTGGCGTGGTTCAAGGCCCTGGACGTCCTGGCCTGGATGGGCGCCAACGGCATGGTCAAGATCACCGTGGTGCCCAAGGCGCCGGGCGTGCCGCCCGCGGCCGTGAGGAAGGTTCCGGAACATGCCTAAGAGCCCCATCCCCGGCGTGACCGTCTACGCGCATCCCAAGCACCGCAAGGAGGTGGCCGCGGAAGTCCGGAAGGGCAACGTGCCCGCGCGCCACGCCTGGGCCGCCGGCCCGGACATCACCACGCTGACGCCGGCGGAGATGGCCGCGGTCACCTACGCGCTGTTGCAGGCCCAGGGGGAGCGGCTGGCCGCGGAATGGTGGGGCACGTTCCTGGCCGGCATCCGCCGCGGGCTTGAGGTGACCACCGCGGCCCGCGTGGCCCTGGAACGCTGGGACATCGGATGATCCGGGTCATCTACACAACCAGCCCGGACGAGGGCGCGGAGGCGGACGGTTCCCAATGGGTGCGCGCGTCCATGGCCTGGACGGCCGTCAAGCTGTGCTTCCTGGCCGGCGTGATGCTTGGCGCCCTGATCCGGAGTGTATGCTTTTTGTATTGACTTCCGGAATGGCCGGCTCTAGCGTCCCCCTCTGCCGGAACAAACCGGCCTTGACCCGGAGCCGCCCATGACCACCGCCACCCTGCCCGCCCTGAAGACCGTCCCCGCCTTTGACGTCATTGAAGCCTGGGTGGATGCCCAGGAACTGGCCGCGGCCCGCAAGGCCCTGGCGGAGAAGAACGCCACGCTGTCCAGCGTGAAGCTGACGGACGCCCAGGTCCGCACCCTGCGCTACATCCTGGCCAAGGGCGGCGTGAGCCTGGATGCCCTGCACATGGGCAGCGTGAAGACCTGGGGCGAGTGCCGCAAGACCACGGTGTTCAACCTGTTCCGCATGGGTCTGGTGGAGCGCACCGGCACGCTCTACTTCGTGAGCGCCGCGGGCTGCATGGCCGTCAACAAGGCGGAGGGCTGAACCATGGCGCGCTACCTGGGCAAGTGCCGGACGTGCAAGACGGTGCTCCGCGCGGAGGCCACCGGGCGTGTCCAGGCCGTGGCCGGCAAGCAGCGCACGGTGTTCACGTTCCCCAACGGGGAGCAGGCCCAGGACACCAAGCGCACGTTCGTGGAGTGCTGGACCTGTACCGCGGCCGGCGTGTCCCGCGGCGGCCTTCCGGTCCACGTGGAACTCCGCCGCGTGGTGGGCGTGAAGACGGATGCGCCGTGCAGCGCCAAGTGCCTTGCGTCCACGGGCTTCAACTGCGAGTGCGCGTGCGGCGGTGCCAACCACGGAAGCGGGCACTGACCGCGCCGTCAAGTGTGGCGGGCGCCGGCCCTTGCCCGTACAGTGGCCGGATGCCAATGCCGGACCTTCCGGACATCATGCTGGACGTCACGCCCACCCTGGCCCTGGAACGCAGGGACGGGATGTGGCGCTACGTGTCCAAGTCCGGCCATGACCTGACCGCAGTGCTGAATGAACTTGAGAAGCAGGCCGCGCGCCTGGACCACCGCAGCAAGCTGTGCCTGGAAGCGGCTGCCCTTCTCCGCGCCCAGGCCAACCACCAAGGGAGTCATCCATGACGCTTCACCTCGTCCAGGGGGAAGGTTCCCCCGCCATGCCCCCGCACGCAGCCCACTATCCGCCCAGGTGCGCCCTGGTGCTCAGGGAGCAGGCCCAGCACGCGGGATACGAGGTGGAAGAGGGATGCACGGATGACGGCTGGTATGTGACCCTGGTGCGGCCCGGCCAGGAACTCCACGCCCTGGGGACCACGCCGCACGCGGCCCTGGAACGCGCCCTGGCCATGGCCACCTCCCACGCGCTCCACAGCCGGCACGCATCCCGGCAAGCCGCACGGTGAGCACCATGGACCCGCAACGCTTGGCCTCCGCCCTGGCGGCCCTGGACGTGGTGTTGGACCGGACCACGCACGCCGCGGTGTGCGGCCTCTATGACAACCCGCCGGGGGACGCCTGCACGTGCGGGCTCAACACGGCGCGCGTGGAGGTGGAGATGCTGGCGCATGAGTTGGACGCCAGCCTGACGCCCCCGCCGGCCCCCACGTTGGAGGCCCTGCGGGAGGAATGGGTGGGCACCGTGCTCAAGGACGCCGGCCTCACGGACGGGTGCCTGCGCGACATGCCGGACGGCGCCCTGGTGTGCATTGACGGCGGGGAGTTGCTGCACGCCCAGGACTGGCTGAAGCGGGACCATCTGTGGACGCAGCAAGCGGGCACCAAGCTGTCCAGCAGCACGGCCCTGCTGGCCATGGCCCGCCGCAACAGCGCCACCATCCGGGTGATGGCGGTGCTGGACCCGCCCCCGCCCTTCCAAGGCATCCTGGGCCACGGCTGACCCAACCTTCCGGAAGCACGGCCGCGGTGGTACTGCTGGCCCCCATGGACCTTCCGGAAGCCACGCCGCCAACCGCGGCCCTGTCCCCGTTTGACGTGCTCTACATGCAGGAGTCCTGCGCCTACTTCGCGCACCAGATGCTGCGCGGCCCCGCGGACCCGCCCTACAACGGCAAGTTCCTTGTGAGCCAACACCATGAGGCGTGGGACAGGCTGGTGCATGGCAACAAGCGCCTGTGCGTGCTGGCGCCCCGCGACCACGGGAAAACCTATTTCTTCGACTTCGCCTATCCAATCTGGAAGGCGGCGCACAACCCGCATGGCCGCGGCTACATCTTCTCCGCCACGCAGGACCAAGCGGTGCGAATCCTCTCGGACATCAAAGACGAGATCGAGGACAACCCGCGCCTGCGCCACCTCATGCCGCAACCACGTGAGACGTGGAGCAAGACCGCCATCAAGCTGGCCAACGGCCACCGCATCTTTGCCCGCGGCTACGGCACCAAGATCCGCGGCGCGCATCCCAACTGGATTGTGGTGGATGACGGGCTGAACGACGAGGACGCCTATTCGGAACTGGTGCGCCAGAAGCACATTGACTACTTCCTGACGGCCATCAGCAACATGATCGTGCCCAACGGCCAGATCGTGGTGGTGGGCACGCCCTTCCACGCGCTGGACCTCTACGGCAAGGGCGACGGGCGCCTGGGCGACAACCCGGAGTATGCGTTCCGGAGGTTCCCCGCCCTGGACTCCGCCGGCAACCCGTTGTGGCCAGACCGGTATGACGCCACCGCGTTGCAGCGGAAGCGCCGCGAGATCGGCAGCGTGCGGTTCACGCGTGAGTTCCTGTGTGAGCCCATCTCCGACGACATGAGCATCTTCCCTGGCCGCCTGTTCGTCGGGGACCCGGTGGAGCAGTTCACCGTGCGCCTGGGTGAGCCCATCGCGCGCTGGCGTGAACTGGGCATCACGTCCGTGTTCATCGGCGTGGACCTCGCAATCAGCACCACCACGTCCGCGGACTATACGGTGGTGGTGGTGCTGGGCGTGGACAAGTTTGGCAACCGGTGGGTGATGGACATCTTCCGGAAGCGCGGCATGCCCTACCAGCAGCAACTCTCCGTCGTGCAGGCCATGGGCAAGCGGTATGACGCGGACCTGATATTCATCGAGTCCAACCAGATGCAGCGCGTGGTGGGTGACGACCTGATTAGGCTCACGGACCTGCCCATCAAGAAGTTCAACACCACGGGCCGCGGCAAGGGCCTGAAGCATCCAACCACCAACACGGTGAGCGCCAACAAGAACACCCTGGAAGGCGGCGTGCCCGTGTTGCGCGTGCTGTTGGAGAACCAAAAGTTCCGGATTCCCCGCGGGGACGCACGCAGCGTGGAACTGACGGACCAGTGGATCAGTGAGATGAAGTCCTTCACGTGGCTGGAAGGCAAGCTGAAGGGCGTGGGCGGGCATGATGACACCGTGATGGCCCTGTGGATTGCTGACCAAGCGGTGCGCTCCGGCGGGTTCTCATTCAGCACGGGCGCGGAGAAGGATGACGCCGCGTCCCTGGCGGAACTCATGAAGGAGCAGACGGAGGAGCCGGAGGAGGAAAAGGACGCGCCCACGGAGGAGGCCGCGGCCCGGGCCTTCCTTGAGGGCATTGTGGGGGCGGACGAGGGGGAGATTGACGCGGCCCTGGAAGCAACGCATGCAGCCAACCTTGTGGATGAAGAGGCGGTGGACGCGGTAGGCTCCGTTTGGTCCCGCTTGCCTGGGCTTTCCGGAAGGTTCTGACCAATGGTTGCAGACCGCATTGCAGGCACCGCAGACCGCATGGGCGCCATGATGCCCCGTGCCCAGTCCCAGCGGTTCGTGGTGACCCAATACGGCGCCCCGCCGGAGCCCATGACCCCAGGGCAGGTTCCCGGCGTCACGCCCATCCCTGGCCTGTTCAGCCTGCCGGCCGCGGACCCTACGCCGGCCGCCCTGCTGGATGACCGCCCGGTGGTGACCGTGGAGGGCGTGACGCGGGACCTGGGCCTGGACCCGGCCCAGGACAACGCGCTCCGGAAGTACGTGCAGACCATCATCACCGCGGACAATGAGGCGGTGCTGCGCCAGCAGGTGGTGAGTTACGCCATGACCGCCGGCTTTGACCCGGACACGCGGCGCATCCTGCTGGCCAGGGTGCTCAAGTTCTACGCGTCCAAGGGCAAGAGCCAGGGCAAGCTGGCCATCCTGAAGCAGGCCGTGCGCGGGCTCCGGAATAAGCCCAGCGGCGCGGAGGCCACCATGGAGAAGGCCGGCCCGTTCATTGGCCCCAAGGGCGGGAAGTGGGCGGACGCGGCCCACAAGGTTCCGTGGGTGGACCAAGCGGCGGACCTCAAGCCCCATGGGACCATGCAGCCGCATGAAGTCCTGGCGGAACTGAAGGCCCAGGACCGCGCCGGCAAGCACGGCAAAGAGCAGGACGCCGCCGCCTACCACGTTCCGGAAGAGGAGCACGTGCTGGTGGACGTGCCTGTGGACCACACGCTGGACCATGACGTTTACGACAGGGACACGGGAGACTCCGGCGGGCTGGACAGCAGGACCGGAACGCACCTGGGGGCGCACAAGAAGGCGCGCGTGGAAGACTACGCAGCGCGCACCACCAAGGCCCCGCCCATCCACCTCACCTATGGCGCCCGCGCCCAGCAGAAGGCGCATGGTCAAGCCGGCGTGATGCAGGGCAACCACCGCCTGGAAGCGGCCAAGCAACGCGGGGACGGCACCATCACCGCCATGATGCCCAGGTCGCACTTTGAAGCCTGGAAGGCGCACCGGGAGAAGCGGTTCGTGGAGGGCCATGCCCACTGGCGGGACGTGGAACTGCCCGCCTTTCGTGAGCGTGATGGGCTGGACAAGTCCCAGTTCGACGAGGATGACACCATGCAGAAGAGCAGCGGCCCGTTCATCGGTCCCAACGGCGGCAAGTGGCGGGATGCGAAGCACACGCAGCACTGGACCGCGGAGGATGAGCGCGCCCACCGCGGCCCCAACCCGCACGTCCAGCACGTGCCCTGGGACAGTGGGACGCACGACAAGCCAACCAACAAGCCAATGCCCGCGGGCGCCTCGCATGGCACCTACGCCACCGCCGACAAGCCGGGCTACGCCACCGTTGTGACTGACCGCGCGGCAGCGGACGCCTGGGACAAGGAGACGCGCGCCGCGGCGGAGGCCGCAGACCGGTCTGCGGACATCCATCGCATGGTGCCCAGGCCGGTGGGCGTCATGCACTACCCCACCAAGGGTGAGACGGGCAGCGTCCCCATTGCATCCCAGCACGGCCTCTACACGGTGCATCCGGAGACGGGCGTCATGCCCATTGTGGACCGCGGCTGGACGCAATCCCGCCCAGGCCCACGCAAGCGTGCTTGGACCGTCAGCCACGCGCCTTCGGGCCTGCGCGTGAAGCAGACCTTGACCTCCCGGGAAGCCGCGGAGGCCCTGGCCCGGCACATGGCGAAGCACGCGCCCACCGCCGGCGCGTCATGGGTGCTGGGGCACACGCCGGCCAAGGAAGATCCGGAACTGCAACACATTGTGACCACGCGCGCCGCCCACCTCACCCAGGTGAAGGCGGAGAAGGACGCCAAGGAGGCCGTGTCCCGTGAGGCATCTGACCGGGCCTACCGGGAAGCTGAAGCCCGCGAGAAAGCGGACGAGGAGCGCCTTTTGGTCCCCACGGCCGCGGTGGACTACGCGGTGACGGATGCCAAGGCGCACGCCAAGGACGCCCCGCCGGCGTTCCGGAGGGAGCACGACAACGGCGTGGAGTTCGCGGCCAAGATCGTGGCGGACAAGCAGTTCCGTGACCCGGCGTTCTCGGACACGCGCAAGCAGATGGCCACCACGGACAACATGCACGGCAAGGGCATGGTCCTGGCGGCCCACGTGGCCCACCTTCCGGAAGACGAGGCCCATTCCTGGCTGACGCGCATGGCCCAGGACAAGGCCCTGGGGAAGCCCAAGGGCCGCGGTGGCCATGGCGGTTCCGCGGGTGAGCACTTCCGGAACCTCAAGTCCAACAGCCCGTTCTGGCACGGCGTCTACGCGTTTGGGCACCACCTGCAAGTGGGCGTGGACCCGGAGCGCCGGGCCGGCTTCAACAAGGACAACAAGGCCCGGCTGGCGGCGGCCCACCCGGGCGTGGTGGAGCAGCGCCTGGAAGCGCCGGCCCCGGAGCGTGACCCCGCGCATGACTACGGCTTCACGCCCAACACCGCGGAGGTGGTGCCCGCCGGCGACCCCGGCGTGAACTGGGGTCCGGACGCAGCCACCAAGGACGCATGGTCCCGCGAGGCCCAGACAGCCCTGGACAACATCAGCGAGATGCACGCCGCCCCGCCCACGTTCACCATTCCGGAACACCCTCCGGAACCCGTGGTGGTGGCCATGCCCACCGCCGCGGACGTGGCCCCCACCCGCGCGCCCAGGGGCAAGGCCGCCAAGGCGCCGGCCAAGCAGATGGACCTGTTTGGGAAGGCCACGGCGTTCCACGTGGACCCGCTGCTGGCACTGGCCACCGTGCTGTCCAAGGCCGCCACCCCGTTCCTGGGGCCGCACGGCGGGAAGTGGGCCAACGCCGCGCACACCATCCCGTGGAGTGACAAGGTGCATGGGGAGAAGGCCAGCGCCACGCCCCACGCCGCGTTCCACCCGGACATCAAGGCCCTGGGGGAGATGACCCGCACCGGCCGCGCGGACCCGGACCTGCTGGCCCGGCTGCACAAGCTGGCCCAGGACCCCCAGCACACCCAACAGGTGCATGAGGCCGCCAAGCACAGCCTGGGCAACGCCAAGGAACTCCACAGCGCCATGGAGCCCAACCGGGATGAGGTGCGCGTGAAGTACATGCAGGGCGGCGGCCCAGGTGCCCAGACGGCCATGGAGGACGTGGCCCTGGGCCAGCGGTCCCTGGACAACCTGTCCGGCCACCTTGAGAAGCTGACCGCGGCCACCAAGCCCGCGGCCGGCGCGCGCAAGCCCAAGGCCCCCAAGGGCCAGGGGGACCTGTTTGGTGGAGCCGCGCCGGCCCCGGCACCCAAGCCGGCCGCCAAGCCCAAGGACACCTCCCAGGGGGACCTGTTTGGCGGAGGCACGGAGAAGTCCGCGCGGTTCGTGGTGGGCGAGGAGTACCTGGGCAAGGCGGACCCGCGCGGTGGGAAGTACCACGCACGCGTGACGGACAAGGAGTCCGGCAAGCACCGCTACTTCTACGACGAGGGCAAGTTCAAGCAGAGCGGCCACGCCCCGGTGATGGGCGCCACCGCCATGAGGGACAAGGCGCGCAAGGACATCATGGACGCGGTGGGAGGAAGCCGGGAGGGCGTGAAGCCTGGGGACCTGAAGCTGGACCCCCGCTATCCGGAAACCCTGGTGACGGACTTGATCAAGGAACTGACCGACGGCAACCACCTGAACCTGTCCGGAGACACGTTGAAGCGCCCCGGTGAGCCGGTGACCATCCGTCCGGAAACCGTCCGCACCAGCATGGGCTGACGCGCACGCTGGAACGGAATGCGGTATGAAGGTGGGCAACCCCGTTGGAGACTTCCATGACCGTGACCAAAGAAGAGAAGGCCGCCAAGCTGGCCAAGGCCATTGCAGCGGCCAAGGCGCATCAGGAAGAGCAGGCCAAGGCCCGCACGCTGGCCAAAGCCGCGCCGCCCCCGCATGCGCCCGCGGAAGGGCACACCATGCCGGAGGACCCGGGGAGCAAGAAGATTGAGCAGGACGAAACCAAGCTGGCCAACATCCAGGCCGGCGTGGATGAGAAGACCACCACGGAAGCGCGCAAGGAAGGCGACGACGAACAGACGGAGAAGGGCTGCGGCCCGTCCGTGGTGAAGGCGCCCCTGTCCAAGGGCCTGGGGGACTGGCTGGCCAAGGCCGGCGAGGAAGGGGACGCCGGCCCATCATCCGGAGCGGATGACGCGGCGGAGGATGACAAGAAGGAGAAGGCCGCGGAGGACAAGGTGGCCCAGGAAACGGGCGACACCGACCCGGCCCAGGACGCCGCCAAGGAGAAGATGCAGGAACGCATGGACAAGGCCCGCCACGGCTTCACCGGCACCCCCAAGCTGACCACCGGAACCACGGAGCCGGCGGAGCCTGGGGAGCGCAAGGAGCCGTCCCTTCCGGAAGCACCGCCGCCCACCAAGGAAGCCCAGGTGCAGCGCGCCACGCCGCCCAGCAAGGTCAACAAGGTCATGCCCAACGCCAAGCCCGTCCGCGGCAAGCCCGCGGTGGCCAGCAAGGCGCCACCGGAAGAGAACGGCCAGCAGGGCGCCATTGCCGCCCAGGACAAGCCGGCCCCCGTGCCCGCCCCGGTCAAGAAGTCCCTGGGCCTGGGCGAGTGGCTGTCCAAGGCGGTTCCGGACATGACCATCCTGCCCATCCCCATGGGGGAGGACACGGACGACGGCGGCGGGACGGCGGACGGTGACGTGGACGCGGTGACCCTCATGCAGCCGGCGTGGCAGGACAATGAGGCCCAGTGGGACATTGACCGGCTGGCCGTGGAAGCGGTGGACGAGGAGGAAGGCGTGCAGAAGGGCGTGTTCATTGGACCCAACGGTGGGAAGTGGGACGACGCGGCGCACAAGCGCCACCACACAGAAGGGGGCGCACCTTCCGGAACCAGCACCCCCAACCACGTGCTGGGCAAGACCACCTCCGGCAAGGACATCCATCAGGACCACAAGCATCCGGACCACGCTGCGTTCACCGCCCATGACCATCTGGACGCGGTGAAGGTGCAAGAGTCCCAACGCTCCCAGGCCATCAACCTCGCGCGCAAAGCCCCGGCCGGCTCCGCCAAGGCCACCGCGCTGTATGGGGAAGCGAACCACGCCGCGGACGCAGCAACGCATCACGCTGACGCGGCGCGTGCGGCGCACCCTGGCACGTCCGCCGGCGCAAAGGCGCTGCATGACGCGGCCAACGTGGCCACCAAGACGGCGGACAAGAAGGGGACCGCGGACGCGCACTTCAAGGCCGCCCGCGCGCATCAGGCAGCCGCGGACGCCCACGCGCCCCTGGACCACGCCGGCCGCAAGTGGCCCGGTGGGTATGAAACCGCGGGCAAGCACGCCGACCACGTGAAGCAGGCCGCGGAGCACCATGACAAGGGCACCACCATGCAGCGCGCCGCCTTGGCGGCCAACATCAAGAAGAGCGAGGGAGACATGGACGGACTTTCCGGATGGTTGAAGAAGGCAGGCATTCCTGGCGCCGCGGATGAGAGCGGCGGCGTGGCCCAGCATGATTGGAAAGAGGGCACGCCGGACATTGAGCCCGGGGAGCAGGCCAACGGGCATTGGATGGGTGGCGACGGAGAAAAGAGCCCGCCCCCGTCTGACGGCACGCACATCCGGAACCAGCGCCCAGGTGGCGGCAAGTCCGAAGGCATCCCGGGGACGGAAGGCGCCCCCAGCGTGGACAGCGAGTCCCTGTCCGCGGATGACGGCCCGGTTGGCAAGATGCCCACGGGTGAGCCCGGCGTTGTGACCGTGAAGGTCCCGGTTCCGGAAGCATCCATGGAGAAGGGCAACCTCCGGAACGTGGAGGATGAGGTGGCCGCGTCCCGCAATGCCGCGCTCCGGAAGGCGGCCATTGAGGGCAGCAAGTCCATCCGCGTGGGCCAGGACGGCGTGCGCTTCACGGCGCCGGCGGTTCCGGAAGCCCCCAAGCCGCTGCTCAAGGGCCTGGGCGCGGCCGTCTATTCGGACGGCGAGGACCAGCAGATTGCGGCCATGCTTGAGAAGGGCCAGGGCTACTACGGTGGCGGGTCCGCCCCCAGCATCCCCGCGGTGTCCATGCTCCGGAAGTCCGCCTGTGGGAACTGCGGCGCTCCGCAGCCGGCATGGCTCACGCGCTGCGGCAACTGCGGCGTTGACGCCGGTGGCGGGAACATGGTCAAGGCCGAAGCACCGCGGGGACGCCTCACGCTGCGGCAGGCCAATGTCCTGCGCCTGCCCAACGGCGCCACCATCCCCAAGGTCTGACCACAAAGGGAGCGCCACGTGGGTTTCTTCCGTGACCTCGCAATGGCCACCGCCCGGGTGACCCTGGAAACACTTCAGAAGGCACCACGGGCGGCCCAGGGCGAGGAAGAAGACGAGGAGGCCCCTCCCAAGGGCGCCGGCAAGAAACCGCCCCCAGGCCCGGCCCAGGAAGCCCAGGGCACGCCTGGGGACGGTCCTGACGGGCAGGATGACCCGGAACCCCCGGAGGGCAAGGACGCAGAGGACGTGGTGGGGGAGGTGATGCAGCCGGGCTTGCAGACGCCCACGCAGCAGACCCCTGTCACGGCCATGGCCAAGCCCCGTTCCATTCCGGAACTGGAAGAGGCCCTGAGTGACCCCAAGTCCCTGTTCTGGGACCCGTTCGCCATTGTGGACGCCCTTGGGTACAAGGACCGCCCCTCGCCACTGAGTTACCAGACCCTGCAAAGCATGGTGTGGCGCATGCCGGTGGTGCAGGCCATCATCCAGACCCGCATCAAGCAGGTGGCCAACTTTGCCCGCGTGCAGCAGGACCGCTACACGGTGGGCTTCCGTGTGGCCCAGCGTGACGCCAAGGCCAGCGCCTCCAAGGGCACGGAGCAACGCTCCCAGCAGTTGGAGCGGTGGCTGCTCACCACCGGCGTGACGGACAACCCCGCCGGCCGCGATTCGTTCAGCGCGTTCCTGCAAAAGATCGTGCGGGACACGCTGACCTATGACCAGATGACCTGGGAGGTGGTGCCGGCGCGTTCCGGAAAGCCCGCGGAGTTCTACGCGGTGGACGCGTCCACCATCCGGATTGCGGACACCACCAAGCTGTTTGTGGACCCGGAGGACAAGGACGTGGTGCGCTACGTCCAAATCTATGACGGGCTGGTGGTGTCGGAATACAGCAGCCAAGAGATGTGCTTCGCCGTGCGCAACCCGGCCACCAACATCCGCTTGCAGCAGTACGGACAAAGCGAATTGGAGATGCTGATCACTACCATCACGTCCCTGCTGTGGGCCTTCGATTACAACATGAAGGCGTTCAGCCAGGGCACGTCCGTCAAGGGGATCATCAACTTCAAGGGCGCGGTTCCGGAGAAGCAACTCCGCGCGTTCCGTCGTCAGTGGTACAGCATGACGGCCGGCGTGGAGAACGCGTTCAAAACGCCCATTGTGAACTCTGACGACCTGCAATGGGTCAACATGCAGATGTCCAACAGGGACATGGAATACAACGCCTACGTGGACTTCCAGATCAAGCTGGCGTGCGCCGTCTACGGGATTGATCCCATGGAGATCAACTTCCGCTACGGCGACAGCGGCGGCGCCAAGTCAATGTTTGAGTCCGGCAACGCCAACAAGCTGGCCGCGTCCAAGGACAAGGGCCTCAAGCCGCTGTTGGAGTTCCTTGAGCACCACATCAATCAGTCCCTCATCTGGCCGCTGGACGAGGACTTCACGTTTGAGTTCGTGGGCCTGGAAGCGGACAGCAAGAGCGACGAAGCGGACCTCATCACCAAGCAGATCAAGACGTTCAAGAAGGTGAACGAGATCCGCGCGGAAGAGGGCCTGCCGCCGGACCCCAACGGGGACATCATCCTTGACCCCACGTACCTTCAGCACCTGCAAATGCAGCAGGCCCAGCAGCAGCAGGACGAGATGGCCGCGCAAGGGCTCATGCCTGACGGCACGCCCATGGGCCAGGACCCGACCGCGGAAGGCGGCGACGGGGAAGACGGGCCTCCGGGCGACGACGGGGAGGACGGCCCGCCCAAGGGCGGCTCACCGTTCGGCAAGCCCCCCGCGGCCAAGGCCGGCATCACGGACGGCAAGGTGGGCGTGAGCGCCGCGCCCAAGCCTCCCAAGCCGACGGAGAAGAGCATGGAGGCCCGGCGCCTTGACCCATTGTCTGCGGCCGTGGTCCGGACGCTGACCCGGACTCCGGAAGGCCGGCGTGAACTGGCGGCGCTCCGGAAGTCCATGGGCGAGGAAGACCGAAAGCTGATCATTGAAGTGGAGGTGTGACCATGCGCATGAAGCACAAGGTGAACGTCGTGGTCACGGAGGACGTGAACGGCAAGAACAAGCTGTTCGCTCCGGATGACGCGCTGGCGGAGGTGACGCTGGACGGCTTCACGGAGGTGTCCATGGGCACGGTGGGCCTGGACGCCAATGCGGCGTTCAACGTGCCCCTGGGCGGCATCAGCAACGTCCGCGGGCTCTACCTCAAGTCTTCTGGGGACTTTGCCCTGGTGCTCAACGGCGGTGCCCCGGTGAACATCACGCGCGGCGTGGCCACCGCCAACGGCAGCAAGGCTGCCAGCGCCAAGGTGTTCCTTGAGGCCGCGCTCACCAGCATCAGCCTCACCAACGGTGCCCTGGCCAGCAGTCTAAGCTACCTTGTCTGGGGCGACCCCCTGTAACCCATGAGGTGACATCCATGAACGCCACCGCCACGCGCGCGCCGGACGGCTCCGCCCCCAAGTCCGGGGAATGGTGCCTCACGCCGGACAAGCAGCGCATTCAAGTTGTGTGTCCCATGTGCGTCCCGCCCTGCGTGGCTCACGTGGGCCTGGACCACGTGAGCCACATCAACATGGTGCTCAACGTGTGCGCCGGCTGTCAGCAGATCACCACCATCACCCTGGAAGGGTATCCGGTTCCGGAATGAAGCTGCGCCTGGAAGCAGACCCCGCTGAACTCCAAACCCGTGGGGACGTGCTGCTCACCAGCCTGTCCCACGCGGTGGAGCCGCACGCCCCGGCCCTGGCGGAGTCCTTGCGCAAGGCCATTCCGGAACGCCCGCCGGTGGTGTCAAAGCACCGCGCGCTGCGGGAACTCACCCGGGACGTCCAAGGGCTCTACGCGGACACGGTGGAGCGCATGCTGGCGGAGGTGGGGCAGGCCCTGGACCGCCGCGTGGAAGAGATGACCACCGGCAGCGGGGACGGCTCCCTCATGAAGGGCGGCCCGTTCATTGGTCCCCAGGGTGGCTTGTGGGCAGACCCCAAGCACACGGTCCACTGGGACCCGGACGTGCATGGAAGCACGCACCACCCAGTGGCCTGGGCCGTGCCCATCCACGCCAAAATCTCCGGAGAAGAGAACCACGTTGCCATGTACCACGTGACCCACAAGGGCAACGGCAACGTCATGGTGAGCCGGCACAAGGACGGCCAGTACGGCCAGACCATGCCCGTGGAAAGCCTCAAGCACTTCCGGAACGACCTGTCCGCGGTGGTGGACCTTCCGCCTTCCGGAAACCCGGACATTGACGCCGTGACGTCGGGCAAGGCCAAGTTCCTGGGCAAGGGCGACGATGGAATGGCCTTCCACGTTGGGGACAAGGTGGTGAAGGTTTCCTCCACGGTCCCCTACCATCCGGACAACCCTGGCCACCGTTCCCCGGAAGGCGCCGCGGACATGCTCCGCGCCCAGGTGGACGTGGGCAACCATCTGGCGGACCTGGGCGTGCCGTGCATCCAGCGCAGTGAGTTCATCAAGCACGGGGACAAGGGCTTCCAGATCAAGCCGTGGGTGCGCATTCCGGAGAAGTTCACCCGGGCGCAGTTGGACAAGATCCAGGGTGCCGTCATTGCCATGCACGAGGCCGGCTACGCCATGCATGACCAGATTCAGCCGGGCCTGGATGACAAGGGGGAGCCGGTCCTGTTTGACATCGGCAAAGCCGCGCCGCTCGACAAGGAGGGGACGCAGGGCCGCAAGTGGGCCATCGAAGATGACGTGAGCCACCTTCAGCGTCTCTACGAAAAGAGCGGCGTGGACTTCATCAACCGGAATACGCCGCAGGCCAAACAAGACTTTGACAAGGTGGTGGCCATGTCCGTCCCGAAGAAGGACGGAAAGCGCGGTGGGGCCGGCCTCTACGCAGACCTGCTGACGATGCAAGGCAAAAAGCTGTTGCGCGCCACCGAGGGGACCGACGAGCACATTGGCCACGTGGTGAACTTTGTGGAAGCCCTGCGGGACGTGCGCGACAACCATGGTCCCATCCACCCCAAGCTGCTGGACGAGGCCCGCAAGATCATTCCGGAAGACTGGCATGACATGCTGGACGGCCTGGACAAAGAGAAGGCGGCCAAGGCCGGCTACGCGGACGCGGATGACCTGCACAAGTCCGGGCCGTTCATCGGCCCCAACGGTGGGCTCTGGGCGGACGCAAAGCACACCATCCACTGGGACCCCGCGAAGCACGGCCCAGGCACGCCCGTCCGCTACGGCATGAGCCTCCGGCCGCCGGGCCTGGGCGCGCTGCCCTCCGGCGTGAAGTGGGACCTTGTGGCCCGCGGGAAGCACCCCGCCAGTTCATTCCCTGGCCGGCCTGACCTGCCGGTGTCTGAGCACCACCTGCACGGGGAAGTGGAACTCCCAGGCCACCTTGACCCGGAGCGCGCCGCGGCCATGGACATGGTGCGCATCAGCCCCGCGCCCGTGGAGGCCCCGCCGGCGCGCGCGGCCAAGCCGGAGCAGTTGGGCCTGTTCAGCATGCCCGCCAAGCCCCCGGAGCCGGAGGACAAGCCGTCCAGCCGGCGCCTGCTGGCCATTGTGGACAATGACCCGGCCCTCACCCAGGAACAGAAGCTGGCGCCCACCGCGGAGGTGATGAAGGCCATCCTGGCCAAGCCGGCCAGCGACCCGGGCCAGTGGAAGCTGCCCGCCGGCGCGCGCTTTGACCCGTGGGAGCCCAAGGCCGTTCCGGAAGACGCGGAGTGGGAGCACCCGGACTTTGGTTCCGGAACCGGCGCCGCACCGTGGCAGCAAGGCGACGACTGGAAGCCGGACTTCCACAAGTATGACGTCCTGCTGGTGAACAGCAGCGCCGGCAAGGACTCCCAGGCCATGCTGTCCCACGTGGTGGCCCAGGCAGACGCCGCGGGCTTCCCGCGTGAGAAGATCGTGGTGGTGCATTGCGACCTGGGCCGCGTGGAGTGGGAAGGCACCAAGGAACTGGCCATTCAGCAGGCCCAGCACTACGGCCTGCGCGTGGAGGTGGTGCAGCGCACCCAGAACGACCTGCTTGAGCAGATTGAGGAGCGCCACGGGGACCTGACCCAGCGGCAAGAGGACGTGGGCAAGCTGGTCGCGGCCGGCATCCGGACCTGGGCGGACCTTGCGGCCATGGACCCGGCCACGGTGCAGAAGCACCTGGGCGAGGGGAAGGGCGCCTCCAAGTGGGAGGCCCAGCACCGGGCGGAAGAACTGGTGGACAAGGCCCAGAAGAAGCTGGAAGCGGCCCAGGAATGGGAGCCGCTGCACAACGCCCACCAAGCGGCCCTGGCCCAGCACGCGGAGGACATGACGGCCTATGAGGCCCGCGTGGCCGCCAACCCCAAGGACAAGAAGAACAAGCCCAAGGCCCCCAAGAAGCCCAAGGGCAAGCCGGTGTTCGCCGCGGACCCGGTGGACTTTGGGAAGGCCATTGCGTGGCCCAGCAGTGATGCCCGGTTCTGCACGTCCGACCACAAGCGCGCGGAGGTGAAGAAACTCATGACGCGCCTTGCCGACGAGCACCGGGAGAAGAACGGCCCCAAGTCCAAGCCGCGCATCCTGAACGCCCTGGGCCTGCGCGCCCAGGAAAGCGACTCCCGGGAGGCCATGCCGTCCTTTGAGCGCGAGGAAGAGACGGGCAAGCGCACCGTGGACCGCTGGTATCCCATCCACCGGTGGAAAGAGGACCGCGTGTGGAGCACCATCGCGGAGTCCGGCGTGCCGTTCCACAAGGCGTACAGCCTGGGCATGCGCCGGCTGTCCTGTGCCTTCTGCGTGTTTGCGCAGAAGGAAGACTTGATGATTGCCGCCAAGCACAACCCGGACCTGTTCCAGTCCTATCTGGACTTGGAGCAGCGCGTGGGGTCCGGCTTCACGGCGGACCTGTCCCTGGCGGACGTGGCGGACGAGATCAAGCGCCGGCGCGCGGAGGGCATGGAACTCGACGAGACGGCCAAGTGGGTGAAGAAGGCCCTGGCCCAGTGGGAAGAGGTTCCGGAAGCACTCATCAAGGCGGAGTTGGAGAAGGCGGAGCCCGACTTCCACGCCGCCATCCTGACCGCGGCGTTTGCCCGCCTGGGCGCAGACGCCCCGGTGGTGGGCGTCACCATCGACTGGAAGACCACGGGCGCCTGCGTGCATCTCGACGACCACGCGGACAGCCACCACGTCCTGTGGATGCCGTATCCGGAAGCGTACAACGCGTCCATGACCGTGGCGCAATTCGCCATGGACCACGGCCTGTCCCTGGAAGAGAACAACGCGCCCGCGCCCCTTCCGGAACTCGACGAGGACGCAATGGACAAGGCCGCGACGGATGCGGATGACCTGTCCAAGTCCGGCCCGTTCATTGGTCCCCAGGGTGGGCTCTGGGCAGACCCCAAGCACACCATCCACTGGGACCCGGCCCTCCACGGACCCGTGGCCGCCAACCGCAAGGTGGTGGTGCATCACGCCGGCGCGGAACTGCAAGGCAAGGCCAAGTTCGGCCACGGCTACCACGCGGACCTGCATTACAAGGGGCAGAAGTACACCGTGAAGTTCAACCACGTGGACGGCAAGTTCTCCGGCGAGGTTCACCTCCCGGGCGGGCAGGTCCACCACGTGTCCAGCGCAAACCAAGCGGCGGACGCGGTGGTGCTCCACAGCGCCGGCCTGGACCACACGCTGAACAGCACGGAAGTCCGGAAGCGCGGGCTGGCCTATTCCGCGGACAGGTTGCTCAAGCCCACCAAGGACGTGCCGGCCGCCGCGGAGCCGGAGGCCACGCCGGAACCCGCCAAGGTGGAAGCGCCGGCGCACAAGCCGCTGCCCCTGCCCCCTGGCGTTCCGGAAACCACCATCCCGCCCCCGGGCACGCACCTGGGCACCATCCACCAAGGGGAACTGGACAACACCGTGGCGCCGGCACCTGCGCCCGCGGCGGAGCCGTCCCTGTTCGCCATGGACCCGCCCGCCCCACCGCCCCCGCCGCCCCCGCCGGCCAAGCCCGCGGACCCGCGGCGCACCGCGCTGGGCGGAATCCTGGGCAAGAAGGCCCCGCTCTACATGGCCGCCACCAAGGGGACCATCCATGAGAAGCAGGCCGCCAAGTACGTGCTGGTGGAGGCGGAAAGCCTCATCCCCAGCCACCAGCCGCAGAAGGGCTTTGCGGAGCATCCGGCCTACCCCAAGGACGTCCAGACCCGCCCCTATGACCGCGACGAGGGGGACCAGATGAAGGTCCACGGCGCGGCCGGCGCCATGAACCCGGAGATCGTGTTCACGCCCAGCGTGGACGCCATGCAGGGTCCGCCTGTCATCACGGAGGACGGCGTGGTGTTGGGCGGCAACGGCCGGACCATGGCCCTGCAACTCCACTACGCGTCGAACGACCCCAAGGCCCAGGAAACCCGGGACTTCCTGGCGGAGAACGCCGGCACCTACGGCTTCACGGAGGCGGACGTCCGCTCCATGAAGAACCCGGTGGTGGTGCGGCAGGTGGAGACGCCCGACAAGAGCCAGCGCGCGCTGGCCCTGTTGGTCCACCGGTACAACGAGTCATCCAGCCAGGAACTGCAACCCCTGGCGGAGAGTGTGGCGGACGCCCGGCGCCTGGACGACACCACCATGTCCGCCCTCACGGCCATTCCGGAGGACGGCACCCTCAAGGAGTTCCTGGGCTCCGCGGACTCCCGCCCGTTCGTTTCCGCGCTCCGGAACACGGGCATCATCAACCAGCGCAACGCCACCAAGTACGTGGAGGGCGACGGGCTGTTGAACACCGCCGGCAAGAACCTTGCGGAGAGCATCCTGACCGCGGCCGTGCTTCCGGACGTCAAGCTGCTGGAAGACATTGACGGGCAGGTCCGGAACTCCCTCACGCGCGCGGCACCCTACGTCCTGGCCGCGGCGGCGGGGTCTGACCCGGACTGGGACCTGCGCCCGGCCCTCAAGGCAGCAGCGCGGGACCTCATCACCATCCGCTCCAAGCACCGGGCGGAGGTGGAGGCCGGCACCGTGCAGTCCGTGGCCAAGCGGGATGCAGAAGGCAAGCCGGTGAAGGTCAACGGCCAGACGGTCATGGTCAACAAGGAACCCACGGTGGACGAGTTCCTGAGCGGCGGTGCCCAGGGCGCGCTCATTCCGGAGTCCCACGCGGTGGACGGCGTGAAGCACGGGGAGGACGTGCTGCGCCTGCTGTTTGAACACGGGGACCGGCCCACCGTGCTGGCCCGGGTGATGTCCGGCTTCCTGGCGGAGGCCCGGAAGAACCCCAAGGGCCAGGGCGGCATGTTCGGGTCCCTGTCCGCCGGCGACCCCGGGGACACGCTGCGCAAGCTGGCCGCGGCGGTGGACAAGAGCCAGGACAGCCCGGAGGACCCGCGCCTGTGGCTGGACGCGGCCATTGACGCCCTGGAATCCGGAATCCTTACGACCTGATCCGGAACCTTTGCTTTTTGTATTGCCTTCCGGAACCGGAGGAACTAAGTGTTGGGCTCCACCAAGGACGCGCCTCAAAACAGGGCGCCCACCAAGGAGAACCCAATGATCATCACCGCGAAGTGGAACAGCGCCTGCCCCGTTTGCACCAAGCTCATCTCCGCCGGCTCCGCCTGCGACTGGCAGAAGGGCAAGAAGGCCACCCACGTGGCGTGCGCCTCCGCCGAGGCCAAGGAAACCCTGGAAGCCTCACGCGCCAGCGCCCCGGCCGCCAACGCCACCATCCCGGTCCCTGAAGCCCCCGCCGGCCTGAACTACCTCCCCTTCCAGGCCGCGGGCATCCAGTTCGCGCTGGCCCGGTTCGCCGCCGGCAAGAACGGCGTGTTGGTGGCTGACGAGATGGGCCTGGGCAAGACCATCCAGGCCCTGGGCGTCTGCAACGGGCTGGCGCCGGCCGCGGAGAAGCCCCTCAATGTGCTGGTGGTGTGCCCCGCGTCCCTGCGCCTGAACTGGGCACGTGAGGCGTCCAAGTGGCTGGTGGGCCGCTGGGAGGTGACCACGTTCCTGAAGACGGACAAGGTGCTCACCGCGCGCTCAGACGTCGCCATCCCGTACGCGCAGCACTCCCTGACCGTGGTGAATTACGACATCCTGAGCAAGGTGCCCTGTGTCCACGGGACGGAGTGGGACGTCCTGATTGTGGACGAAAGCCACTACGCGAAGAACGGGAAGGCCAAGCGGACCCAGTTCCTGGCGGCCATCAAGTCCACCCGCCGCGTGTTCCTGACGGGCACGCCCATCTGCAACCGCCCCTCTGAACTGGTGTCCCTGCTCACCCAGATTGAGCCCAGCGAGTGGGGCGCCTTTGGGGAACAGAAGGCGTTCTTCAAGTTCGCCTACCGGTTCTGCAACCCCACCAAGGTGTGGACCGGCTTCAAGTACGTCACCGACTTCACCGGCGCATCCAACCTTGATGAACTGCAAATCAAGCTGCGCACCGGCGTCATGGTCCGCCGCATGAAGGCGGACGTGCTGAAGGAACTGCCCCCCAAGACCCGGCAGGTGGTGGTGCTTCCGGAGAACGGCGCCAGCGCCGCGGTGAAGGCGGAGCGCGCCGCGTTTGGTGAGGACATGGCGGAGCGCCTGACCGCGGTGGCGGATGACGCGGACGCCTACGCGTCCCTAGTGGCGGAACTGACCTCCCCCAAGGCCCCGTCCTTTGAGGCCATCTCCCTGGCCCGGCAGGCCCTGGCCATTGAGAAGGTGCCCTACGTGGTGGACCACGTGCGGCAGGCCCTGGAAGACAACGACGGCCACAAGGTGGTGGTGATGGCGCATCACAAGGCGGTGGTGGACGCCCTGATGGCCGGCCTGGGCGAGTTCGGCGCGGTCAAGATCGACGGGTCCATGGGCGCGGAGGACCGCGAGGCCAGCGTGACCAAGTTCCAGACCGACGCGGCCACCCGCGTGTTCGTGGGCAGCATCATGGCGGCCGGCGTGGGCATCACGCTCACCGCGGCCCACCACGTGGTGTTCGCGGAGTTGGACTGGGTTCCGGGCAACGTGTCCCAGGCAGAGGACCGCTGCCACCGCATTGGCCAGCATGACAACGTGCTGGTGCAGCACCTTGTGTTTGACGGCTCCCTGGACGCGCTGCTGGTGCAGACCATCCTGGGCAAGCAGGCCGTCATCTCCGCCGGCCTGGACACCCAGCAGGCCGTGGTGGATGCCCCCGCGGCCATGGTGGCCCGCAGCGCCGCCAAGCCGGCCCCCAAGACGGCGGAGGAAGTGGCCGCGGGCAGCGAGTTCACCGCGGAAGTCCGCGAGGCCACCATGCGCGGCCTCAAGTCCCTGTCCGCGGTGTGTGACGGCGCCCACGACGAGGACGGGATGGGCTTCAACGGCCGTGACAGCGGCTTTGGCAAGTCCCTGGCCGCCCGCGCGTTCCTGACGGACAGCATGACCCGCGCGGCCATCAAGATGCTGCGCACCTACCGCAACACCCAGTTGTCCGCGGACGTCACCTCCGTCCTGGCCCCGTTCTGGCCCACCAAGGCCAAGGCGCCCAAGGCCGCCAAGGCGGACGCGCCCGCCGCGGAGTGAAGCGGCCCCTGGCCCGGTGGCGCCTTCCGGAATGGATGGCCGCCACCGGGTCCCTGCGGTAGTCTCGCGCGCACCATGCCCTTGCTCACCGCGCGCCTCATCCAAGAGATCAAAGAGATCATCCGGAAGCACCACACGGCGTTCGTGGCCAACGCGTTTGGCAAGGACGTGCTCCCCCCGGAAGCGGTGGAGAAGCTGCGCGCGGCCGGCCTCATCAGCCAGACACAGGGCAGCAGCCTGGACGACGCCTACCTCTACGGGCAGGTGATGGCCCAGGTGGAGAAGCCGGAGGTGGCCGAGTGGTCCGCCGCCCAGGTCCGGTCCTACGCGGCCCAGAACCCCGTCCCCCTCACCCAGGTGGAGCGTGAAGCGGTGAAGACGGCCCGGCTCACCGGCGCGGAGTATTGCCAGGGCCTGGGCAACGTCATTGAGAAGCAGACCGGCCAGTTGCTGATCGAGGCGGACCACGCGCTGCGGGAAGACCTGCAGGGGAAGATTGCGGACGCCACTGCGGTGAACATTGCCGCGCGCGGCACGGTGAAGGCGCTCAAGACGGACCTGGGCTGGGCCACGCAGGACTGGGCCAGGAACTTGGACCGCATTGCCATCACGGAGAAGCAGAACGCGATGCAGCAGGGTGTGGCGGATGGCATCCGGAAGCGCGTGGGGGAGGAAGCCCGCGTGTCCATCCGGTGCATGCCGGACGCCTGTGGCGCGTGCCGGGCGTTCAGCATTGGCCCGGACGGCGCCCCGCGCATCTACCGCCTGAGCCAGTTGGGGCCTCCGGGCTCCAACGTCCACCGCAAGCAGAACGCGTGGGTGGCGTGCGTGGGCGCGGTGCATCCGCACTGCCATCCCGCAGGGACCGTGGTTCAGACGCGGCGGGGGCGCATCCCGATTGAGACGGTGGTGCCGGGGGACATGGTGCTGACGCACCGGGGCCGGTGGATGCCTGTGAGCCACACGTGGGCGTCCCGGTATTCCGGAATCATGTTGCGCGTGAGGACGGAAAGCGCGGTGGTTGACGTGACTCCGGAGCATCCGTTGTTCCGCTCAAACGGAACCACCGCTTCCGCGCAAAACCTCCAACAGGGTGACAACCTTTTGGACCTCCGCTTGGACGGAGAACCCGCGCCGTCGGTCCAAGGTGATGCGGACCACGGACCATCCGCGCCGCTTGAGCGCGCGCATCTTGCGCGCATCCTGTTTGGCCTTTCTCCCGCTGGCGTGCCAGTTGCCGCCGTCAACTTCCACGGCGAGCTTTTCCTGTGGGAAGGCAATGTCCACCAGAAACGTGCCCACAATGAAGCCTGGGAGCCCAGCCATTCCGACGGCGCAAAGCGCCTCATGGATGAGGCGTTCACCGGGACTTTTGAGTTGACCGCTTTGGGCTTGAAGCACCTTGAGGATGTGCCCACGGGAGTTCCGTTTGCCACGTCGGGCTGCATGCGCAGCGTTGGCGCGGGCACTACGTTCCTCCGGGCTGGACCGGGCGTTGCGGAGGCGTTGGGCTTCCCCCATCCCGCGGACGACGTGTCCAGCACGCTCCAAGCGGAGCACCACGGTCCCACGGGCCACCCCCAGCCGCCGGGCAATCTCCTGTACCGGGAGCAGTTGGTTGAGGTGCAAGTCTACAAGGACCGCTTCATCAATTTCGCGCCGGTACACCATGAGCCCTCCGTGGCTTTCAGTGCCCCGACGGTGCGGCAAGCTGCGTCCATTGTCAATGTCAGTTCAAACCAGTTTGATGGGTTGGTGTTCAACCTGACCGTTCCGGAAGATCACAGTTACACGGCCAACGGGCTGGCCTCGCACAACTGCCAGTGCCAGTTGGTCCGCTTGCCCGTGGGCTGGGGATACAACGCGGAAGGGGAGATGGAGCCCGGCGGCCGGTTCGGCGTGGAGGTTCCGGAAGACGAGGAAGAGGCGGAGAAGGCGTTCCGGATGGAAGTGGAGCACCGGGAGGCCATGCAGAAGGGCGGCACCCTGGACTTCCAGGGCATGCCCATCCGGATCGAACAGGACGCGGGGGAGGTGCGCCACTGGCGGGACCGTCACGGCGAGTCCGGCAGCACCACCATGCAACACGCCTACGGGGAGATTGTGGGCACCAAGGGCGCCGACGGTGACCCGGTGGACGTGTTCCTGGGCATGAACCCCAACGCGTCCCACGTCTACGTTGTCCACCAGCGGAAGAAGCGTGCGGACGGGACGTTTGGTGGCTTTGACGAGGACAAGGCGTTCCTGGGCTTCTCTTCTCCGGAAGAGGCCAAGGCCGCCTACCTGTTGCACTACGACAACCCGGAGTTCTTTGGCGGGATGTCCGCGGTGGGCCTGGAAGACTTCCGCGCGCGCGTAGGCGCCCCCGGCCCCCTGGTGGGGGAACCGGTCCACACTCCGGAACTGACCTTCACCGTGGCGCTTCCGGAATCCGCGGCGGACATGGCCAAGGCCGCCGTCCGCCCGCCGGCCGTTCCGGACATGACGTTCACCCTGGGCAAGGCGTTTGGCCAAGCCGCGGCCGGTCACAAGTACATCCGGCGCACGTACACCAAGGGCCATTGGGTCTATGAGTACGCGGAGCAGCACGGCGGGCACGTGAGTAGCCACGCCACGGACCCGGACAAGGTGATGCTCAAAGTGGAGCCCCACCACGCCAACGCCCTGGCGGCGCTGGCGGAGATGCACGGCATCCATCCGGAACTGGTGCATGGGAGCACGCACGTCATGCTGCCCCTCACCCACGCCCAGGCTGATTCCATCCACCACGGTGAGACGGGCACGCCCATCCCGGCCGCCATGCTGCCCACGCCGGCCCTGGCCACCGTGCTGCCCTTCCCCACGCCCGCTCAGGTGGCCCCCGTGGCTCCGGCACCCCTGGCCCCGACCGTGGCGCCTGCGCCGGCTCAGGTGGCTCCGCGGGCACGCCCGGCCCCGGCCCAGCAGATGGGCCTCTTTGACACCATGCCCGCGGCCCAGGCCGTCACGCAGTCCCCGGTGACCCATCCGGCCCCCACGCCCCTGGCGGTGGCCGCCATTCCGGAGAAGAAGTGGGGCGTGGTGGGTTCCACCGCGTTCCGGAATTGGTTCGGGGACTGGACGGTGGGCCAAGGGTCCAAGGTGGTGAACGCGGACAACACGCCGGCGGAGCAGCACGGAGCCAAGCCGGCAACCATGTTCCACGGCACCGCGGTGGGCGGGTTCACGGAGTTCCGGAAGGACAAGGACAAGGGCACCAACATCTTTGGGCACGGCTTCTACTTCACGGCGGACAAGGGCATTGCCAAGTCCTACACGGAGAAGGATGCCAATGAGGCCAAGGCCGCCGCCACGGGTTTCTTGGACAAGGAAGGCGAGCCCATCACGCACCTGACCAAGAAGCAGGCCGCGGAACTGGCGGAGAAGGCCGCGGGCAACGCCAACCCCAACTGGGACTACAACATCCTGCACGCGGTGAAGGCCGCCGCGGAGCCGGACGGCCGCGTCAATGTGGCCACCCTGTTGAAGGAGTTCTGGAACCCCACCGGAGTGGAGACGGACGGCGGCTACAAGCAGCCCAAGCGTGAAGTGATGCCCATGGGCGGCGTGCGCTTGGTGGGCGGCATCCAGGGCCTCTTTGGGAAGAACCGCGCCGGTGAATACCACGTCAAGCCGGTCATTCCGGAGTCCCAGGTCTTTGAGGTGTACCTCAACATCCGGAACCCGGTGGACATGGACAAGGCCATGACCCGCGCGGACTTTGCGGAGTACGCGGCGTTCACGCACCGGCGTGCGTTGGAGCGTCTGAACAAGGAGTTGGAGCAGGACAAGGCCCGCGTGGAGACGAAGCGCGGGGAGATGGCGTCCGCCAAGGTGAAGCTGGCCGCGCTGGCCCCCACGCCCCCGCAGCCTACGGAGATGCGGGTTCCGGAAGGCAAGCGGAAGGCCGTCCCCATGCCGGTGGAGGAGTGGACCGGTGAGATGCGCCGGGCGATTGATGACCCCACGCATGGACAGCACGCAATGGCCCAGGCGTTTGCTTCCTGGGAGCACGCAAAGAACGAACGGGAGTTCCTGTCCCAGGCCGCGGCCGGGGAGGGCTATGACGGGTTCAACAACGCGGTGGCGCATTCCGTCCGCACCCAGGCCCGCATTGATGCCGTCCGGCGTGAGGTTCCCGGGGAGTTCCTGCACGGCGTGCAGATGGATGACGTGGCCCCGCGTGAGCACCGCCTCTCAGACCAAAGTGAGAGCGCCGCCAGCTATGATGACTTTGTGGCGGTGAAGCGCAGCATCAAGGGGGACCGCACCAAGCCGGAGATGGTCACCTACGGCGGCACGTCCCGCGCCCGGGCCGGCATCCTCTACGTGGGGGAGCAGAAGCCGGGCGCCATCACCTGGGGTGAGATGCATTGGTTGATGTCCAACGGGCATGAGGCGTCCAGCCCGCGCGCGGACTTCGACGAGTGGGCGCGCGCCACGGGAAAGGATGGCGTTCACCACACCGGCGGATGGAACATTGGCACCCACGCGCATGACGTGTGGATTGCGTTTGAACCCAACCAGATCAAGTCCTCCACGGCCAACACCACGTTTGACCCGGCCTCCAATGACATGGAGAAGGCCGGCCCTTACGTTGGCCCGCACGGCGGGCTTTGGGCGGACCCCAAGCACACCATCCATTGGTCCGCGGTCCCGCACTGGGCGCAGAAGATGGCCGCCAGCCACGCCGCGGAGATCAAGCCACACCCCACGGACCCGCACAGCCTGGAAGTGGCCGTGCCGGTGAAGCACGCTCCGGAACTGGGCTACCAGCAGGGCCAGCACGCGGTGCCCCACAACGTGAAGCTGTCCGCGGACCTCAAGCAGGCCACGTTGCAGGTCCCCGCCCTCCCGGTGGCGCCGGACGTTCAGGCGCTTGGACGTCCAGACGTCCAGACGCCCGCCCCGGCTCCCACGCCCCCGCCTGCCCCTGTGGCACCGCCCCCGCCGCCCGCGCCCCTGGCCGGCGTGGCGCCCACGGGCAAGCCCAAGCGCAAGGGCATCACCGTGGCCCAGTTGGATATGTTTGCGCCCGCTCCGGCTGCGACGGCTCCCGTCGCACCGGTGGTGCAGGCGCCGGCAACCCCTGCTACGGTCCCACCCGCACCTGGGCTGGACCGTCCGCCGGCGAACCCCCCCTCACCGGCGCCGGACCCGGCCCAGGCGCACCAACCCCCCAAAGAGTCTGAACCCGGATGGGACCGCATGCCGGACCCGGTTCCGGAAGCGGCACCCGCGGAGCCCATGTGGGAACCGGACACGCGCAAGCCGACGCTCACCCAGGCCGGCCTGGACACCATGGTGCGCACCGCGGTGGGCCTGGACGCTCCCGCGGCCCGCGCGCTGATGGTTTTCAGCACGTCCGACGACCCGCACCTGTCCGTGGTGGCCACCCGCATCTCCATGGGCACCAAGGGCATGACCACCTCTTTTGGGACGGACTACGACAAGCCGGAGGCCCTGGGCGCCCTGGTGGCGCAAGGGCTGGTGGAGCCGGCCCATGAGAAGCGCGGCGCCACGGACTACCAGCAGTGGCGCCTCACGCCCGCCGGCAAGGCCGCCCGCGCCGCGGTGGAAGCGGAACGCCAGCGCATGACCGCCGCCCAGGTGGCGGCCACCACGCCCGTGCGCCCGCCCCAGGCTCCGGAAGGTCCCGGGGACCGCCGCTTGCCCAAGGCCCCCGCCGGCCCGGTGGCGGCGCCGGACATCACGCGCATGACGGTGGACCCCAAGGCCAAAGGCCCGCCCGGCATGACCCCGTTTGGGATTGCCGCGGCGGACGCCCTGGCGGTGAAGCAGGGACAGCCCCCGCCCAGCGCCGGATTCGACCCCCAGGCCGCGTTCGCGGAAGCGGAGCGGATGCGCACGGCCCCTGCCACGGTTCCGGAACCCGCCCCGGCCCCCGTGAAGCCGCAACCTGGGCAGCCCGGCGCGCACGTGAAGGTGACCGTGAACCAAGGCCAGCGCCCGGCCAAGATCCTGGCCCGCCTGGGGGACAACGTGCTGCTGGAATACACCATGCCGGCCGGCACCACGGGCCTGCTGGTGATGGATGCCGCTCCGGACGGGAGCCTGAAGCCCAGCAAGGCGGACGCGCCGTCCTACCGGACCTGCCCCAAGAAGTGGCTCCAAGCCATCCAGGCCGCCGGCCAGGAATGGGACGGCACCGCCCAGCGCGGGAACGTGTCCTTCACGGACGCCCTGGACCGGGCCGGCCTCACCCCGAAGAAGGGTCCGGATGGTTGGGACCGCATGCCGGAGGGGCGCATCACCAGCCAGTCCCAGCTTGACCCCAACAAGCGGTATTCCGGATGGACCATGATCGAGGCGGGCACCAAGGCCGCTCCGGAAACCCGGTGGGTCATCCAGCGCACCATGCCGGGGACCGCTTTCCTGGGAGAGGGTGGCAACGCGTTTCTGGTGCGGGACACCCCCATGGAACACGGCTACGTGGCCCTGTTTCCGGAAGGGATGGACCCCAACAAGCCGCGCGCCGCGGCCCAGGCGCCCGCCCAGGCCGCGCCGGCCCCGGCCCCCACCCCACCGCCGCCCCCGGCCCCGGAACCGCCGCCTGAGCCCACCCAGGCCGTTCCGGAAGCACCCCCGGAGGTGCCCGCGGCCATGGCCCCCTCACCCACCCGGACGGAGGCGGAGAACAAGCAGCGCGCCATGGCGGTGGGCGCGCACATCGCAGGCAGCAAAAAGGACCAAGCGGACCTCCGCAACAAGGTGGCCGCTGGCCGCCTGGATGAAGTGAGTTACGCGGACGCGGCCAAGTTCCTGAAGAAGGAAAGCCTGATGCCCGTGATGGACGAGGCGCACTTTGAAAGCCTGGGCGCCACGCCCGGAGCCGCGCACATGGGCCTTGCCTTGGCGGCCCTGGTGGGCGCCAAGCCCCCGGACAGTGACGCCGGCCGGAAAGCGTACATTGAGGGCGTGCGGCTGGTGGCCGGTGGCATTGCCAAGCTGCGCACCGTGGCGGACGCGGACGGCTTCCGCCAGGAAGTTCTGGACATGGCGAACAACGCGGGCCGGCACGTGCGGCCCATGACCGCGGAGGAACAGGCGCTGCTGGCGTCATTCCACCACCCGGACAGGCCGTATGAGGCCCGCCTCCGGATGAACCGCTACCTGATCGAACAGGCGGCCCCCGGGGAGGCAATCCGGAGCATGCGCCAGAAGGACGACGGCCCCCTGGAAGTCTATTGGCTGGACCGGAGCGAGATGGAATCCGTCCATGACGTCTTCCGCGCCCTGGGACCCCGGTTCATTGCGGGCCTGGACCTGCCCATTGGCACCCGCGGTGAGTTCGGGAGCCGCAAGCGCGCCATGTTTGACCGGGACACCCAGTACGGGAAGGCCAAGGCCGTGGCCCTCAAGGCGGACGCCGTGGGTTGGGATGCCTGGAAAGCCGCCCAGGCCGCGGTGTCCAAGGACCCTGGCGCGGGCAAGTCCAAGGAGAAGAGCGCCATCCGGACGCGCTGGGAGAAGAGCCCCAGCGGCACCGTGACGATTGTGGGCGCCAAGAAGATGGTGGACGTGGGCGACCCGGAACGCTTGAAGGCCGTCCTGGGCGCGGCGGGCATCCAGCGCGGTGAGTCCCTGACCGGTGGCCAAGGTGCGTCTGACTTTGCCCACCACGTGAAGCACATGGAGGTGGCCGCCTATGACTTGGCGGACATCCTGGGCGTGGAGCCAAAGACACTGAGCCTGAGCGGCCGGCTGGCCGTGGCCATTGCGGCCCGCGGCAGCGGGAAGGCCCTGGCACACTTTGAAGCCAACGCGCGGGATGCGGACGGCAACCCCATCAAGGCCATCAACATCACCCGGCACGCCGGCGCGGGAAGCGTGGCCCATGAATGGGGGCACTTCATGGACAACGTGATGGCGGAGGCCCACGGCGGCGCCAACACGTCATCCACCGGCGCCTACGCCAGCGAGGGTGCCGGCCTTTCCGGAATGGGCTCGGAAGTGGCCACCGCCTTCCGCGGTGTGCGTGAGGCGCTCAACAAGCCGGACTGGGACAGCCGGATGAAGAACGCCCGGGAGCGCACCTCCAAGATGGCGGAACTGAAGGGGCGTTCGGAGGACATCAACCGGGAGTTGGCGGCGCTCTACAAGACGGCGCCCGCTAAGGACGGCGTTCCGGATGCGGCGCGCGAGAAGCGCAAGCAGCGCCTGCTGTCAGAGCATGATGCGGTGCGGGAAGAGTTCGACGTGGTGAAGCGGATTGACCCGGACAAGTCCGACTACGCCAACCACGCGTCCGTGCTGGATGACCACAAGCAGGGCAAATACTTCACGCGCGGTCGTGAGATGTTCTCGCGCGCGTTTGAAGCCTGGGTGCAGGACAAGCTGGAAGCGGACCAAGGCGGGCAGCGCCGGAACACCTATCTGGTGGACAGCACCAAGGGTGTGCAGTTCACCAACCACCACATGCCGGACGGTTCCTCCGCGCAGCCGTACCCCCAGGGTGAGGAGCGCACGCGCATTGGCGCGGCGTTTGAGAACCTGTTCGCCGCCCTCCGGAACACGGGCGCCCTGGCCAAGGCCATGCGCGCCATGCAGTTCACCATCATGCCGGACGCCACGCTCCGGAAGAACGGCCTGTTGAATGACCCCGCGTCCCAAGCTGCTGGTGTTTCGTCTGCCGTGGGCGGCGTTGTGGTGGAGTCTGACCGCGGCCCTGGGAGGGGTCCCGGCGCTTCCATGCAAACGGCTTCAACCCCAGGTTCCCATGACCGTCCCATCGGGAGCCCCACCGACGTAGCCGGCGTGCGGGAGTTCCTGCTCACCGGACAGCCGCGGACGTCCATCATCCGGCGTGACCCGCACGTCTATGAGTTCGACGCGGACAACATTGACTGGGTGCGGCCCATCAATCTGGAAGAGGGCGTGATGGCCACCAGCCATGACAGCCTGCAAGCCATTGAGCGGGACAACGTGGAACGCCAGACGCTGCAAACCACCCTGGTGCCACGCAACACGGTGAACCCGGGCTGGGCCTGGGATTCCGGAAAGTATCCGGACGCCAATGAGCAGGACCCGGTGCAGACCGGGAAGCCGGAGCCCACCGCGCGGCCCCAGGCCCCAAAGAAGAAGCCCACCAGCAGGTATTGACGTACACTCAGGACCCAATGCGCTACCCTCAGTCGTTTGTGGAGTCTGGTTTGGTTGCTGTGCTCACCTTGGGCACACGGCGCGTCATGGTTGACGTTGCTGACTTGCCGGTGGTCACCCACCAGCGGTGGTGCGTGGATTCCACGGGCTACGCTGCGGCCGGGTTGCGGCTGGGTACGCGGTACTTGGGGTCATTCACGACGCTGGATGAGGCTGCCGCGGTAGCAGACGCCGCGCGGCAGGGGTGGTGCCTATGAGGTGCCCGCATTGTCGCAACCGCCTGTTGCAGAAGTCCGGAACCTCCACCCGCCTGCGTGTCAAAGGCGCGGTGGAGTTCGGCGCGGACGGCACCGCCAAGGCCCAGTGCTACTGGTGCAACCAGCGCGTGGACCTGCCCGTGCGGTTGGAGAAGTCCGCGGTGGATGAGGAGACGTTCCTGCTGACGCAAAAGGCAGGTGCTTGACGGTTTTCCGGAAGATCCGCTACAACGTGAGGGATTCAGTAGGCCCGTTTGGGACTGCAAAGGTCCGGTAGGGGCAAAGCAAGCGAAGAGGCACCGCGCTGCAAAGCGTGGCCACCCTCCTAGCGGCTTTGCCCCTTTTCCGTTTTGGAGCGTGTGATGTCTGAGAGGCCGTTCCAGTTCTATGCCCCGCTCACCTTCTTTGAGAAGGGTGACGCGCCTGCCGGCCAGAAGCGCCGGATTGCCGGCATCATCTCCACGGAACTGCGTGACAAGCAGGGGGAGGTGCTGGTGCAGAAGGGCCTGGACTTTGGCCCCTTCCTGAAGACGGGATGGTTCAACGACAACCATTCCAAGCGCACCACGGACGTGCTGGGCTACCCCCAGGACGTGAAGCAGTTCCGGAAGGGTGCGGCCCTTCCGGATGGCAGCACCGCGCCGGCCAACCTGACCTGGGCGGAAGGCTACCTGTTGGAGACTCCGGAAGCGGACAAGGTGTGGTCCCTTGCCCAGGCCCTGCAAAAGGCCGGCGGGGACCGGCGCCTGGGCTACTCCGTGGAGGGCGGCATTGTGGAGCGCGCCGGCGCGGACCAAAAGACCGTGGTCAAGGCCGTCGTCCGGAACGTGGCCATCACCAACTGCCCAGTGGGTGAGCACACGCGCTTGGAGGCCCTGGCAAAGAGCCTGGAAGCGGCCCAGGAAGATGTGGACCGCGCGGAGAAGGGCCTGTCCATGGGCGCCCCCACGCCCGGCGTGAACCCGTCCGCGGCCGGCCCCACCACCGGCGAGGGCGCCGGCAAGGTGCTCACGCCCGCCCACCTTGAGTCCGAAGAGGACGAGGAAGCGGCGGAGAAGAAGAAACCCCTCACCAAGTCTTCCGCGGTGGAGGCCATCCAGAACCGGCTGGCCTGTAACCGCACAACCGCGGAGAGAGCGTTCGCCGCCCTCTTCCAACCAAGGAGCAACACCATGACCGGTATCAACCAGACCGAGTTGGAAAAGGGCCTGCGCCGCTTGGAGGCGTCCGCAAAGGCGCCCCAGGCCCGCGCAGCGGACCTGTTCAACAAGGCGCAGGACGGAAGCATCACTCCGGAAGAGCGGGAAGAACTCATCAAGTCCGTGTCCACGGACCTGGGCCAGCGCGCCACCAACGCCCTGGCGGAATCGGACACCATCAAGAAGTCCCTGGACGTCTCGGACTACCTGCGTGAGCAGCACCTGGGCGTTGTGACGGGCCTGGAAACCCTGGCCGGCCACATTGAGAAGAGCGAAGCACGGGACCAAGAGTTCCGGATTGCGCTGGCCTCCACCCTGTTCCAGATGGGTGAACTGGTGAAGTCCCAGGTGGCCAGGGCGGACACCGCGGAAGCCATGCTGAAGTCCGTCACGGAGCGCCTGGGCATCATCGCCGCCCAGCCCGCCCGCGGACCCAAGTCCGTGGCCGGCGCGCAGCACGCCGCGGCCAACAGCCAGGGGATGAACAAGTCCTTTGCCGGCCAGCCCGCGGAAGGGGACCGCCTCTCCAAGGGCCAGATCAATGAGGCCCTGACGGAGATGCTGATGAAGGGCACGGACACGGTTGGGGGTGAGTCCCTCGTCCTGGCCGCAGCCAAGTACGAGTCCCTGAACGAGATCAGCCCGGACCTGTTCAAGGCCGTGGTGGACCACGTTCGCAGCGGGAAGACCAAGGCGGCCTGAAAGCCCGCCAAAACCAAACAGGCCGCCGGGATGACCCGGTGGAACGAACCCACAAGGAGATTCACAAATGCAGAACGTCAGTTGGCAGGACTACGCGGGCCTGGACGGCTTTGGCGGCGGGGCATTCGGCCCGGCCGAACTTGAAGCCATCAACAAGGCCCTCACCGTTGGGCAGGACATCAACAACCCGGGCGCCGCGCCCGGCCAGGGATTCCCGCTCCGCGTGGAAAGCCTGGAAGCAACGCTGAAGAACCTCACCTTCCAGATGAGCCACATCCGGCTCTGGAAGGCCATCCCCAAGATTCCCGCCGCCAACACGGTGGAAGAGTTCAACGAGATCAGCAGCTACGGCGTGTCTGATCAGGGGTTCGTGGCAGAAGGCGCGCTCCCCAATGAGGATGACTCGACCTACGCGCGCCGCTACGCGGTCATCAAGTACCTGGGAACCACGCGGAAAGTCTCACACGTGGCCACCATGGTGCGCAGCGCCACGGGCAACATCATCGCCAATGAGACGGTGAACGGCACCATGCTGCTGCTCCGCATGGTGGAGTCCGCCCTCTTCTACGGCGACAGCGCCCTGTCGGACCTGCAATTTGACGGCTTCAGCAAGATGATTGCCAGCCGCTCCCCGGCGTCCAACGTGGTGGACCTCCGCGGCCAGCCCCTGGACGAGGACGTGTTGCAGGACATCAGCCTCATCCTGTCCGACGCGCCCAACTACGGCGTCCCCACGCACATGCACATGAACCCGCGCGTCAAGGCGGACTTGGTGAAGAGCATCTTCCCCAAGGGCCGCTATGACGTCTTCAACAAGCCCGATTCAGGCATGATTGGACTTGACTCGAAGGGCTACGTGAGCCCCGCCGGTGACGTTGTGTTTGAGCCCAACACGTTCATCACCGACGGTGGCAGCCCCACCGCGGCGGCCGTGGGTGATGCGTCCAAGATCCCCGGCTCCCCCACCATCTCCACCGCGGCCACCAGCCCCGTGGATGCGCTGTCCAAGTTCGGCGCCGACGACGCGGGCAGCTACTGGTACTACATCGTGGCGCACAATGACTACGGGCACAGCGCGCCCGTGGCCGTCTCCGGCGCTGCCATCGCCATTGCGGCGGGTGACAAGATGACGTTTGGCGTGACCCCCGCCGCGGCCGGCGTGAAGTGGTTCCAACTGTACCGCACCAAGATGGGCGTGGCGGCTCCGGCACTGAGTGACTACCGCTTGATTGCCAAGATCCCCAACGCGGCCGGCGCGGGCGCCACCACGGTGAACGACTACAACGGCGTGCTGCCGTTCTGCACGGAAGCGTTCCTCTTCCAGCAGAACGTCCAGGCCCTGTCATTCAAGCAACTCTGCCCCATGATCAAGATCCCGCTGGCGACGACGGACGCCAACATCCGCTGGATGCAGTTTTTGTATGGAACTCCGACGCTGTACGCGCCCGGAAAGGTGCTCAAGGTCATCAACATCGGCCGTGCGGCCGGCAGCATCAGCTACTGACCTGAGCCGTGCTGCCCCGCCTGAAACGGGGTGAAGCCGCAGGGTGGTGGGCAAGGGCGGGTCCTCAAGCCTCCGGGCGGGACCCGCCCTTTGTCTTTTCCGGAACCGCGGCTATGTTCCGGAACCCAACCACCGGAGGCCACCATGAAGTTCCAGTGCCGCATCGAACAACGCACCGCCATCCACCTCAACGGACGCCTGCTCCCCCTGGACCAACAGGGATGCCTGGAAACGGAGGACCCGGAGGACATCCGGAAGTTGAAGGGCTCCACGGAGTGGACCACCGCCATTGCCCAGCGCGCGCTCCCTCCCAGCACCCAGGCACCGGTGCCGGCCATCAAGGGCGCTGGCCTGTTCCTCGACGCGTACAACGCGGACGGGGACTTCCGCGGGAAGGTGGACGCCCTCCGGAGCCCCATCACGCGCGCGTCGTTCCTGGCCAGCCACGGATTCAAGTTCACGGAGGAGGAACTGACCGCGGAGATTGCCAAGCGCGCCCCGCCGGTTCCGGAACCCGACGCGGAGCCGGCCCAGGCCGCCCCGCTCCCCTCCACGGAACCGCCCAGCAAGAAGCGCAAAGGCATCGCGCGCTGATAGCCAACCAGTCCCGGGCCTTTGTATGATGCCCGGAACGCAACCCCCTGAGGAGCAGTCCCATGGCAACCCTTTCCAAGATGTCTTCCACCATCCCCCAGGCCCGTGATCAGGGGATTCCCTTCTTTGCTGGCGCCAATCAGGCCGGCGTCTCCGTCCAGGGCGCCCAGGTCACCCAGGTGGGCGCCACGCCGTTTGCCACCACGTTTGCGGCCATGGGCCTCAAGGACATGGCGGACACCAGCTACGTGGTCATGATCGGCGGCGACAAGCAGGCCGTGGCCAGCGTGACCCAGGTCAGCAAGACCACCACGGGCTTCTCCATTGTGGGCGGCGCCGCGGCGGACGTGCATGACGTGATGGTGGTGGGACGCATGGCCGGGCAGGTCAAGAAGAACGGCACCCGCTGAAGTTCCGGAAGCACTGGCACTGCAACACCCCCAAGCCTTGAGGTGATGTGATGGCGTTCCAACCACGTGGTGGTTTCCCGTCCGTGATGCGCGTGAGCGCGCCGGCGCCTGCCATTCCCACCGCCGCAACGGACGCGGAGGTGCTGGCAGCGCACCACCGGTTCCCCCAGCCCACGGTCCACGTGCGCGTGAAGACGGCCACCGCGGCCGTCAATGTGTTCTTCACGGAGGCGGACTTCCGGAAGGGTGCGAACTTCGCCCAGGTGTCCATCACGGCCGGGGACGTCCTGTCTGAAGCCATGGAACTGCGGGAAGTGTGGCTGGCCGGCTCCGGCGGGACCGCCGCCGTGGAACTCTTTGCCATCCTGAAGGGGTGAGCGGTGGCCGTCTGAAGCACCTGTGCTGTACGCTCTGGACGTGCGTTCCCTCCTCCTACTCCTCGCCGGCCAGACCACCGCCCCGGACATGCTGACGGCCACGGCCAACGCCCTGGAAAGGGGCGGCCTCTACGCCGTGGTGTCAATCCTGCTGGGCGCGGTGGGCACGCTCTTTTGGCTCAAGGAGAAGGAGCGGGAGAAGCTGCACGCCGAGTTCCAGACGTTGCAGAACGGCTTCCAAAAGGAACTGCTGCGCCTCATTGAAGCCCAGACGGCAGTCATCACCCGGCAGGCCATCTTGACGGAGAAGGTGGAATCCTTGCTCATCCGGGTCACCACGCGCCTTGAACGAAAAGAGGACTGACCATGGCACCCACCACACTCCCCGCGGTTCCCAACGCCATCAAGGACCCAAGCAACCTTGGCAACGTGCTGTTGGACATGGGGGTGGTGTCGCGGGACCGGCTGAAAGACGCGGTGCTCCACCAGATGGCCGATTCCGGAAACACGCACCTGGGGCAGGTGCTGGTGTCCATGGGTGCCATCACGCACGTGGACCTTGAGGCCGCACTCACCATGCAAGAGTGCCTGCGCAAGGGGGACATCCTGGGCGCGCGGATGGTCATGCTGGACTTCCAGACGCGGCGCATTGACCGGAGCGTGACCCGCTCCACCGCGGTGGTGGAGGCCGGCATGAACGCCCTGGACCGCCGCTGTGGCGTCTGTCCCCTGGGCCTTCCGGAATGCCTGGGCTGCCCTGAGCACGCCCGCTAGCAGGCCAGCGCGGACGCGTGGTACGTTTCTGGCCCAGGCAGCAACACCCCCTTTTGCGGAGGAAAGACCATGGACAAGGCTTCTGTTGGAGACGCATGCAACGCCGGAATCATCACCCGCCCGACCATGGATGAGATCCTGAAGGTCAGTGGCTACTTCGAGTTCCAGTGCTTTGGCCCGGACGGCAAGCTGAAGTGGGAAGACGACATCCGGAACGTCGTCACCACGCTGGGCAAGAACGATATTTTGGACAAGTATTTGGGCATCACGTCCGTGGCCGGCATCTTCATGGGGCTCATCTCCAACACGTCCTACGCCGCCGGCGTGCTGGCCGCGGACACCATGGCCAGCCACACCGGGTGGACGGAAGCAGCCACCAACCAGCCCACCTACTCACAGGCCACGCGCCCGGCCGTCACGTTTGGCGCCGCGGCCCTGGGCGTGAAGCTGTCCAACACGGTGGTGTTCAGCATCACCGCCGGCTCCGCCAGCATCTGCAAGGGGTCCTTCATCACCACGGACTCCGCCAAGGCCGGCACCGCCGGCCTGCTGGTTGCCGGTGGCACGTTCACCGCGGGTGACAAGACCGTCTCCAACGGTGACACGCTGAACGGCACGTACCAGTTGACGCTCACCTGAGAGGTGGCGGGTGGCTTACGTCCTCGCAGACCGCATCAAGGAAACGTCCACCACGACTGGCACCGGCGCGTATGCCCTCGCCGGTGCCGTGGCGAACTTCCGCGCCTTTTCGGCAAAGTGCGCGAACGGGGACACGGTTCCGTACTTTGCGGTGGACGACACGTTGGGAAGCTGGGAGTGCGGGATCGGGACATGGAACACCGGCAACACCCTGTCCCGCACCCTGGTAGTCGATAGCGCAACCGGGTCCGCCATAAGCTGGGCGGCGGGAACGCGCACCATCTTCCTGGCCCCCCTCGCATCCAAGAACATGAATCAGGACGCGACGGGCTACGTCTTCACGCCCTATCTGGCGGCGGGGACGGACAATCCCTCCGTCATCCCGCCGGGAACCATCGCTCAATTCGCCCGCGACCTGTCGGGGCGCACCCTTCCCGCGTGGGTTCCCGAGCACCTTGGCTCTGTAACGCCCACGGGCCGCATCCAGTCCCCCCAGCCCAACCTGTGGAGCAACAACTACCTGCTATACCGGCCCGCCGGAGGCACCATCGGGACGGGTTCCGGCGCGGGACTCGGACGCGCATGGACGTCAGGCGGGACAGTCACGCACCCTACGCCCTCCAACGGCAACGTGTGGCTGACTACTGCAAGAACGCGCTTTGCCAACATCGTCACAACGACGAACCAGACACTGGGCATCCGCATGAACACGGCGGCGGACCAGATGTTCCAACTGGGGAGCGCGTCCAACCTGGGGGGGTTCTTCTTCTTCTGCCGCTTCGGGATCGGCCTCATCCCTGCCGCCACGGTGCGCCTGTTCGTGGGTTTGACAGCGACAGCCACGGGCAGCGTGGTGAGCAGTGACACCGTGCTGGCTAACACCGTGGGTCTTTGGCACGCCACCACTGACGGGATCACGGTCCTGTCCATGGTGCAGAAAAACGCGACGACGCAGACGATCACTGCCATCCCTGGCGTGGGCACCCTGGCCGCCAACTCGGCGTTCGACTTCTATATGTACGCGCAGCCTGGGCAGTCCTCGCTGTTCTACCGTCTGGACGACATCAACGCAGGGACCACCATCGTGGACTCCGCCCTGGGAGGGACCAACCTCCCCGTCCTGACAACCTTCATGCAGCCGCAGGCCATGATGAGTAATGGGACCGCCAATATCACGGTGACCACAACGGCTTTTGAACTCATGTCCCTCTACGTGGAAAGTGATTGGTGAGCCATGGCGCTCCAACGCACCTTGACGTCAGCAAGCGGCATTGACCTCCCGGCCAGCTACCACCGCATCCTCTCGTTTTCGGGGACTGCTGACGTGGGGGTTGACGTCGTGGTGGGCGTCTACAAAGACTTTCCGGCGCGTCAGGCGGGCTTGGCTCCCGTCTACACGGAGAAGCACACGGTGCCCTACGACACGCAGGCCACCGGCACCATCGTGGGGAACCTGTACGTGGCGCTGCGGGAGCTTCCAGAATACGCGGACGCCACCGACGCGTAAGAGGTGAGCGGTGTTTGGGTTCGGCGCATTCGGGCAGCTTGCGTTCGGTGAGCTTCCGGCTGCTGCCGGGCCTGCGACCTATTCCGTCTCCGTCCAAGACTCCCTGGCCACCAGCGATGCCCTGGACGGGGCGGCTGTCATTCCCGCGCCGCGCGCGGACAGTGCGGCAACGTCGGAAGTCCTGGGCGGCGGCCTGTCCGTCGCCGCGGCTACTACGGACAGCTTGGCCACGGGGGACACGCCTGCCGCGCTGCTGACGGCAGGCGGCGCGCGTGCTGACTCCGCGGCAACGGGTGAAGTCTACGGGGTCCTGCTCACCGCCGGCGGGGCGTTGACGGACTCCCTGGCCACCGGGGAGGCCATCACCGGTGCGGCCGTCACCGCCGGCGCCACGGTGGACAGCCTTGCCACCAGTGATGCCCTTGGCGGCGCCGCGGTCACCTCCGCAACGCGTGCGGACTCCCTGGCCACGGGTGAGGTGCTTGGGGCGCTGCTCACCGCGGCCGGCGCCACGCAGGACAGCGCGTCCACCAGTGATGCCCTTGGCGGCGCCGCGGTCACCACCGGCCCCACCACGGACAGCCTGACCTCGGGTGACACCCCTGCCGCATCCATCGCGGCGGCTGGCGCACGTGCGGACTCCCTGACCACCGCGGAAGACTACGGGGTCACCACCGTGGGCGGTGCCCCGTCCTCCACCACGGACTCCCTGGCGACAGGTGACACGCCGGCGGCGTCCATCCTGGCGGCCGGTTCCGGAACTGATTCGATCACCACGGGGGACACGCCCGCGGCCACCATTGTGGCAGCCGGGGCCACCACGGACAGCCTGACCACCGGTGACACCCCCGCGGCCCTGCTGACGGCCGGCGGAGCGGCCCAGGACAGCCTGACCACCGGGGATGCGGCCACCGCCACCCTGGTAGCGGCCGGCGTGGCCCAGGACAGCCTGGGAACCACGGACGTCCAGGGCGGTGTGGTTGTCACGGCGGCCCAGGAAGCGGACTCCCTGGCGACCACGGACTCCCTGGGCGGCGCTGTGACGGCCCCAGGGGCCACTGCGGACTCCCTGACCACCGGTGACGTGGAAGCCGCGGTGCTCACCGCCGCGGGCGCGGCAGCGGACTCCCTGGCCACCACGGAAGCGCGGGGCAGCATCCTTGTGGCTGGCGGGTCCGCGCAGGACAGCGCCACCACGGGGGATGTCTACGGGGTCCTGCTGACGGCCGGCGGAGCGGCCCAGGACAGCCTGGGGGCGTCCGACGCGTTTGGGGGCGTGGTTGTCACGGCCGCCCAGGTTGCGGACAGCCTGACCACCACCAGCGCCCAGGATGCCACGGTGACCGTGGCGGGCATGAGCGCCACCGCGGACTCCCTGACCACTGGGGACGTCTACGGGGCTGCGGTTGTCACGGCCGCGTCCGCCACGGACTCCCTGGCCACGGCCGAGTCCATTGGAGGGGCGGTTGTCACCGCGGCCACGCGGGCGGACAGCGCCACCACCGGTGACGCCACCACCGGGACCATTCTGGCTGGCGGCGCGCGGGCGGACAGCCTGACCACGGGGGACACGCCCGCGGCCGTCCTGACCGCGGCCGGTTCCGGAACTGACAGCCTGACCGCCGGCGATGCAGCCGGCGGAGCCGTGGTCACCACCGCCGCCCGGGCGGACTCTGCGGTCACGGGTGATGCCACCACCGGTGTGACGTCCGCGGCGGGGGACCGCACGGACTCCGCGGTCCTGGGCGATTCCGGAACCGCTGCTGTTGTGGCCGCCGGTTCCGGAACTGACAGCCTGACCGCCGGCGATGCAGCCGGTGGTGCGGCGGTGATGTCCGCGCCTGCTGGGGACTCCCTGACCTTGGGGGATGCCACCACCGTGGTGCTGGCCGCGGCGGGCGCTGGGGCAGACTCCCTGACCACCACGGACGCGTTTGTGGCGGACGTGGTGGAGGCCACGCAGTCCGTCACGGACAGCCTGACCTGCACGGACGGCTTTGACGCCTACGTGGTGACCGCGGCCCAGGTGGCGGACAGCCTGACCGTCACGGACGCCCGCACCTGGGTGAGTGGGACCGAGGACGTTGCGGACACCATGTCCGTCACGGATGGGACAGACGCCACCGTGTCCTACGCGGTGGCCACCGCGGACTCCCTGGCGGTGGGGGACCTGACCTGGGAAGCTGGTGCCATCACGTGGTGTGCCGTGGCCATGCCGGTGAGCCACCGCCCCACGGCCCCTCCCCAGCGCGTGAGCCACGCCCCCGACCCGCCCCCCC